CAATAATGTGCCCACCGAGGCCATGAGCCGCATCGGCACACTCAATGATTGCACTGAGTTGAGGATACCCAACACCAGTTTGTATACGAGTAGTACATACACTCCCAGGACCAATACCAACTTTAACGATATCTGCTCCACGTAAAATTAACTCCTGTGTCATGTCTGCGGTAACAACGTTACCTGCAATAATAGTGCAATGGGGAAACGTTTCTCTAACTTTTTGAACATAGTCACCAAAGCGTTCTTGGTAACCGTTAGCAACATCAATGCAAACAAAATGTATTTCAGGATATGCATTTATAGTTTGACGTAATTTTAAAAAATCATTATCACTAGTTCCTGTGCTGACAGCAAAATAATTACCGCCAATATCTTCTACAGTTGTGTCAAAATATTCTATGTTGATATTTTTTACTAAACAGGTAAACATTCTATGCCTGTATAGTGCGTGAGCCATATCAAGTGTACCAACACCGTCCATATTGGATGCCATAATTGGAACGCCAGTCCACTCTGTTTTACTATGTCGAAATTTATAGGTACGATTTAAGTCTACTTCTTTACGACTAGAAAGTGTACTGCGTTTAGGACGAATAAGTACGTCTTTAAAATCTAATTTAATTTCGTCTTCAATTCTCATTGTTCCCACCATGCTTCATACGGGAATTCAATCCATACGTCGTTTTCAGCTTTGTTTACTTCCATACCAACAAAGTCCATACCTATTCTACATTTACTAGATAGGTTATCGACAAGGACTGCAAATTTTACATTATTATTCCAAACATGTTCCCAATCAGGATCATCAGGTAAACAACTTGCTGGCCAGTCATTCATAATCCAATTAAAGGTAGCACCGGTATCGTTAATATCGTCAACCACAAGAATATTTTTGTAACTGGGCGGCTCGGGCATTTCTAATAGACTCGATGCGGCCTCTAATACTGCACCGATGTCGTTTTCATCGTCAACATGAATTTCTTGTTTAGGATAGCCAAATGCGTCTTCAGCCATACCGCAGTCACTAACACATTCGCCGCCGTCACGCAGACTAACTTGCAAAGGTTTCATAGGAACATTTAGGTAATGGCTAATCATGACAGCAGGCACTAACCCTCCACGGCTAATACCTACAACATAGTCTGGTCTCCAGCCACTATTACCAATATCTCTACAAAGTTTAGCAACTAACTTTTTTAAGTCTCGATCTTTAAGGATTAGCTTGTTCATCGTGGTGCAAATTCCTGTTGCATTTTAATATTGTCAAAGAATTCTTTCTTTGTTCCTATATCGTCTTTAAAAGCACCTTTGAGTACAGTAGTTTGTGTAAGACTACTATGTGCCATAATACCACGATTCTCACAACATCCGTGAGTGGCTTGGATATACACGCCTAAGTCTTTTGCGCCTGTGGCTTTTTCGATTTCCCTAGCAATGTCATTGCAAAGTTCCTCCTGGAGAGTACCACGTCGGGCGCACCACTGTGCGATGCGGGTGTACTTGCTGAGACCGATAAGTTTCTGCGCGGCAATAATACCAATATAAGCAACGCCAACAACGGGTTGGTGATGATGGCTACACATACTGCGAAGCTCGCTGCGAACAACCAGCATACCAGAATAGCGGTCCTCCGAATCATTTGGAAATGCTGTTGCGTCTGGTGCTGGGTCATATCTTCCTGCCATTATTTCGTTAAAGTACATTTTAGCAAGGCGACGGGCTGTGCCTTTACTATTAGGATCGTTTTCACGATCAATCAGCAACCGATCAAGCACCAGTTCAAATGCTGGTGTAGCTTCGTCGATAAGTTTTTCTATGTCGCCTTCGTACAAGTAGTCACTGATGTTATCACCTGCCCAAAAGCGTTTGCCTTCGCGTCGCATCTTAAAACGAATGTGATCTCCTAAGTATGCTTCTGAATATCCACCGTCGCCTGCCATTGCGTCTAGTGCTGTTTCTTTTTTATTGGTCATTGTTTCTCCTATCCGTAACATTATACAGATGTATTTAGGTCCTGGTCAAGTTTTTAACTCTTTTTCGGCATTCTTCTTTAACTTCTTTCGGAATATCAGGATGCCATTCTGCCATTCCGCAATCATAAATTCTAACTTTTTCCTCGGGCATAGGTATTGACGCCAATAAAATTACCCAACCAATCGAAGCAACAATGGCACCTATAATGTATTTCACAATCTCTCGCTTAACAGGATCCTGCATAATTGTTCGTCTTTTTTAGTTTTAAAATGAAACTCCATGAAATCTTCAAACGGGTGATATATAAATCTATCACCAGGCAAACCAAATACTTCAAGTACCATAGCGCAAGTTTCATTCCACCAAAATGTTCCTTGATTGTGCCAATCTACTCTGACACAGTAACTAAACTTGTTTACGGTAATTACCTTTTTCGGGGATAACGTGTCTAACTCCTCCTCTTGGATCATCCATATCTCCTTTACGTCGTGGAATCATGTGTATATGTGGATACATTACAGTTTGCCCTGCCGACTCTCCAACATTTTGACCAATATTAAATCCGTCCCACCGTCCTGACTCTACACCTTCGTAACCAAATTTATATGCGGCTTTAAAACATGGCCACAAACAACCTGGTTCTAAAGTTGTTGGTACAAATAACAAATGCCCCTCCGTTACCGGATAGGCATCTCGAAAAACCCAATAGTCGTTGCTTCGGAATTCAATTTCTTTCCACGGTGCTACTCCGTTATCTAGTGCGTTTATTAGATCGTTCTTCATCTTTCATTACCTTAATTTCGTCTTGTAAATAGGCCTTATATTCGGATAATACTTCTAATTTACGACCAGAATTTTCTCCGCCTTCGAGTAAAAGTTTTTTAATATCATCTTCCACTCGTTTAATTTTGTCTTCAAGATCCTGAATAGTAATTTCTTCGCTCATACGGTTAATCCATATGCAAGGGCTTGCAGTTCTTCTTTAGTCATATTAAAACTATATGTGCTAGTATCTGAAACTTCTCCTTTATCATTAAGGCTTTCTTGAATCAGATCAATAGCAAATAGTCCTTTGGGATTGATACTTTCCCATTTTTCCATACGCAAGCGAAAGCCATCGCTTTCTTTAATAATCATTTCTTTTGCTGTACTAGCAACATCAGGGTGTAAGTTTCTCATTGTAGGTTCCTTTTGTGGTCTTCGTTGTTGAAAAAATTGTCAAGTTTTTCTAAAACTTCATCTGACAGTTCTTCGATGTCATCTTCGCTAAGTGGTCGGCTTCGAGCTTCGAGCTCTTCTGGAGTAAGTTCAGTAAACATAGTTGTAATTTCTTTGACGAACTCATCTAGTTCTTCTTGACTACCTTCGAAGTTATCGAAACATCCGGGTACAAATTCAATTTTAAGAGGTTTCTTTTCATCAGTCATTTTATTCGCCTTTTAATGATTCCCACATACGAGCCTTGCTTAATTCTTTAATGTATTCATCGTACATTTTTTTAAGTTTAGGATGCTTAGCCTCTAGTTTAACATCTCTTTCGGGAATTTGCAAGACCTGTTCAATTGTGTTTAACCGTTCTTCTAAGTCTCGACCGTTTATAACCACGTTTCCTTTGACTTCGAGAGAAGCATTTTTTTCCAGGATAACTTTTTCTTCACCGTGCGGAATTGTCAAAATAGCATTTTGATTTGAACTAACAAAGTTTGTACTAGAGTTAACCCAACTTGTACCATTTGTTCCGCTTGCGGTCAGGAACTGCCCGGCAGTTCCGGAATAGTTAATTTTGTAATTTGGCGGATTTCCGGTATTCAAAGTATTTGCCATTTTCCATCCATTTGTTCTTTACGAGAAATCCCCATTCTCGTTTGTGCGGCCCAGGCATAAACAATGTCCAACATTCGATACCTTCGGCTAGTTCTATTCTATGATAGCTGTTAGCAGAGCAAGTGCGAAAATGACCCGGGCCTCTCCAATGACACATCTCAGCAATTTTCCCCCCGTTTTTATCAAATACAGGAACCCACTCGTAATACCCGCCTTTAAGTATTAGTGTAGCATATGGCCAAGGATGATCATGAACATCGTCGGGGTCAGATTTTAAAAACTTGTGTAAAAACACGTTAAATGGAAACCATGACCTGTCTTTAAGAAAAACATAGTATCTTTCCAAATAAGGTTCATTTTCGAGTCTGTCCATAATAACACGTTTACGTCCGCGTCGTTCCATAAATTCAAAGAACTTATTTTTTAGTGTTTGGATTATCATAATCGTCCTTCACAAGATAATACGTAGTTTTAAATTTTTCAAATGCAATTTTAAGACCTGGATATACTTCACACATTTTTTGTACTCGACTCCAATCAGGAAAATGATGTTTCCATTCGGAGTTCATAATGCTCTCCAAATTAGATATATCAAATGTGCTTATAGTTGCAGTTCCACTAGTAGTAGAGATAGTAGCATATCCACCAGCTCCGCCAATAGTTGAAATACCACTTGTACCAACAGCACCAATTGAATAAACAGGAGAACTGGTTAGACCGGTAATTGTTATTGTGTCTGACGCAGATAGTCCACTACTCAAATTGATAGAACTAAAATCTATAGTATCAGCAGATGATCCTATAGTAATAGTATCAATTTGCGATTGTGTTAAGTAACCCGGTTGCTGAGAAAAAGTGCTCATGTAAAGACTCCGTTTGTTGTTTAAGCTGTGGAAGTCTCGATTCGTAATAGTCCATATGACTCATTATTGCTCTGCATAAATCAGGTCTATAAACATTATAAGCATCCCAGCTTTCTGTCCATTTGCTTTGATATTTAAAAATATTAAAATACATCTCTGTGTAACTGAGTCTATCAGGAACCATAGGAATAGCGTCTACTACTGCGCCTTCGTAACAACTAATGCCTAAAGTTTCTTGTAGGTTGGCAGAAAAAACTAACTTGGCCTCGCCTAACAACGTGTGATATTCATGTTTTGTTAATTTTTGATCCTGACACACTACAAATTCATATTGTGGTAAGTGTGTAGCTAAGTCTCGAAAGATCTCAACTTGCTTCTCTGGAGCGATCCTATGAGGGAAAAGGATCAAGTCACGTTTCTTCATGCCTTTATATGGTGCCAATGTATCTAGCATATATTCCATTGGCCAGCCTGTGCGTACAATTTTACCATCTTTTATATATGAAAGTTTTGCTGTTTCAAAATCTATACCTAATAGATTATGACAAAACATTTCAATATGAAAGTCTGTGGCAAAATAGTTATGGTCGATAGCATGAAAGAAACTTTTTTCAGCATAACGTACCCACGGAGCGTTGCCAATAAGGCGTCCTAAAAAGTCTTGAGGATCATAGCTACCAGCATGCCATAGTGCGTGAATAGTTACAGGTATCTGTAACAGTTCACTCATATATTTTAAGTTTATGATACCAGGATGCCAAGCATCAGTAAACAAAAAATGATCGCCAGGCTTAACTGCTCCGGATGTAAATAAGCGACTAAATTCCTCAACTTGACGAGACTTGTATATATTAGTCCCGCCAAAATTGAGAAAGGCACCAGGAGTAGTGGCACTAGGAATATCTTCAGGACCAGAGATAACTTGAATCTCATGTCCTGCCCTTTTAAAAATTTTGGGTACATGTTCTTTCCATTGTGCAGTATATCGAGTTTCAACTGCTTCTAAGTCTACAACATAAACGGTCATTGTACATACGACCTATTATTACCGCTACGGTTATATTCCCCACGAGGCTTACGTGTATTATCCCAAGCCTTCTTTGGCTTTAGACTTTTTTCGTAGTTGCGCCATACCCAACTTGCTCTGTTATAAAGATCAGCTTCGTTAAACGGAGCCATTTCCATGCAACAAAAGTTGCGGAATGATTCCAAATCGTCAAAGATTTTGACAATATCCGGACGTTCACTGAAATAAGAAATTTCTTTATAATTTTTAGCCATTATAGCTTTCCTTTTTAATACTTAATAAATGAACCATTTTCTCCGTCTTCGGAGACCTCAATCCAAACTTCACGGTCTGGATACCTTGCATGAATCTGAGCGTATAAATCATCACTCATCATCTCGCAACTTTTATAATCTAACGACAATACACCTTCGTTGCTAGAATACAGTTTTTCGAGCCATCGCTTGAATTGTATAAATTCCACATCTCGGTCATTGTGGGTAACACTAAGATAAACCCTAAAATGAAAGATATGGCGATGAGGATGGCCCAAGAACGAAACGTCATATTCGTCTCCAGTAGCTAAGTTGGGGTCAGTTAATGCCGCTGGGTATTTGTGAATACCTTCCTTACGAAATGTGACCCAAATCATTTTGTTAGGACGGATGTCTTGCTTAATAATCATGTTGGAGTATCCTGTGTATATTGATCCCAATAAGTGTATTTGTCTTTACTCATCAGGCTTGGAAGATGATGTGTCCAAACACCGGGATTGGTAGCACCCCAAGTGCGGTCATCGATTTTAAGTGTTGCATTGTAATTGTAAAGTTTAATGTAAGGCAACTTTACACTAATCATAGGAATAAATCTATCATGCTCGGTCCATCCATCTTCATGGATTTCTTCGGCATATTTTACATCAAAGTCTAACGTAACCCAATAGCCGGCTTTAAGACAACCCATAATGCGGTCGTCCCAAGTTTTCCATTCTTCATAAGTGCTAGGATTAAAACTTTGGCTAGTACCAAAATAAATTTGTTTGATTCGTTTAGACTCGTCTAGCATGGACTGTGTTTCATCTGCCTTACGCAGAATTTCTTCTAGAGGAGGAGTACCTACTACAAATAATGTGTACATTCCATAGGCAATCGTGTGTTCTACTTCGTAGCCTGTGAAGTATACAATACCTTGCCGTTCTTCTGTATTCAATCCCATTTGATATAACCTCTGCTGTAGCCTTCTGGACGATCTGCACCATCCGCAAATGCTTGTTGCCAATTTGTATCACGATTGTAGCTTCTTGTCCAGAAAGAATCAACCTCTAGATAACCGTTTTCAATCCAATGTTTGGCAAAGTGCATACAATTAATAAATTCGGGATGTCTTGGACTTGGAAAAACCATAGTGCAGGCTTTCCAAAGTAGTTTTGAAAAATCTGTAGTTACAGTTTTTTGAGCACCAAAAATTACTAACGCATTTTCTCTCAAAATATCTTTATCAAAAACATCTGTTTTATTACTTAAATCGATAACAACATCGTAGTTTGCCTCAGTTTTTTCTTGTAATATATCTCCCCAGAGGTCTTTATTATTAGATCCTACAACATCTACTTGATAAAAATAACCGTTGAGTCGCATAGTATGATACGCAACCCATGCTAAAAAACCACTACCTAAGATTAACATACGAGAATGTACACCTTGACGTTCTTCAATAAGTCGTTGCGTCTGGTTTATAAGGTTAATGCCGCATGCTACTGGTTCAAGTATGTATTTAGGAGTTGCTTCTGGTACTACAACAAATTCGTTTTTACGGACATTATAGTAATCTGCATAAGCAGGTTCTCCTCTGGTAGCAACAAAATCTCCAATTTTAACATCTTTTGTATTGCTTCCGACCTGGACTACTTGACCGAGGCCCTCGTGACCTTGCATATAGATAGGCAATGGACCAAAGGTTCCTTGCATCATATCGATATCGCTACGGCATACTCCAGTCATAATGGATTTAACAACAATTTCGTCGGGTGTATGTTCAGGTTTTTCCCAACCACCTTCACTAAAGGTGCCTGTACCAGTAGTCATTAAAATTCTTGTACGCATAATTTTCCTAATTGTTTATGTATCCATAAATCTTGCTCGTATTGGTTAATCCAAAATTCGTTGTTATTTAGGTTTTTAACAGCAGTCTCGATCATTTTTTTATAAGCCGATTCGGGGCACAAACCTAATGTATGTTTTATTGCGCTACTATCTGAACTAAAGCTAATATAAACATCATCGGATTTATCGTCTTTCCAATTAGCACTTAGAATCCATTTTGTAGTTCCGCTGTAGTATTCTAATTCTGCAAAGTCGTCAACATTGTATGTTCCGTTAGGATTTATATTTCCATAATCGGTGCTACTAATGTCTTTTAGTTTATGTCGCTGTATTGCTGAAGCAAATATTCGCGTTCCTGTTTTGTAATTTGTTAAGCAGGTATAGTAACTTAGCATATGAGGCATTAGATCTCTACTAACTCCTCCGAATGCTAATTCTCGTGTAGTGAACCAACTACCGGGGTGGGGAATACGATTTTTATTATTCCATATAACATGTACACGTTTACTACTGTCTGCTAGTCTTTGAAATTCTGCTATTTCGGGTCTATATTGATTATTCTTAACCATCATAAATCGTGTATTAGGATAATCTTCTACAAGACATTGCCAGCATTTAGCATCGACTACGCCTGGTTTTTCAACTAGTACAATTTTACATTTATTAGCAATAGTACGAGCAATTAACTCGTGTGTATAGTTAGGAGTACAAATCACTGCAATGTCGTAATTGTCAGTAATTTCGTCTGCTGATCGAAACGTTGCATTTTTTTCAACACTAGGATCGACAGTATCGATATCAAATCCTAAACTTTTAAAAACACTTTGGTATAGATTGCCTATACCCATGCCTATGATAAGACTACGCATTTTTGTTTTCTTTTGATTGTTCGTATTGTTTAAATAATCTTGTTACCGGTTCCATGCGTTCAGCAAAGATGTCTGGACTGGCTTCGGCAGCACGTTGCATATCCCATTCACTAGGATAGTGTCTAAGACACCACCTAGCATTGTCTTTAACGGACTTAGGTATGCGAGGAGTAGTAAGAAGCTCTTCAAGAAACTTCTTAGTTTGTACTACTGCTCGATACCGTTCGTCAGGTAGCGTCATGACCCAATTCCAATTCATCTAGTTTATCAATTTCGTCTTCGGTAAACTCACCGTCGTCATTGGATTGTACAGTCTCTGTCTCTACTTCGTCAAAGAATTCGAAATACTTAGTACTCGAGTTGACAGTTTTCTTACCAATTGCACCTCGTGTACCAGGAATAGCCATCCAAAAACGACTAAAGTCCTCGATGATTTCGTCACTTTCTGCTTTACTGCTGGTAGCAAAAATAGCTTCAACTACATCTTTAAAGTAAACTCTATTGATGTTTTCTTGTACTAGCATATTTGGACACAACCCAGCATCATACTGACGGTTAGCTTCTTGTACGCTATTCAAATGTTGCCAAACATTATGGCCCATCATAATAGCATAACTAAAACTATCCCATGAAGTTTTACCTTCTTTGCCAATCTTATTTAGATCACCGGGGTTATAAATGCAAATGTCCTTGACTGGAACACCATCCATAACAGGACTAGTAGTAAAAGACTTAAAGTGACCATCTTGTACTACTGCATCTTGGAAGAGTCTTGTGTCTTGGGCATACTTTTTGTCATCAATAGACGGCAACATGCGGTAGAGCCATTTTTGCCTATCTGCGATTTCTGTCTGGACGTAGATTTGTCCGTTTGCAGTTGCGAGGAACGGTGAGGCGCAGTCAAAAGAGATGGTAAAGTTTTCATTATGATATTTCCTTACAGCACGTTGAATGTCTGTGAGCAATAATGCCCACTCCAGTTTACTAGTTCCTAGAAAGTGCATCCAATCTTGTTTGCCTTTTTCTAGGAGACCATCATGACGAAGTGCAACAATACGTTTTAATGTAAGATGCACATCGCACATGTTCTGACCACCCATAGCCCAACCATTAAAATGGTTGCTATACTGCTTAGGGTCGCAATACTGTTTCATACGTTGATACCAGTCTTCGGCATCAGTATGATTTTCACCTTGTAAAACATTTAAGAACTTGCAATTACCGTTGCGATTTTTAATAAAGTAATCATTATTAATATAAGTTCCTTGCACCGCTTCTGCGTAAGTGCTAATACCAGTAGCTTTTTGACCAGCAGGACTACGAGCAACCCACGCAGGAATATCAAGAATCATGCCGTAGTCCATTAGACTATCCATCCAGGTTAATACCTGAGCACGTTTTTTAGCAGCCTTAGGACAATTAGGATCTTTCCAATCACCTTCCCATTTGCCTTTACCGATTTGAAATCCACCAGAGTCGCCTAACACCCAACTTGTTCCGCGATTACGTTTACGGAACATGTCTTCACTATCGTCTTGTTTGTTAAGATCTAAATTAGCATGTCCTGCACTATATAAACAATGGTCATAGTAGAATAGACCTTTATCAGGATCTAAAAAATTTAGACTCTCTACTCCGTTAGTAAAAGTTTTAGGCACACGGTTAGGATCTACGTAATTTCCATAACGCTGTTTTCCGATAAATGTGCTATAAAAACCGGAAACAGCCGGAAGAAAATATGCGTAGTCGTTTTGTGCGGCTGTTAAATTACGATTCATTATTAGATTTTTTCTTTAAATAAAAGCTACCTACAAATATAGCTAACATTGTAGCTAAAGTCACTATTGTTGGTACAATTAGAGGAAGATTTTTACTCATAAAGTAAAAATAATTTACTGCGTTCATAGCCAAAACAGTCCATAGCATTGTTTTCTTGTTGACCCATCCTAGTAAAATATTACCAAAAGGTGCAAAGAACAATACTACAGGTGCTGCCGCCAGCCACATATGATAAACTTCTGGTTGTACAGCATCGAGTACTAGTCCTCTATAGGCAATTCCAAAAACAGTGACAACAGCCATTAAAACAATACTAATATCAGTACTGATTTTTTCCTTCATACCGTAGTAACATGTAAGTGCAATATAAATTAACATATCGGATCCTGTACCAAACATAGCACTAGCACATCCTCCAATAAACGACCAAACACTAAAACTAAGTAGTCGTTCTTTACTATCAATATCTACCCGATCTTCGTTACCGTTGCCGCGTGTGAACAAGTATGCTAAAATAAACGATAGTGCCAAGCTAACAAATAACATTTGAGTTACCTTGAAAGCAACTAAATGATATATGCTAGACATAAAAATAAATCCAGCAAAATTGACTAGTGCATAAAATGGAACCCATTTAAAAGTTGATAGGCTATGACCTTTCCTGGTTAAAATCCAAATAGCTGCTGATACCATGCCAATACTTTGAATAGCTAGGCTAAAGTCTCTAGCAGCCATTGGGGTAATTTTAAAATATAAACTTAGTATTGGAAAAGCAACTGCTCCACCGCCTTCGGGAGTAAATCCTGCAATAGCAGATCCGAAAATCATCATTATTGCGTAGAGCCAGTGTGTATCATATAATGCAAAGCCCGGCCCAGTTAAAATTAAGTATAACCAAGTGATCAATACTGCGCTTGCCCATATAGGCCAAATTAGTTGTTTAATCATTCTTGAGACCCCATTTAATTTTTAACCATAGCCTTTCATGAATGTAGTAATCGATACTTAAAAGAATATGTAATGCGGTTGCAAATCCTGTTGCATTGCCGATATCTCCCGTGAACAAATATGTCCACAGGATCGTAAATAACCATGCGGTTATTCTATATGTTACCATACGGGTAACAGTTCTCTTTTTAGTTTCTATCATTTGCTCTGTGCAGGTAAAATGTAATCGTACTCTGCAAGTCCGCTATCGACAGTAATCATCATAGCACCTGCATCGGCAATCTTAATGGTCTTATCACCCGCTAAGTTAAGAATACTCATAACTTGAACAACAGGCCATGCCCATGCTTGCTTTAGTTTACCAGTAACGCCTGCTTGGAAAACAAACTCGCCTGCGTGTGTGCTTGCATCGCCAAAGCTGAATACCAAATTACCGTTGTCTGTTTTAACTTGAAAAACGGGTTCTTCGCTATGTGCGTTTGCTTGGAATTTTAGTTTTTGAATACTAGTAACTGTGGGTTCAAATTCAATGTTCCAGGTAGCACCTTTAAACTTAACTGATTTAAGTTTTTCATTAATAATTTCTGTACTCATAAAACGATAATCGTTTTCAAAGTCGCCTGCTTCATTTTCAAAGTGAAGTCCTGTTGGAATATCTTCACCGTTGCGGTTAGCAATACTTACACTAATCTTAGCTTTTTCTTTGTACTCTGGACATTTCAAATGAATGTCTAGTTTATTTAGGTTTGGCATACCAAAGACACCTTCAAATTCTTGAACTGGTGTTTTAGTTTTAGCACTAATAATAACACTACGGTCCTCTGCCATAGACTCGATTAGTGTTTCTTTATCGTCAGCTGTGATTTTTACCAACGGAATAAATCCTAGTGCATGAGTGTGTGCTACTAGGTCTTGTAAAATGTCTTTCATATGAATCTCCATGTTTAATGATTATATTTAGGTTTTTGACAAAAGTCAACGTATTTTATTATTGTATTCAACCGATTCTTTTAAAATAGTAAGCGGTTTATTTAGGCCATAACTGTATTTTATAAATGCAGTTGTATCTTTAGGGAAACAATGTCCACCCCATCCTCGTTCACCGTCTGGTCCAGGAACCATAGTATGGTCTGTACCAATGCGAGTATCATGGCCTAAAATTTGTCGTACGACATTAAAATCTGCGCCATTTGTTTCGCACATGTCGTAAATTTGATTAAAGAAGCTAGTTTTAACTGCTAAGAAACTGTTAGCAGTATATTTGATAATACTAGCTTCTAAATTTGTACAACCAAAGTAAAGTCTGCATTTAGGCAATGCTGGTGTAAAGAGGTCTTGCCAGAAACATTCAGGATCTTCCCCACCGATAATCATAAACGTTTGATTGGCAAAATCTTGCTCTGCTGTTCTTGCTCTTAGAAATTCTGGACTGTAAACAATGCTATGGTCGGGATATTTGCTATCTAATTCAGAAACAACATCTGGACTAACTGTACTTTTAATTAATACAGGTATATGAATAGGGCATTGATCTAAAATGTTAGTGACTTGACTAGCATCGCATTGCCCATCAGCAGTACTTGGTGTTCCGACACAAATAATAATACCGTCTGCATCTATGTGATTTGTAATGGTATTAGTATTAAATTTAGGATCGACAATTTCTATAGAATAGTGTTTTTTAAGATTGTTGGCAACTGCCTTACCAACAAATCCGTAACCGGCGATGATAATTTTCATAGTTCAAATAAACTGTTAAATGTGTTCTTTTCTTCTGTGCTACTAATATTCCAGTTTAGGACACCAATAAGGTTTTCTAATTTCTTATCGATAATAGTAGCTTCCATTTCGTCATGAGCAAATGGCAAGTCTTTGAACCATTGCGGTAAACGTAACTCGTCCACAGGATAAGCAACACTAGTAAACTCTAATGGATTAGGTTTAAGTTTACAAACAATAACCTTAGCACCGTCAGTAATATTCATACTATACTTGTCACTGAACATGCGCTTTAATGTATTCCAGTTAATACTAGCACGAACATGACCAGGCATGTTAGCTTTGCCTTGTTTCTTTTCCTTGCTTTCGTAATCGGTAATATTGTTGGCACGTTTAGGCGAACCTTTCTCCCAACCTGGTCTTGCTTTAAATGCAATGCGGAACTCGCTAATGTAATCTAACACTTCTTGTTCTGTAGCACCAGTTAGTACCATTTCTAAAACTTTACTTAAAAAGTCTTGGATAAATTCTGGAGTATCGCTACGCTTAAGATCTAAGCCCATAGCTTTAATCTTACCGGGTTTGCCGTCTATGTCTGTACGCTTACCTTCTTTATCGTAATAAAGAACTGCATAACGCTTTTTAGTAATAAACAACGATTTACTGCCAACAATTTCACGCCCAGCTTTAATAACTTCTCCACGTGTCTTTGGACAATGGAAAGCGTCAAGCATAAATTGAGGGAACGTTTCATTCACGTCGCTACCAATTTGATCATACAGTTGAATAACAGTTTCCTTATTCCACGGAATAAGACCTTTATCAATATCTTTTTGCAAAGTTTTATATGCACTAAAATAACAACTGTCAGTGTCGCCGTAGATAATTGCTTTACCTACATGGTTATACTCGCCGCAAACGATTTCATTAACTTTGGAAGCCATGTGCTTTGCAATCTGACGCCCAGTAAGAGTTGTAGATTGGCCGATACGTTTATCAAAAAAGCGACAGCCAGGATTAAGAATAGCCCCATAGAGGGAGTTGAGGTTAATTTTTTTGACAAGCTGTCGTTTGTCCCAGTATTCTTCTTCGATTTTATTTCCAGCATTTATAGCCTCCTTTAGTTTGGCCTGCATCTCTTTACGTTCTGCATACCAACGTTTTAGTAGCCCTGGAATAATACCTTCCTTTTCATAAGTGAAGATTGTGCCATTTGCTGAAAGCATCCAGGGTTGATTGCTTTCAAAAATTAATCTATATGCTTCGGCGGCACTGAGCGCATCACTAGATCCATCTTCCCAGTCGATAGTAATGTTGGTACCGATTTCTTCGTTCATTACAGCTTCGTACTCAAGACTGCCAAATTTGCCTTCCCAAGCAGCCGCAAAACTTTTACCTTTAGCAATTTGTTCTTGAATGTACTCTTCGGTCATTGTTTGGCGTAACTGACCAACAATAGTTTCTGGGCCCATGTTTAGCGCACGAATGGCACTAGGATAAAGACTGTTAATATCTAATGAACCGACCCAATCGTGAATACCTTCTTTAGGATAAGCGACATACGCACCGGCAGCGCCTTCGTTATCCTCACGTTCACTCATTTTAGTTCTATTAGGAACAACAAAACCTCGCCGATGACTTTCGTTAATAATAGCCTGCTCTGTTACAGCCACGGCACCCATTGTTGTCTGTAGCAGTACAGTATTTTCATGTGCCAGTGTATTGGCAAGATCCAAGAACTTTAATTTTTTATCAAGTCTGTCCAATAGCGCACAGTCTTGACGGTTGTATTCGATGAACGTTTTGAAGTCATTGTTGTAGAGTTGATCCAATGTACCTTCGTATTGCGTTTTGCGTTCACCAAGTTCGTATTCCGCGATAGCATCCAGTCGATAGGAGTGGCGTTCTTCATATGTGTACTTTCTGTAAAGTTCTAAACTATCTAAATGAACACGACCAATAAAGTCGTATGTTGTAGCAGTACGACCAAATTTTTCGTATTCGCGCTTTTTAGGAAACTGATTAAACAAACAAAAACGTCTTGTATCTTCTTTGCTCAATACTTTTGTAACACGATTAACAGTATAGGGAATATCAAAGCCTTCGCTGTTCCAACCTGTTAAAATATCTGCATCTTCTATCAGTGTTAGAAATGTGTTTAACAAATCGCCTTCGTTGTCAAACAACATTGTATTAGGAAATTCTTCAACTTGTTTTTTAGCTTCTTCCATAGACATCTTTTTTGGCGGAATAGCCAAGCAGACCATAGTGTCTAGCCATTGTAGGTGAACAGCGATGGCAGTGATTGGCATAAAAGCATCATCCGGTGACGCATAACCACGTTCTGGATCGAAGTCCACCTCAATATCAAAAAATGCTACATTTAATTTGGGAGCATCTTGGTTGAGATAATTTTCACTTAGACAAACGAAGATTGGATTAATGTCAGTTTCGTAAAGTGTCTTGCTACTGTTAATAGCCATTTCTTTACGAAGTTCTTTTGTGTTCTTACAAACAATACGGCTAACAGGATCTCCGTAAATCGAAGTATGTTTGCCCTTAGCATCTTTGTAATATAAGGTGTGTTTGACAGGAATGTCTCGAAATTCCCTCTCACCTTTTTTATTGCGTTCGACAATTTTGATGATATCATTATCGCGGTCGAACCACGCATCTACGTAACTCATATTTTCTCCTATGCAATTTACGGCTTGCAAATACCAATTTGTTCATTTATGGCTGAACAAACCTTATTGTACAATATTTATTATAATTAATCAACCTAGAACCCATGATATGGCCTGCCGCCTTCGGGCCATACTTGTTCTGGTGGCCAAAATTCTAAACCATATTGATTACGATATTTAGGTACTGTATAAGCATCCTTTAAAAATAAGCAATAATCGTTGCCATCTTTTTTGATTGTTTCTAATTGTTCGATCCACAAAGATTGTTCTATAGGAACAGCACCTAAATTTAATTTTGGGCGTAAAAAATTATTGAGCCAGTTTACATACTGTTTAGGACTAGGATGCATTTCTCTATAAAGTTTACCCGGAGATTTAGCATCATTGAAATACCAATCTAATTCTGGAAAACGATTGGTATAAGTTGCAATTGGTTCAATCCAAAAATCTTTGTGATCTTCCCATATAGTTTTGTAATAGTTTGCAAACTGTGGAATTGCATCTCTAATATCTATTGGCTGGTTGTCCGGGAATACATCGCTACTAAGTTTACACCAATCACCGATGCTAGTCATATACCAAGTACAACCGCTAGATTTTAACAGTTCTTGTACAAGGATAACAGCATTTAAACAATGCATAATGTATCCAGGTTCATGGAAAAAAACCTTAATCCAATCATCAGTGAACACATCTCTATTAGCTGGGTAAAACATATTCCCAGACGTTTTCCAGCCTATTGCACTTGGACGTTTAGCACAAGTTGGGTTGTAGTAGTCGTGTCTTAAATGTGTAGTCCATTGAACTATAATTACATCATCTTTAGTAAAATGATATTTACTATGACACTCTGCTACACGTTCGGCAATACCACGACACCCTATACCAGTAACACCCCAATTTTCAAATTGTTCAAATTCTAAACCGAGGAAGTCTGCCCACGTTGGATAAAATTCAGTTGCAGTATAACTACAACCAAATGTAAACAATCTTGCCATTAGATATGTTTTGTAATATCCAAGATAGCTTCGATTTCTTCCCAGTCTTCATTGTAGGCTTTCCAATCACCTTTGTGTGCAATCTTAATTGCTTTATTGATTACGCTGGGTTTGACTTGTAGTTCTTCGGCTACTGCTTTGACGGTGTCTTTAAGACCTTCTTGTAAGTCTTCGATTTCGCGCAGAACAGTCGAGCCTTCTGCAATCAATCTCTCTAGCTTTGCCTTTTCTTCCGGCCCGTATGAACGTCCACTCATAAAAATGACTCCTAAGTTAAAAACTAATTGTATATTAGTTATCCTTAGGAGTCAAGTGTTAGGAAGTTTTATTTTCCAGTTGGTGGTTCACCAAATGCACCGTATTGTGTTGCTGTAGGAGCAAACTCATCTGCCGCAAGAACTAACCCAGTTCCTTTTGGTTTGGTATTCTCGATAGCATCGATTGTGTCTTGTGCATCTTGTAAAGTAGCTATCACTGGTTCTTCTTCGATGTCGTGGAGTTCTCCCATCAATACTTTAATTTGTTTGATTAATTCTGCTTGCTCGGATGTTGGAGCAGCAGGAGAACTTGCTGGTTCAGTTTTTGCTGGTTCAGTTTTTGCTGGTTCAGTTTTTGCTGGTTCAGTTTTTGCTGGTTCAGTGGTAGTAGTCGCTGGCTGTGCAGATTGACCACCAGTGCTGCCAGGAGCTGTTGGTTCAGCAGCCGGAGTTTCAGATCCACCACTTAATCCTAAACCAGCGGCTGTTCCAAGCCCTGCACCTGCTACCGCAGTTTTAACTGGATTTTTTTGCGCTACTCGAGCAATTTTTGCTCCTGCAAGTGTCGGGCCGCTGCCTGATTTTAATGCATCTCGGTATGCTGCTGGACTTCTAGGAGAAGCTACGCCTTTGAAGAAATCACGAACACCCCGTGCAGCACCAACTCCTTTGGCAGCAAGTTTATCCCAGAAACCTTCGTCTAATATGACTTCTTTATCCCAGACACTTTCCCAGATAACTTGTTTAGTTAACTCATCGGTAATTTCTACACCTTCAATATTGTATAAATTTCCGTCCCAGTCCAGTAAGTACTCGTCTTCTAATGTTTTTTCAATTTTAGACTTGGCTTCAATTAATTCTAAACGATTTCTAAAACTTGTTATTGATCCTACAACCGATTCCTTAGTTGGTTGTGCTCCGGAAGGAATCGCTCCATTTGGCCCAAATAATTCGCCTCTTCCGGCTTTATAGTCTCTTGCTTGATTAGCAGCCAATGCTGCCCAGGATACACCTGGAACCCATCCTAATCCGGCACCAAGACCAGCAATTGCAGCTCCGACCTTGTCACCTTCTTTCCAGCGACTGTAAGCATCAGCGGCATCTGCTGCCATACCTACACCAGGGATAACTCGCGCCGCAATTTTCTTTCCTAATGTTTTACCTGCCTTAGCAGCCGCAGTACCGGCAACTTTTTCTGCATTAGATACACCAGCAGCTTTAGCAACATTGTCTACCGCAGTTGGAGCTGTTGTGGGTGCAGCTGGTGCAGCTGGTGCTACATTTGCAGCTCGTTGTTGAGCTATTTTATCTCCCACTGTGCCAAAGTTAGTCAACGGTGTTCCAGGAGCCTTTGCAGTTTGTGCCATGGCCCTTTTGCGAATTAAATCTTCGGCTGAGTCGTTAAACCCTTCTAATGTATAGCCAAAACTTTCAATTAGCTCACGTGCAATGCTTTCTCGTCTGATATCTTGCAGAGAAAAATTACTTGCAGAATCTCCCATAGTGGCTTTTAGTTTTGCTATCAGGTCTCTTAATTTAGCTAATCTTTCTTTAATAAATGCATCACTGGAATTTCTAGCAGATACTCTTGCACTATCACCTTTGACTTTGTTGAATTCTTGACCAGCTTTGCCGCCAGTTAATAAATCTGTTAGTCCAGCAGGCCCCTCAGCATTGCGAGGTACTAGGCCTAGTTTTTGTAATGGTTCCCAATCAGAAGGTGTTGGCGGCGCAATCTGAGGTTTTTCTCCAGTTTCTCCATCCATACGCTTGCTGGCAGCAACAACATATTCTCCCTTACTATTAAACAAACCAGGAAGTCCGTGCTGATCAGCAAGTTTAGAAAGTGCTATATCTCCAGCCGTTTTAGGATCCCATGTTGTAAATCCAGTCCAGCCGCCTTTAGCTTTATCAGCGGCTGCTTTATCAGCGGCTGTTTTTTCGACAGTTGCAACTTGTTGCAATGTTAATGCTTGCTCGTTTACTATTCTAGATTCAATAGATTCGAGTTTTGAAATTAATGATCTTATGTCCATTATTTTTTAGCCTTCTTTTTCTTTGCGATAGCAATCGCTGCTTGTTGAGCTGCATTGGCTGCTTCGTTAGTTGGGACACAATTAGGAACAGTACGACCGTTCTTTTTCTTTGTTCCTACTGGCTTGTAACCTTTCCAGCAAGGGTTACTATTTTTTAAAGTTTTCTTTGCTTCGTCTAATGCATCAACTAGTGCGTCAACATCGGCAAGCTCATAAAAAGGTTTTTTATGTTTTTCTTTACCTTGCTTTTGATCTTTCTTTTTATCTTTGTGGGCGCCTGCACCAGTTTGCGGACGTAGAGGGCCTTGACGAGGTTTTTGTGTAACTGGAACTTTAACAGCATTTTTGTCTTCGTCGATTTTCGGAGCCGGATAATACATACCGTCTTTGCCTAGTTCAACGCTTACTGCTCCTAGCCCTCTTATTCCAATTGCCGCCGCTGGAATCTGAATGATTTCGCCGGTACCTGGGCCTTGTGCAGTTCTCCCTGCAAATTTATAAATTTTTCCATCGATATCAATAGTGTAAGGTTCAGGACCGTTTTTAAATCTTGGATCAAATCGTTTACTTAATGGAACTGTTGCCGGTGCAGGTTCTGGACTAGGTTGTGCTCCAGACGCCCTCATCTGATCAGCAAAACTTGGAGTTCTTGTTCCGTCAGGGTTAAAAGTTACACGTTCGCTTATATTTTTCTTCAAAACACTTTCAGCAATACGTTGACCGTATTGTCTTATTAATTGTTTACGTTCAGTTTGTTTAGATTGGAATTCATCTTCGACAACTGCTACATAAGTTTTGAAAACGCTTACTTCCTCTAATTTTTCTTTTTTAGGTTGTTGATAGTGTTTCATAGCCATTTGTACCGGTAAACTTACTTTATGAGGATTGGTACCTTCATTTAAATTAGCAACTTGTTTCATTGCACGATCGTAGGTTGCTTCTTTGCCTTTATTGCCCATGGCATACAAATCTTTTTGTGATATAGGATCGTCACCGGCGGCATGTGCGCTAGGAGTCCAAGACTTGCCTGTAATACCTTTTTCTCGTTCCATACCTAACTTACCCAGACCCATGTTATAAGCGGCTTTCATGCTGACTTCTTTCCCGGACTTGTCTTTAGTTTGACTAATGCTCATAGGGCCTGCGCCGTAGTTCTGTGTTACATTTCCAGTTACGTGATCTGTTTCTTGACTTAAACCGCCAAAGTTTGGAGTAGTCTGTTTTATTAGTTTTCCGTCGGCACTAAAAAGGCTGACTCCAGTACCGTCAGTTATTGAATAAGTTCCATCGGGATTAGTTGTTTTTCGAGTACCATCCCCTAAATCAACAGTATTTTCCACTACCGATTGATTAATATCAGATTCACTGACTATCCGAAGAAATTTGGCCATAGAGGAAGCACCTTCTACAGGCTTTGTTGAAGCACCGTCAAAGGCCTGTAGAATTTTCTTCATATCCATGTTTTTATCCTAATAGTCTTTGTGTTAGTTCTTTGATGCGAAGAACTTCTGCAGATTCTGCTAGGCTTTCTTTCATAGCAGGATTTGTTGGACCAGGTGTGTTGGGACTCCACTCTTTACCTTTGTTAGGACCCGAAGTTACTTTAGGGTAACGTCCTGTCTTAGGATCTTTCTTTGGAGGAGCAGTTGCGCCGTCTGGGTTTTGAGGTATTGATTCTTGAACGCTAGAAGGTTCAGGTTGATTCCAATCACCTCCATGCTTTGCACCAGATTGGCCTTTGAATGGTTCTATTTTAGGTTTAGGTTCGCCAGTACCTGCATCTGCTTGGCTCATGCCTTTTTTCTTGCCAAGAATTTTGCCAATTGGCCCTGACGACGAAGCTACTTTAGCTGGTAGAAAAGTTTCTTTTACTTTCTTTTCTTTTCCTGTGGCCTTCTTAATTGCAGCATCTTTGTTGTCCATATATTCTTTTGAATCTGGTTCGTCCTTGCCGTCTTTGTCCATGTCGCCCTTGTCTGCTACAGCTTCCTTGACCTTTTTATCGTTCTTGGCAAATGGATTTTTCTTTTTATCAGCAACTGCCTTTTTCATTGGCTCTTTTTTGTTGCCGTCTTTGTCCATATCTAAAAAGTCTGGCTTAGCACCTTCGTCTAATTCTTTATCGTGCTTTTTCTTTTCTTTGTCAGCTTCCTTGTCAGCCTTTTGACTTTGCCAACCTTGAACCTTTGTTGCTTTAACTTTAGCACCGCTAGGTAATTCTACTTCGCGTTCAGACTTCTTAGCCGGTTTACGGTCTTCGCTTTCGTCTAATTCTTTGTCGTGCTTCTTGCGCTCTTTGTCGGCTTCTTTATCGGCAGCAACTGACTTAGATCCTTGTACCCTTGTAGCAGGATGCTTCTTACCACTCTTGTCAGTCCAAGTAGTTTCTTTCTTTTTAGATGCTGGGCGATCTTCAGCTTCTTTTACTGCTTTAGTATCTTGCTTCTCGGCTTGAGCTTTCTTTAGCTCTTTCATTTTTTCTTTAGCTTCCATTAGTTTGTTTCTAATGACTTGCTTTTGTTCTTCAGAATACATTTCTGCATCGTTTAGCTTTTCGCCATACTCGCTGAATTTCATTTCGTATTCTAGATAGTGATAAACACTAGCAACATAGTCAGCGGCTTTAGTAATCTTAGCTTGTACCCAAGCTTCTAGCTGATCTTCGTCTTGAATTTGTTTGAATAGTTTTAAGCTATAATTTGCTAGTTTAAACAAATCAGCTTTAGCCATAGCACCTTCGCGGTCATGGCCTGCGTTTGGTGTAGTAGCTGGATTATCTTGTGGCATCATATCGTGCATGGTAAACTCCGTTATTCTATATTTATCGTCTTTTGACAGCACCAGCACCGAACAGATTGGGCATATCTACTCCGTTTTTAGCTGTACCGTTTGGGTTTTTTGGTTGTACTACTTTAGGCTGTGGAGGGGCTTTTGTGCCACCCGGGCCACCGGGTTTACCTAAATAGCTAGTTTTACCACGAGCTTTTCCTGGGCTGTGGTGCGGATTAACTACTGTGCCAATATTAGCAGTACTAGTTGCGCCAGCAGTAGCATTTTCTGATAAATCGTCTTCTGCACGTTTTGTTAAAAAGATTTTACCCTGTAGTTCTGGCTTATTTTTAATAATAGCTAATGCATAGCTGTTGGCACCTCTTTTCCAGTCAAAAGATTTAGGTTGTCCTTTAACTTTAAAGATTTTTCCATTGATTTTTAAATACCAAGGACCACGATCTTTATCAATTTGTTGTTGACGGAAATTACGTTCAAAATTAGGATCGTCTTCGTGTCCTAACTCATGCTCCATTTCGCGTCGCTTAAAGTCACGACGTTCCCAGTCCATTTGTCTCTGTTCGTCGCGTTCTTGGTCCAAGGGGTTATAGTAACTGCTTCTACGACCCCAGCTTTCGTCTAAATCTGTAATTTTCATATTTTCTTCTCCCCTGTCATGTAGGGCAAACTAAACCATAATTTAAACCATTCGGGAGTGCCAGGTTTAATATTATTTTCTCTTTCAATTCTTAAGTTCTCACTACCTGTAACACTTATATTCATTCCTCGCATTTCATGAATTCTTGCATCAGCGCCTAGACCTGCAAGATGCTGTATTGCTTTTATTTCATGAATAGGATCGTCTGGTGCTAGATAACAGTCATCACCGCTGTCCTGATTTATGTGCTCTGTAGTAACTCTGTATTGTTTCATTTTACTTCATCGTTGCTCTTAGCATCCAACTATGTTTTTTATGTGCATCTTGACGACCTGCTAAAAAGTCGGCTAATCCGTGGTCCCCGTTTTGTTCAGCCATATCAAATGTAATACGGAAAATATTAGCCATCTTTTCGCTATCGGCATATAATTCGGCTAACATTTGTTCAGCTGGTAACATCTCTGTTTCGTCTTTAAGTGTAGATAGCATACTAAAACGTTGAAAACTTCCAGGTGTATAAGTGCCTGCTTTGCGAATATTTTCTGCAAAGTCGTCGATGATATCATAAACTTCTTCGTAAATTTTTCCAAAAAGTTCGTGGTACTGTGGAAAGTTAGGGCCTTCAACATTCCAATGAAAGAAATGCGCCTTTAGATAAAACGCAAATTCACTAGCAAATGCTGTCTTTAATGCTAAAAAATATTTTTCCTTATCCACTTTTAAACTCCGTATTTGTTTCTTTTAACTTTTGCAACTGGACTAGTTTTATTTACATCAGCCACTTCTTGACTACGATTACCACTCCAGTTTTGTATTGTGCCTGCACCTACTTGTAGTGCAGCTTTTTTAATCATTTCAAATTCTTCGTCAGTATACGCCGAAAGCAAAGGATCTCCGCCAATCCAGTTGTCAGCTTCTATCTTTGTAGGATAATCTGGAGCGCCGGCCAGCGCAATTCCCATACGATAGTTTTTATATGCACTACCAGTACTTTGATTTAGTCCTGGCAATGTGCTAGCATTTTTCATTGCAGCTTTCTTTTCTTTATCAATAGGCTTGGTTCCGCCTTTGCCTACTTTGCCTCCAGAACCTTCTGCTAGACTCTGACTCCTGTACTGTCTGTATGGATTCATAAAATCTTGGCCCCAAGTACCTTCTTTCACTGCCCATGCAAAATCTACAATACGTCCTTGACCACCGCCAATCTCGCCAAATAAATTACTCAGGTTCATCACTTCATCTTTGTCTGCACCTGTTCCTTCTTGTATTAAACTAACAATCCAATCTAAATTATCGTTATCAATAGCTTCTGTATATTTGGCCCAAAGTTTAGGGCTTTGAGCAATACGTTGACCTAATCTACCTAATTTTTTAACCAAGGCAAATTCACGATCTACTGGTTCAGCATCTTCTGCCATGTTTGTTTTTGTATATTCATCATTGGGTTGATCCAACTCTGTAGGTTGTGGTTCTACTACTGATTTCTTTGAAGGTTTGACAGGGGACTTTGTAACCTTTGCAGCCTTCTGCTGATTACGTGCTTGTTGTTTTCTTGCTTTCTCTTCTTCAGCCTGCATATAAGGCAACATAAAGTGTCTAACTAACTTAAAGTAAGGATGCCCAGCAACAACAGTATCGGCGGGAACTCCTGAATATTTTTCAAAGTCCTGGGGATTGTTTTCTTTTACAGCTTTTCTAACAAGGGATGCTTCGCTCTTACGATCGGCCCGTGCCCAAACAACCTTTTTAAATTTATAATATCCATGGGGACCTTCTACACCGTTTTGTTTTTGCAAATAGGGTAAATGTATCTTCATGTCATTTTCATCTGTTACAATGTGTAAAGTTACATTTGCACCAAATTGTTTATAAACCATGACAGCTAAGGTTAGCCAAGATTGCTCGGCAACTAAATGATCTTCAACAGCTGGATACAACGTTTTCATTGCTTCAATTTTAATATCAAACGGTAGCGGATCTTTAGGTCCCTGAGTACTTTCATTAGTACCGACAAACCACTGAGGAAATTTTGATGCAACAGTCCATGCATGCACATGCCCAAAATGCGGAGGATTAAAACGTCCAAAGATAATTGCTACGTCTTTATCACCGACTGCTTCATATGTATTTTCAAATAATTCTCTTAATTTCATGATGGTGTTCGTCCTGGGGCCCAAGTAGTAGGAACAATTTTTATGTTACCGTATTTATGATGCGGCTGTGCGTACCTAACGTAGCCCTCGCTATCGCTGTCCCAAATTTCTGGTTTTCCTTGAGATTTATAAGCAGCATAGACTTCGTCTTTCATATTGCGTATGTCTTTAATTAATTTTAACATACCATCGAACGCACCTGGATGTGCCTTAATCATATTAATAATATGTTGTTGTTTGTTTTTACTGACACCTTTCTTTTCCATCCAGTTTAAAAAAGTATCCCCTGTAATACTATCAAAGCTCTGTTCGTTATTAGCGTGTAAATTGCTCATAGCGTTAAAGAATGGGTAAAATACTCCATTCTTATCAGGATCGGGTAAGCTAGCTATAAATGCATCTATAGTAGGTCCTACGCCTTCTACTTCATTAGAAACATAATCGACCAATTCATCTACTCTGCTGGTGTCTTGTCCGCTGCCTCCACTAGTGTAAATAGGACCTTGCACTATTAATCCAGCTGTTTGATTAAACATACTAAAGTCATCTAATGGCTTCTGTGCTCTATCCGGAGCACCAAATTGGTCAAACATTGCATGTCCGACAACCATTACCTTAGCCTGTGCAATTCGTTGGCCTAAATCGCTTTGTGCATCTACATAGTATCGTGTACTGCTTTTAGGATTAGGTGCAAATGTCCACACACCTTTAGGATAACCATCCATGCGTATTAGTTTTTTGTTTAAGCCGGGGTCAACACCAAACAAACTATCAGCATATAAAAACCCTACAAAGTCTTTAGGTGTTGCTGCATCAAATAAAGGATATAGCGCAGAAAAGTTTTTAGCAAATGCCTGACGTTGTTTCATTTCGTCAGTAGTTTTAGGTTTACCGCTTTGATTTGCAATAAAGTCGTAGACACCTTCTGCACTATCTGACTTAACTCCCCTACTCCACTGATTATGACCTGCTAATATTAGTGGGCCACCTTTAGTTTCTCTGCCCCAATAAACTTGTGGATTACCGTCCCACTTTCCTCTTACAGTAGTTGCTCCAGGCTGTTCTGTTGCTATCTCTTTAAAATGACTTAATGCTTCTAAAGCGCCAGCAGATCCTTTGAAAAATATTAAATGTTCCGGATGATTGAATGCGCGGCCATATTTCTCCATGCTGTCATCAACAGGAGCAGGTTTTGCCTCATAAAACAATTCCCTTAGTCGCACATTTAGTCCTTATATTTGCCGTCGGAAAAATCTTTTTTAAGATCTTCGTACACTTTTTTACAAACTTCTTCTAAAACTGAGTCTTCGAGCTCTTCAGGAAGTTCTCTAATTTTAAATTTCTTTAGATAGCTTTTATAACTTTCTTTAACAGCATGTGTAAAAAGAGAAGGACTAGCTGACTTTTTTGCTTTGAATTTGTCAATGCAGTGGGCAGCTGGTGCATAAAAATGGCGCCTATAAATTTCGTCATCGTCATTCATAAAGAATGCAAGATCTTCTACTAAATCGTAGTTAATAACTTTTTTGTTGCCTTCGTGCCTGACAAATTCGTCGTTTTTATCAGTATTTCTGCTTTCTAATAGTTCTTTAATACGCATATTTTATCTCAAAAGTAAACAGTACAGATTCCTGTACGATATTATATTTATCGAGATTACAATTATAAGAACTTAGTTAGAAGTTTGAATCACACGTTCAATTTTGCTTATGCTGCTTCCTAAGTGCATTTTAGCCATAAGAAGCATGTTATCACCATTGATATAAAAGTAGCAACCACCCCAACTACGAGGACGCTCTAGCATTCTTCGACAACTTTTTGTTAACTTAACTTTGTTATTAGTTGAATCAGCCCAGCTTAAAAACGCATCATGCACTTGATTAGTTTTTCCAATAGTTACTCGATAATCGTAGAACACCTTTGGAAGTATAATCGTATTTGGTGCCAATGCGTTATTTACTGGAGGTATGGAAATATATTTGATTTTATCTTGACTTATTTTTATTAGATAATCGATATCTTTTTTATTATTAGTATAAAAACTAATCAATGGCGTTTCTACCCTAATATCAAAATTTTCAAACTTTTTAAGTGCCTTTTGCAAAGCATACGCATGAATAAAGTCATCTTCGCTTTTTGGCCCAGAAACTTTTATTCTAGGTAGACGACCTGCTTGGAATAATGAATGCTGGCTTTTTATTTTAGTTAAAACAACATCTAAGTTTCTATCCCTAAAAGAATTAGCAAGAGCCGATACCAGTACAGCCTTGTACTGGTATTTCTCCATAAACAACTTTTTAGTCAGTTTCTGTAACATTCTCTTTGCTTTCAATAGATAACAACGGAACCTTTGGCATTTTTGGTTTAGTGATTAGCACAATATTGTTGTCTTCTACAGTAATTGTCAACCATCCACCAGATTTTAAATCACCAAAAAGCATTACCTTGGCCAGCGGTCGTTTAATTTCTTTATCAATAACTCTTGCTAACGGTCTAGCACCCATCTTAGGATCGAATCCTTTTTCAAGTAAAAAGTTAATGGCTTCTTTATCAATTTTAATACGGATAGCTTTTTCTTTTACTTGCTCTCTCAGCTCGTCAATAAACTTACCAACAATCTTTGGCATTACATCTTTAGATAACTTTTTAAATGTAACAACACCGTCTAGTCTATTTCTAAATTCAGGAGCAAAAAATTTCTTTAGTTCTGTATCGCTATATTCTTTTTGTTGGCTACCGAACCCAATAGTATTTTTCTCTGACTCTTGTGCGCCTGCATTAGTGGTTAGAATCAATATCAAGTTACGGCAATCAGCACGTTTACCATTACTACCAGTAATGAATCCATTATCCATCATTTGTAGTAATACTGTGCTAACATCTGGGTGAGATTTTTCAACTTCGTCAAACAATAGAACAGCATTTGGGTTTTCTTGAATTTGAGTAATAAGTTGACCTGCATCATCTTCAAAACCAACATACCCCGGAGGGCTACCAATTAGCTTACTAATACTGTGCTTTTCTTGATATTCACTCATATCAAAACGCAGTAGTTTAACACCTAAGTTTTTAGCAAGTGCCTTTGCTGTTTCGGTCTTACCACAGCCGGTCGGTCCCATGAATACAAAACTACCGATAGGTTTATTTTCGGATTTAAGACCTGCCTGGGCAATTAAAATTTTATCAACAACTTCAGTAAGTGCCAATTCTTGACCAAAGACTTCCTGACCTAAGTTTTCTTGTAGTGATGCAAGATTTTTACTTTCGGTTTCTGCAATTTGTTCTTCTGGCAAGTTAACCATTTTACTAAGTTCGTACTGTATTTCAACTTCGCTAATTGTACGTTCTTCTGCTAATTTAAGGTTAAACCTACTAGCAGCGCAATCAATTAGGTCGATAGCCTTATCAGGTAACTTTTTGTCAGTTTGATATTTCACACTGAGTTTAATAGCTGCCTGTAGTGCATCATCTTTAATTTTAACATTATGAAATTGTTCATAATATTTTTTAAGACCTTTCAATATTTGTAATGTTACTTCTTCAGTCGGCTCGTCAACCGTGATGCGCTGGAACCGGCGCATTAGAGCACGATCCTTTTCGAAGTGTTTTCGATATTCTTCCCAAGTAGTTGAAGCAACAACTTTGATGTTACCTTTACTTAAAGCAGGCTTCATCATGTTGGCAAGGTCGTTGGCACTATTGCCACCGCTACCTGCGCCACTAATCATGTGTGCTTCGTCGATAAACAGTACAGTCTTGCCTTTCTTTTGCAATGCTTTGATGACCATCTTAAATCGTTCTTCAAAGTCTCCACGATATTTACTGCCGGCAAGCATAGCACTAATATCAAGATTAAAGACAGTATAATCTTTAAGAAACTCAGGAACAGCACCTTTGACAATATTGAAGGCAAGTCCTTCTGCTATAGCAGTCTTACCTACACCAGGGTCTCCTACTAAGATTACATTATTTTTATTACGTCTGCCTAATGCAAGAGCAATGTTTTCAAGTTCGTCTACTCGACCGATAACAGGGTCAATCTTGTTTTTCTTAACTTGGTCGTTTAAGTTTGTGGTAAATGCTGTCAAGGCTTTATTGCTATTTCCGTCTTGGTGTTGTTCTTCTTCATTGTCTTCGACACTACTGTTCAAGTAGTCTGCAAATTTATCTTTATCAATTCCGGCCTTTTGAATATAAAAGTATGCCCAGCTACGTTTCTCTCCCATCATTGAAAGGAATACGTCTGTAGGTTCGATACGTTGTCTGCCGTTAAATAATACCTGCGTAAATGCACGATTAAGAATTCGTTCGACGCTTTGTGTTTTTTTAGGCTTAACAACAACATCTTCGATTTTAATTTCGTCGCATTTTGTTTGTAGATAGTCTGCTAAACGTCTACGCATGTCATCTATATCTGCGCCATATCCTTGCACACATTTAGAAAAACTTTCCTCCATGAGCATGGCAAATAATAGATGTTCTATAGTAAGATATTCATGATGTAATTTTTTTGCTGTTTCGATAGCTTTTTCGAAAACTGCTTGCAGATTATCACTTGGTTCAACCATTTTAATTCCTTTTTGTTATTGTAACTAATTTAAATTTTTAAGTCAAGATATTGCTTGGTTAATCTGTCTAAGTTGGTTAATGATATTTGGATCTTTTATTACAGGTGTTCTGATTCTAACAACGCTGACAAATCGACCTCTGCTTCCATTGTGCGGATTTATAAACCCGCTATGATCGGCTGCATATTCTGTTCCCGACTCTACTCCAGGTCGTATATCAATTTCTAATTCTTTGCCAACAATTGTTTTAACTTTTTTACGGCAACCAATCATAGCTTCGATTGGATTAATATCAATTTCAGTATACAAATCATCATTAACCCGTTTGAACACTGGATCGGCCAAAACAACAACCGTAACATTTAAATTACCGCGAGGCAAATTGGGGTGCGAATCGTCACCGAACCCAGGGTATCGAATAGTTTCACCGTGACTTACGCCAGCAGGAACATTGATAGCTACTGTTTGTTGTCTACCACTTGGTAGAGTAAAGTTTGCTTCTAGTTGTTTACCTTGAAAACTATCCAGCAAGGTAATTTGACACTGGATATTAAGGTCTCGATTTCGTCTAGAATGCCTACCAAAAATATCCCCGAACGGAGTATTTGCAAATGGATTATGACCAAACATATCTGCAAAATCTTGGTAATTACCAGAGTGTACATTTACTCGCGGCCCTTGGCCAAATTGTCGTTGGTGATCGTATTCGGCTTTCTTCTGAGAGTCGCTTAATGTATCGTACGCAACACTGATATCTTTGAATTTGGCTTGGTCGCCACCTTTATCCGGGTGATGTTGATTTGCCAATTTTCTATAGGCTCTTTTTATTTCGTCGGGACTAGCATTTTGACCAACCCCTAAAATTTTATAATAATCGTTCATAGTCGTAAAAACAGGTCAAGTAAAAGTGATAATACACTATTTACATTGACCTGTCAACCAGAAAAATTATTTTTTCTCTGGTACTTTTTCGCCTTCTACTTTCTTATGTACTTTGATTTTTTTACAAATTTGTACAGGCTTGCCGTCCTTACCGTTTACAACTTTACCGGCTTTGTCCTTTTTGTCTTCGCAGACTTCTTTCATTTCGCCACCAGCAAATGCTGTACTAGCTACACATAATGCTAAAAGTGCTAATATTTTTTTCATTTTAATTTCCTTAAATTAATGGTTGAGGTTCATCTGGAACCATTTTCTTACCACTAGCAGTTGTGGCTATTGGTGTTGTCCCCCAACTTGGTGCTGGTGCAAAACTCGTGTTTGGTGCTGTCGCTGTCGGACTAGGTATGCCTCCAAAGCCGCCTGCGCCAAAGCCTCCTGGGGTGCTTGGTGCTCCGAAACTTGTCTGAGCTGGTGCCTGGAAACCGCCTGTTGTTGGTCCAGGAGTGCCAAATGCTGTTGGGCTACCTGATCCCATTGGTTGTAAGCCGCCATTGTTTGCGCCTCCTAATTTTTCTTGTGTTCGGCCAAATGCCGCAATGCCTAAAACTGCGCCCATTGCAATATGGAATAATCCAGCACCTTGTAGTGTTAATGGATTCCATTGTGTAATAGGACTATGAGTCATTGTTTGTAATAAACTCCATAAGACTGGAAATATTACCATGTCCATTGTACAGACTAGCATATACATCCAGCCCATCATTGGACGCCACTTACTATTCATCCAATCTTCTTTCTTTTGTTCGCTTGCGCTCTTAACTGCTTCGCTCATTGTTCGCTCCTATATATTTTATAACCCTAACTTTTTCAAAGCATCTTTTGCCATCTTGATGCCTTCTTCTGCCGCTTTAGCATCGGGTCCTGCACTTGCACCTTTGGGTAGCACACCTTCGCAGATCAGTGTGGCTACAATTGGTGCAATACCCGAACTTACAGCAACACCAACACCTGCAGGAGTGCCCCATAGTACTGGATTACTGATTGTAGTGTTAATAGAGTTTGCTAGGCAATTAAACATTAAATTCTTATTAACCTGTCCCTTAACACCGGGAATTAAGAATAAACCTTCATTAATGATGTAAGCAATAGAGCAGCTTAATGCCATAGTCTGTGCTTTAGTAACTTGTTTACCTGCTTGACTTGCAAACCATGCTGCCCATGTCATGCTGGCCGCAGTTGAATTAACTGTGCCTGGATCTGCTGGAGCTGGCTTTGGAGTAAAGTATGCAACAATGCCAATGGTTAATCCTGTGGTCAAACCAATGCGACAAGCATTGGCATCTAACCAAGCATACGCATCTTCAGCGGCCTTTTGTACAGCTTCGGCACCTTCACTATATACATCAACTGCAAACTTACTTCCTTGCTTCCATTCGTCACTGGCAACATTAATGCCTTGCTTGGCCGCCTCTTCAGTTGTCTTTGCTACAGTATTAGCAACACTGACAGTAACGGCTGCTGTATCTTTCGCTAGGCTTTCTGCATAACTGTAAGCATCTGTTGCAGCTTTGCTAGCATCCTTGTAAACATCTGTTGCAGTTTTTTCAATTGCCTTGCCTGCATCGTTGGCAGTTTTTTCAATTGCCTTGCCTGCATCGTTAAACGCCTTACCGATATCTTTTGTGCTAGGCATTTTTGGCGCCTTAACTTTTGGCATTTTAATTCCCATGATTATTTTCCTTTGTTACATGAATAAAAATAGGCCTTGGGCACTTAATAATAACCCTACACCTGCTACTACAAAACTTCCCCAAAACATTGGCATACTAACTGCTAAAATACTTGCAGATAAAACAACAATAGCTAATTGATATGCTGTACTTGCATAGCCAATCCACGGACTAGACTTTTTAGCTTCTTCACGTGCTGCTTCCATTTCTCTTGCCTTGACAGCAATTTCTTTCTTGTCAGCATCCATGCGCTCTTTTTCTGCCATAAACTCTGCTTTTAATTTTGGATCGTTAGTTGTCTTAGCGGCAATTTCGTAGCTAACGCCACGCCCTGCTTTGGCTTGATACTGTGCCCATGTATTATTAGCACCTAGTGTGTTATTAAGAACTGTAGAACTTAACTTGCCACCATACCATGCGTTTACTGCTAGTAACAAAGCAAATACGGAAATAACCATACCTGCTTTGTCTTTTAGCTTTGCTTCACGCTCGCTACGTGAACCTACTGGTGGTTTTGGTGCATCCGGGTCTTTAGGTTCTTTATTAATTAACTTTAAAATTGTATCTACTGCGCTCATTCATCGCTCCTTTAAAATCCGAATATGTTTTTCTTTGGCTCTACTAAGAATTTTTCTGCAATTGCAGCACCTTTTGCTCTTATGTGAGGATCTGGGCTAGTTAGCATTTCGTTTATTAGTGCAGTCTTAGCCATTTTTTCCATTGTTTGATCTTTAGATATAGATTTTTGTACTTCTGGATTCGTGGCACATCCCGACAGTAATAATGCTGAGATAATTATTGCAATTTTCATTTTACGCTTTCGTATATTTTCTTTTGGGCCTCATACCATTCTTGCCAACCTTCTACTTTAGTTGAGCATTCATAATATAGTGTATAGTTATGGACTACTACTTTTAACATTTCTGTTATGGCCACTTTATCGCCTTCGATCTTTCTTAGGTTTTCGCATTTTTCTTTTAGTGCTTGCGGGACTTCTGGAAACTTAGGTTTAACAGGAACCGGTGTTGAACAAGCTACTAAGAACACAGTTAGCAGTATTGTAAGATATTTCATTTCTTACCCTCCGCTGCTTTGTTCATTTCTGTTGCTGTATTATGTAGGTCAATAATTTCTTTTGGAACAGGGCATTGTTCAATGTATTTGACGATTTCTTCTTTTTTAACTACTTCTCTATCAATATATGTGACAATGTCTTTGCCCTTTTCTTTAATTATTTTTGTTTTTTCGACAACACGTTCTTGTATTTCTACATTTTTATTATTGGCCTGCTCTTCGGCTACTTTTAGTTTGGCTTCTAATTCTGCTACTTTTGCCTGCCACTTGGCTTCGTTAGCAACACCGCCTTCCATCCATATGCCCAATAATAAAACTACAAAACCTATTATTTTTAATGGTATGTTATATTGACTAATAAACGGAATTCGTTTGAGGAACCAAGACGCTATCAATGCAATTGCCCCTGTAATGGTCACAACATGCCAGAACCAGTCGGGTAATAAAGACAACATCCACGTAATCTGCCACATTTTAGTGTGCCCCTAAAACATGTAAGGCGTGATTGTAATGTTTAATTCTATCATCTAAGCCTAATGTTCCGCCGTTAATTCGTTTTGTTAGTGTTAGCATATCTCCACTATCTGCCCACTGATTTAAGTTATTAGCTTCCCAGAACCAAGCGGCGCTCTGTACGCAACCCTCAAACGTTGTTAAGTGTTCGCTAGCCTCGTCTAGACTAATTTCTAAACTCTGTGCATAACGTTCGTAGTTGCTCTTACCAGTCAGCTGTATTAGACCACGTCCGCAGAACTTCCAACCATCGCCCGACTCTTCTGGACCGTTTCCCATACGATTAGCATATGCTCTGTTAGCAATACGTTCTGGTTGTTTTTCATATGCTTTAGCAGTAGCCATGTCTGGAAAGTAGCGAGGCCACACACGCATTAGGCTTTCTGCTTTATAATTTAAATTTTCTTTTATTGCACGATAGCCGCCTGACTCGTGTGCAGTTTGTGCTAAGAAAGCAGCTACACGAGGTGTTGTGTTAATATCATAATCTGGTAATATTTGGCAAAGTGCCTCGTACCAGTGATCAGCATAAGGATTTTTACCAATTATTGCTGTAAATTTATCTAACGTAAAATCAAAATCAAATCCTTGTGACATTATTGTTTCCTCTCTAGTGCTACTGCCCAGTTATTTCTTTCAAAGATAAAGGTATCTTTTACTTTTGTGATGTTGTAATTTCCAATGTATTTTGTTAGGAAAAGAATTTCGCTCACATGTTTACTTTCTAACATAATTGGACCTTGAATTTGATTGTAAACAAACTCTTTTGGCCCGCTTTCAATGATATTAAACTTTACAACATCTCCGGCGTTTCTTTTAAAAGTTATAGTTTCGTCGACAACATCTAATTCATCAACAGAACTATTGCTAAAGAAATTACTAAAGTTGTTAAAACTATTCCTGTCTGTTGCAAGTTCGTAATCTTTTTCATTAGTTGGAATATATTTTTCTAAATTTTCTAGTGTAGCCTCTATACTTTTAAAACTTTTAAAATATCGAAATTTTAGTTTATCCATGCCAGTAATTTTTTCAATACCGTCAAGCATTTCTCTAATTTCTTTTGCAATGTGTCGTGTTCTTTCTAATTCGACAAACACTTTGTAAGTTCCGTCATCAGTTTCGCCCGAACTTACATCGGCATCAACCACAAATTCAAAACCCATCTCGATAAAATTTTCTAGATCCTTAGCAGGATCTTCACCTTCAACAGTAAAACTTATAACAGCAATGTCGGCGTCGTTACCTATTTTACTTTTGTAAGAATCAACTTCAAACACTTTTTTAACAAAGTGTCTTAGATCTGCTGCACGGAGACTTTCGTTTAACATTGATAATCCTTATGCTGGTGTAGCAGGAGCTGCTCCGGCTGCTGGTGCGCCTGGAGGAGTTGCTGGAGCCGATGCCACTGGAGCACCAGCCGGCGCGGCAGGTTGACCCGAAACAGGAGGCTTTTTAGTTTCTGTTTCTTCTGCCTTCATCTTAGTCATGTAACCCTTATAGATATCAAATGCTACTTTTTTAGGCATTTGAATTTCAACTATCCAGATTGGATGTCTATCTAATTTTCCTTTTTTAGTACCTGGACGAATGTCCTCGGGAGTTTTAATTTTCCTAGGTTCTACTAAATGACTGCGTTGATATTTTACTTTACAACCTAGTTCTAATAAACGCTTGGCTGCGACAGGATTAGGCATCTTGTCTTTGGGCCACATAAACCCAGCAGTAATCCAGTGGCGATCCACTTGCGGCCCATAAGCTAATTCGCCATCAAGCCAATTTTCGTATACATACAAGTCCATTTCTTCAAAGACACGTTCTACATCTTTAAGAATAGCCAGATTTGTATTGTTTTCGTATAGATCTTCTACATTTCGTAAAACGTCTAATATATCGTACATAGTTAAGATTCCAGATTATGTTGTACTTATTTAGCTGGTTTAAAATCATACCGTATCGCTTTGTTTTTCTGTAAAACCTGTAAATAAAGTTGTAGGACCTCTGTAGTTACTGGTGGGTACCTACAAGTCCTACTTTTCTATTAAGAGTAGGAGCACAACTAGATGAGTAAAAGAGTGAAAAAACGCTTTACGTCAGAAGTTAAGGTAATTGATTTTCAACCATATCTTCCACAAAAGAAGCAACGTGTAGTAATGTCAGCACGTTCGCCAAATCAAAAAACATACTTACAAAAACTGCAAAACGAAGAAACTAGCATTGTTTTTGCTATCGGGCCAGCCGGTACAGGCAAAACTATGTTAGCAGTTATGCACGGCATTAAGTTGTATCAGGAAGGTGTAGTTGATAAAATAGTCGTTACTAGACCCGCCGTTTCCGTAGATGAAGACTTAGGATTTTTGCCAGGTGACCTAAATGAAAAGATGGCACCGTGGACAAGGCCTATTTTTGATGTTATGGGAGAATATTATAAACAATCAGATATAGCAGAAATGCTAAAGGAAGGTGTTATTGAAATTAGTCCACTAGCCTACATGCGAGGCAGAACTTTTAAAAATGCGTATATAGTAGCGGATGAAATGCAGAACGCTACAGTAAATCAAATGAAAATGCTACTAACCCGACTTGGTGAAGGCTCTAAGATGGTAGTAACAGGTGATTTAGCTCAAGCAGATCGTGTAAACGATAACGGCTTGATTAATTTCTGCAACCTACTCAAGGACAAACAAATGAAACATATTGACATTGTTCAGTTTGACCATAAAGATATTGAACGCCACGATGCGGTAAAGGAAGTATTATCGATCTACGGTGACTCATAATAAAAGGGCTCTTAGGAGCCCTTTTCTACTTGTTCAACTTCAATGTTTGATGATTTTAGGAATTTAATTCCTGCATCATCTCTATAAGCAGATCCAAAGTAAACACGCTTTATTCCGCTTTGGTATATTAGCTTTGCACATTCCATGCAAGGTGCATGGGTTATAAAAATATCTGCACCTAATCCAGACTCAGAACTTCTAGCTAATTTAGCAATCGCATTGCTTTCTGCATGAAGGACTTCGGGTTTAGTTTTTAATCCGTATCTGTATTCTTCTTCGGCTTCTTCATTATATTCAACATAAGGAAACCGCTCGAGAAATTCATCAGGGTCTAACCATCCACCTGCACCTGTGTCCCATACTTTATCCTCGCAGTCGTTATCCCAGCCTGCAGGCATACCATTATAACCGATTGAAATAATCCTATCATCTTTTACAATAATAGCACCTACATGCAATCTACGTGCATGACTGAGCTCTGCGAATGTTTCCGCAGTTTTCATGTATGCTTGCTTAAATTTGTCTTTCATACTGCCGATAGTTTAATCAATGTTGCTGCCAAATTAATTTCTGGATCCATGACTAGTGTATGATCAACAAGACCTTGTTTGATAATAACAATAGCTTTTTCTTGTCTGGCATCATCTCCAAACATTGCAATATTATCATAGAGCCAACGATAAATCTCGTCAATCTCGTCTGGTCTAACTTGTCCGCATACTAGTTTTCTAGCTTCGGTGATTCGACCTTGTTTAAAAAGTTCAACCATTTTAAACTTATAGTCTTCTACAGCTTCGTCGCCTTTGTTAGGACTATGTAGTTCGCCTTCTTGTATATTTTGTTGTACAGTATTAATGGTCTTTCTGAGATCTGGGTAATAGGCTGCAACAAAGTTAGCTAGTGTTTCCACATCAAACTTAATTTGTTCTTCGTTAAGTATGTGTTCTACACGTTTAAAAAATTCAAATTGATCAGTTTTTTCAACATGGAATCCTTGGCAACGACTGTGTAGCGCAGGAATGATTTTGTTAGGATAGTTGCAGGTTAAAATAAACCTAGCGTTTGTATGATATTCTTCCATGACTCCACGAAGCGCAGCCTGTGCGTTAGGAGACAGATAGTCTGCTTCGTCTAGTAGAACAACCTTGAAAGGACTACCAAACGGAATCATTTGGACAAAATTAATAATTTTATCCCTGACATCGTCTACAGAGTTTGTTCTACTGGCGTTAATTTCTAAAATATCATGTTCTGATATATCTAACTCGTTAAGTAGAATTTTTGCTAAAGTAGTTTTGCCAATACCTGCACTACCGCTAAACAACAAATGCGGAATACTTTGATCCTTTATCCACGTTTCAATTTGCTTTCTTTGTCCTGCATCTCGGAAAACATATCCGTTTATTTTAGACGGACGATATTTTTCTACCCATAGTTCTTTCATTGCGTTACCTTAAAGTGTTCTTTAATTTTTTTAGTTATTTCATTTGCTATACCAGCGGCACGATCTGCATCGTGTGTGGTATAGATATGTTTATTATAGTTTACTGGGTCGGCGATGATTTTAAGAACATCGTCGATAATTAACTGGGCAAACTTTTCGTAATCGATTTGCTTAACTGCATAATGGCTATAGCATTCCATTAGCATTGCTTGTAATTTTTCATTCATACTATTTCCTCTACTATTCCTAAGATTTCTGCTAGAATAAGCAACGCACCGCATACAGCTAATGACCCCATAATAAGGCTGACGCCTGCTGCTATTCGCACAGCACTCTTGCAAACACTGACATAAAAATGTCCCTTACTTGTATCTTTAGGCTGTATATTAATCATAGGTGGGTGGTGCGGACAACGTCCTTGTTGATAGTCACACGATGGACTATAATCTTTATTGCAAAGTTGGCATTTCATGATTTATTATAATGATAAAAAAAGGGCTAGTCAATAGCCCTTTTGTTCGTTTCTGCCTATGTCAACCAACAAACATATCCGGAGTAAACACTTGTCCTTGTTGTGTACTGCTCATATTGCCTGTGTAGACATCGTTTGGTTTCTCATCTGCTGAAAGCAAAATGCTCTTTGTTTCGACCATTCGAATGGTAATTTCGTTACCATTTTCGTCTTCAACATTGATACCTCTAGTCCATCGGCCGTGTTCGACAAGTATCCACTCACCGATGTTAACATCTCGTTGCTCTGGACCAACTGCCCAAACACGGCCCCATCGCGGTTTGATTCCTTCACTTTTACCGTCATCACTACGAATAATAATTCCAGTTGCAGTTCGTTGCTCATCGAAGCTCATGTCTATAACTAAGACATTATCTCGTAAAGGAACGATTTTACCTTTTACTGTATTCATTCGTTACCTTCTGGATCCATATTGCTGATAGCTTTTTGTGTAGTAGGACTTGCTTCTTGGACTTGTTTAGAAGGCACAGCAGCTCGTAGTACTTCTTCGCGTTTTCGAATAATTTTGCCGCCAACGCCTAGTTCGTCCCCGCGAGCATTTACTTTGACATTACCAATAGCCACAGTCATTTCATTTTGCATAACTATTTTATGCATGTCAACTTCTTTGCCCTGCATTGAGCGGTAAGATGATCTTTGTTGTTCTTTCATTGCCATATTAATCTCCTTGGATTATCTTATTACTTATCTCAGGAATTCTTCCCAGTCTAAATTATATTTGATCGGATCTATGTTGTGAATTCCAATCAAAAATAATACATAACTTGCTACGCTACTACCTCTGCCAATTCCCCAAATTACACCTTCTTTTGAACAAATATCTACAAAATATTTTAACCAGCGCAGTAGATCTAGCATGTTTCTTGCTTTGAACTGGACCAGTTCATCTTCTAAACGTGTAGTTTCTGGATCCCATGGCGGACATTGTTCTCTAAGCCAGCCTTCGATATCAAATTTTTTATATTCATCGGGCATATTCCAATCAGTCTGCATGTATCGATCAAAATCTTCTATGCTTAGATCGTCATTTGGATTGATAGGAGGAACAAAACTAAAATCTAATTGTTCTTCTAGTTTAGTAATGTTTTCGGATCGATCAACAATAACGGTATCGTTTATTGTTGGCTCGTAGCCTTTATAAACGGCATCGAACAAATCTTTCTCATTAAAAATAGGATTTTTATACTGGTCAAGTCTCATGTCAACATTTTAGTTGACTTTGATCAGTTTGTCAATGTCTTTTCCTTGATTGGTTAACATTTTGTCCAAATCTCTTGCCCGACGTTTACCTAATTCTTCTTTGTAGGTATTCAAAGTTAAGACTATTTGTTCACGCAATAATGGATTTGGAGTCATGAAATACTTTCTCGATAACTCGTTTATCTTGTTTTCAACTTCTGAATCTTTCAAAGACCCTAAATCTCCGATTAATGGATGCATTAGTATTCGCCTAAAAATCTCACAAAGACAGTTTGCCCACCGTCGATACTAAACGCTTCAATAACTTTATATTTTAAAGTTGTATGGCTAACAGTCATTGTAACAGACGGAGTTGCAGTAGTATACCATGCCGACGATGTATCAGCAATAAGAGTGTTTGCTCCAGCAGCTAATGTAACAATCGGACTAGATACTAACCCAGTTTTTGCCTTGAGCATTACTCGTATAGATATTAAACTAGGATCACTCGGAGTGACCCACGTCGGCCATCCTGCATTAAATTGAATTGTAGTGTTTGAATCGATATTTGTTATATTGTAGACAGATGCATTAGATGCATTAATAATAATTGTGTTGTCACTACTACTGTTATTAACAACATTTAAAGCCATTCCTTGTAATTTACCATTTCTAATGGTACTACCGGCCATGTTATTTGAAACAACAGAATTAGTGCCATCAACTGAGGCTTTTAATACACTATTATTTTGTAAGGTAGTAATTTCAGAACCTGCTACCCCTAACGCGGTTTTAATGTTTCCAAAGTTATCTCGAAATCCTTGGGTGTCATTATCTTGCCCTGCTACAGGGTAGGTTTCATCGATTACACTTTCGTCAATTGCACTTGTCATACTGTTATCCTATCGTTTTTAAATACAAGGTATTTATCTGCTGTCTCGCCCTTGACCGAGTCAATTATATATCTATCAACGGTATAATCTAGTAATTTAAAATCAAAACCGCTAAATTTGATATTTAAAAGTATATCGTCTGCTTTTCCAATTTTGCAATAACAAAGAGGAACAGCTAACTGAAAATCTAATTCTTGATTGTCCCCAGGCTGTATACTACGCATCCAAAGCGGCAAATAATTACGTTCGTTTTCTAAACCGTTACCTGCATCGTCTTCCCATTTCTTAATCCTGGCACGCCAGTTGCTTATACTATTCGGAAAATAAGATTCTCCGTTGGCAGTAGAAGTGTCATAGCCAGCAGAATCAATACTCAGTAGTAACGGGTCTAATCTACCAGTATCAAGGCCGACTTGTCCCATCTTAGCCTGTTTTGTTGCATTTGGTTTAGCATAGCCGCCTTGGTAGAAATCGTCACTCCTGTCGATGGTTTTAAGACTAGGTTCTGGGCTGTAGACGATGCTTACGGGTAATTTTTTTCCGTTGGGTTCTAACGGATCAATCATTTCAACATAAACAACTTCATAAACTGGGGTACGTGTTCCTGGTATTAGAGCAGTTGCTTTCTTTACAGATCCAAATAGGAACCTTTTCTTCTTATGATTTAATCCTATAGCACTTATATATTTTGCAGCATCTGTAGTTTCAATGCCGGCATATATTACCATTGATAAACTTGATTGTATTCCAAAATTAAAATCGTTTGGTCTGTAGATACTAGTTGGGGTAAAAATTGTAGTATCATCAATAAATTCTTTCCAATAATTTCTTTGTACTTTTGAAAGATAGGGTTTAGCAGTTATGCTACTAAACACAAGTTGATTTGGTGTTTCAACTTTTATTCTGAATGTTCTAGTTGTTGCGCTATAGACCAGTTGATCTTGTGCTTTCACCGTGAAGACATATTCGTAGTCAAAGCTAGTTGTACTACCGTCAAATGTCGTAGGAGTTGTTGCAAGATCAAAATATGTTAAACCTCCTGAAGTGGCTGTAGGATATTGAGAAATTTTTCCAACTATTTCTCCGTCGACGTTTAATGTTAGTCCTGGAGGCAATCTTCCACTTATTAGTGTATAAACAATAGTTGCAGTGGTAATACTGCTTACAGCTTCAACTTTTAATGTAGAGACAAAGTTTGCGTTTGCAGTACCTAAGTCACTCGGTGTTGCCCAATTAATAAAACTTTCTATTTCGCCTTGTAGCTTGATAGTGAACACTCTGTAGGATCGAGAAATTTCTCCGCTGGTTGCTACTCTGAATGCACTTGCTGTAAATGTAAATTCTTTTGTGATAGCTGGTTGATAAGGTACTATGCCATAAATTTCAGCAGTAGTTTCGTCAAAGTTCATTCCTGGAGGAAGTTGACTCAATGTTCCGCTATAGAATAAAAGACCGTTGGGGATATCAACTCCTAACGGCTGTACCACAGTTAGTCGATATTCGTTATTGCCTAAAGAAACAACTGCGCTAATTTGATGTGTTTGAGAAGTTGCACCGGTAATTAAATTGTTAAAACAGATGTACTGCCCATATTGAGGAACGCTACTAGGGTCTTTTATTGTAATCTTTGTACCGCCAGCTACATTGTCAGTTAGTGTTTTTTTAATAGCAACCATCGATGTTTGAGCGTTAACTACTTCGATGTCGTAAAATACGTCGTAAATGTCGTAGGTATCTAATAACACAGTTACATAGTTGTTAGCCCTATAAGTGCCAAGGTCGCTTGGGGTGAGCCATATTGGATTTCTTAAATAAGTGTTATCGGCTGTGAATAGTCCAGTACCGTTTAAGATAGTTTCGTTATCTGCTTTAAAGTAATCATCGCCGACAACAAATATACTAAAATTTCTTTTTTCAATATTGTCACCATCTGTAATTGTTACAGTAAAACCGTAATTTCGATTTAATTTTTTTGGCGCTTTTGCTTTTAGGCTATAATCAAACGTGACTAAATCGAAGCTGTAAGAATCATATCCATTGGTAGGTTTTTGACCAAAATCAAATGCTACAGTATCATAGTAAGTATTATCAAAAGACCCGTCACCATCGGCAGGTTTTAATGTATATGCTGGCTCAACTAGCCCGTAAATTAGACCGGTGTTGCTTAGTCGCAGCCCTGGAGGCAAAACTCCTTCGCCGCTGGCAATAAAAAATTTAATGTTGCCGTTGTAAGGTGTGAATGTATTATATGCCTCAATTTGATAGTTAACATAACTCGAGTCGAGAACAAAAAATTGTTGCGGGATTGCAACATCTAATGGCCCAGCGGGCGTTACAAAGAATGGAACACTTTCGCCCTGTATAGTTATATTGAATGTTCGATCAGAAATTCCAGCAAGAGAGCTTGCTCTTATACAAAAATCAAACGTTGTCGGTCTGGGAACTTGATAGGCACTACCAATGATTTTATTTCCCGATAGCCGTAGCCCTGGTGGCAACTCGCCGGATATAACTTTAAAGGTAATACCAGAACTAGTCGATACTGGTAGCAAAATTTCTTGCTGGGTATTTTCAGAGAAATTCCCTAGACTGTAACCAGACGATTGAGTCCAAACATTTAAAGGCATATTTTATCCTATGCGATACCATGCTGCTACAGGAGATGCTCTGAACACATATTTAAATGTTGTTCCTGCCGTTGCCGACCCTGAGAAGGAAGGTATCACTGTTGGAGATCCACCAACAGCTAAAACTACAGTATCTTGAACAATACTAAAAGAACAGACCTGTCCGTCAACCGGTGTACTAGGTAATGTCAGTGTAGCAGTAAGTCCAGGATTCTGAACAAGTAATACGTTTGTAGATGTTGTAGTACTTAATGCATAGCTGGCACTTGCGGTAATACTGATGTAACTAGGAGCAATAATTTCCAAACCGTTAGTCTTTACAGAACCGTAGAATGTAGCTTGCTGATTGCTGTCAATTTTTACAGCATCGGTTAGTGTACCAGAAACTGCATTTGCTGTTTGGAAAGTAAATGCCCCAGGCACCTTGGATGTTGCTACAGTTGAATCGGCTGTGATTTTTAAAGTTGCTGCAACCGCAGCACTAGTGCCATCTCCGCCATACCACTTGAATATTTGTAATTCGTCACCGGATAACACACTGGTTGGCGAAGTTAAAGTTCCTCTATAGCGTAATACATTAAAGCTCTGTCCAAAGCTAGTATTTGCATAAGTTCTAAGAGTCACCTGTGCAGACGCAGCAGTTTGTCCTGAATTCGTAGTTGTTGTGTTAATAGCCAGTTGTCCTGAATTCAGAGGATCTAGCGGCCTAATATTTGTGTACTCTGACGCTAGCGGTCCAATAAAAAACAATCCGTTATCAAACAATTTTGCAGTTCTTAATAAATTACCGTTTTGTGTTTCTGTTGCAAAAATTAACGATCCAGGAACAATTGGCTCTAACCTTGCTGTTGTTGCACCAGTGCCAAATGTACCCGGGTCACTGGAATAAAACAATGTCATCTGTGTAGTAGTGCTAGAAAATACTCTAAAAGCGCCATTATAATTGGCATTAGAATTTCCAGAAATTTCATAAGCCCTTGACTGAGTTGGTGCAAATGGCTGTGCAACAAAACTATATGTTACATAGTAAGGGCCTGTTCCAGTTTTACTAACAAAGTTTACAGCAAAGGCCGGACCTTGTTGAGTTGGTGCAGCACTGACAAGCGAAGATATTGAGGTGATTGAATCAAATAATACACCGTTGTACGCTTCGTAAGTAGTACTGCCAACAAAGTCTCCAGACTGTACAATTTGTGGATTGTTTAATGTTCCTCTGGATCTTGAAAAAGTCAAAGAACCGCTTAAGGTTGTTCCGCTATAGGCAGAATTTAAAACAACCATCGGCCGTGCAGTACTTTCGTTTGTAACAGTTAATGTTCCGCGACTAATCTGCAAAAGGTTTGTAATTTCGCTAAAACTTAAATCCGGTGATCCTTGTAATTCAGCACCGTTGCTTTGATAAAATGCCAGGTTTCCAAGGCTTGCTCCAGGATTTACACCCGAAATTAATTTACCTCCTAGGGTAGATCCATCACCAACAAATATTTTTTTTGTATCTGTCGTATATAACAATTCTCCCTCAGAAGGTGTTATTGTTAGTCTTGCAACGTCTGTTCCACGTCTTAATTTTAATGCCATTGTGTTCTCCTACCTTAGAAGGTACCTAAATCAAATTGACTGGTGTTTGGGTTTGTAAATGATCCTAAATCCAAATCTACGTAGTTATTTGTAGAATCTAGAAGTTGTACTAGAGCGTTTAAAACCCGTATATCTATTCCGTAAACTGTTGTTTGCACATCACCAGTACCTACAATATTGTTTGTGCCAATATTTAAATTTCCACCTAGTTGTGGACTAGGATCATTAACTAATTGGAAAGTTCCGGCAATATTTACTGTATTTGCAGTATTTGTAATAGCTATTCCGCTAGACCCAGTGATGCTTTTAAATTTTAATACATTATCTACTTTACTAGGACTGGCGACAATACTAGCACCCGCCCCTAAGCTAGCGGCGTCCATGGCTCCTAAGTTGCCATTTATTAGAGTTATTGTGTCTTTAATTTTTAAAAACGCAGTTCTAATGTCGTCACCGGTGCCGTCGTTTGCATAAGTTCCTACATTCAGTATTAAATTGCTGGGTATTGTATATCCGTTGGCCATAGTTTGAGCTCTCTTTTAAGTATTTAGCAGGATCTTAGGTAATAAATATCGCATGAATATACACGCAGATAAAGAGTTTTGGACTACATTAAAATGGCCTGCTGCACCCAATGAGGACGATTTTCGTGTATTTGCAAAATATTGTACAGGGCGTGTATTATTGCTTGGTAGTACTAAGCTTCTGCTTCCTCTGGCAACAGAAGCTTGGGATTTAGATCCTAAATATGACGATCCTAAAATTAAAAACAAGGATTGGTTTTCCCTAAACGAGCATTGGGATACAATAATAATTGATGGCGGCTTGGCATTTGGTAAAGAATTTACAGAGCGTGTTCTTAATGTAGTTATTCCTAATTGTAATTGCTTTGTAGCTCGTGCTTTTCTAAACCCTAACTGGCCTACAAAATATGCGGTGTACTTTCCTCGTGCCGAAGAACTAACACCGCAGCCTGAAGAACACCCTATTAACGAAGTTTACACATTTTTCATATGGAACAACAAACAATCTTAGCCATGTACTCAGGCGGTTTAGACAGCCTAGGCATGGTCTACAAACTGCTAACTGAAGAACAGTACAAAAACTACAAGTTACACATTCACCACGTTCACCAGCGTAATGTTGAGAACCGTGATCGTGCGGAAGCTATCACAGTAGAAATGGCTCTAAAAGAACTAGAGAGATTAGGTTACAGTTTTGTCTACAGTGAAAGCGAAATAGGCACACAACCCTATAACGGACAGTTTATGTATGATACGGACAGCATCAATTTCTTTGCGGGTTATGTTTGTTCAGTAAATCCTAATATTGTAAAAGTTGCCATGGGTATGCAGAGAAACGATGCTAGTCAACGATTAGAAGAACGCCGTATTCGTGCTAATAAAATCCTACAGGCATTTACACCTGCTGAAAAGATATTTCCTGTAATTGACATGACCAAACGTGAGATCTACGATATGCTACCAGAAACGCTACGTAATATGTTTTGGAGTTGTAGAACTCCTGTCTACACTGAAAAAAATATCGCACCCTGTGGAAGGTGCGATACTTGTTTAAAACTTAAAGAACAAGGTATTCGTTAATCCCAAGATCCGCCACTCTGTTGCCATGCGCCATCTGTGAAGATTAGTGTACAGAATCCACGGCTGTCAAAATATGTAGCGTTAGCATCATTGAATATTTTAAACGGAATTAGTAGTCCACTTGTACCTACAGTACCATCTATTCTATAGTTGGCCACTACAACACCTATGCTTGAAGGTGATGCTCCGTCCTGCATAACTAGATACATAACCTGTCCATCAACGCCGTTTGCTAGGCTATAATCACCATTTGTGAGTTTGTTAATTGATTTAGTTAGATCTAAAGCAGTAAATGTTCCGCCACTGCCACCAGTCTTAGCCACGGTACTCTTAACTACAGCACCTGGTAATGTTGTTGTACCATCTGTGCCAAATTGCCAAATCTTATTTGCTACTGAACTAAATGTAACTGTTTGTGGTCCACTATTAAATCCCGCAGTAATATCTTGATCAAAGTGCAGAGCCCAAGTGCCTACACCAATGTCTTGTACAATATCGGTAATGGTAGCAGTTATAGGAGTTCCCCAGGCCGTAGTTACGGTGTCGCCTACTTGAACAGTTGTACCTAAATTAGGATAATCTGCGTCAAGAAAAAACATACGCCAAACGCCGCCTGGTGGCACAAGTTCGTCTACTACATCTACATTGAAATTTAATACTAAATCACCTACTATAATTGATGCGGCAGTTTCTTTGTGTATGTTACCTGGGATAGTTAGTGTGCCATCTGTGCCAAAGGTCCAAGTGTTACTGTTTGTGCCAATAGAAATAACACCGTCTAGACCTAGTTTTAGATACTTGTTATCATTGCCAAAGTATTGATCATAAGTTGCTGTGTCACCTACACTGAGATGTAGGTGTGTTGGATTATCTCCGCCGTGTATTCTAAAATACATATTGGCCGCAAGATTAGGTCCTGGTGCTAGATTTAGTCCTTGGAACCCGTCGTTAGTACCTGTGCCTTGGAGTTTGTTTCCTACTACTGTTAGATCACCGATAGGTGTGCTGAGCACATACTTGGTTGGAACTAGGAAGTTAGTAGCATCTGTGGGAGGAGATTCAGTAGCTGTAGTTATGTTTAAAGCGTTGTCACTGTCAGTTTTTCCAGCATTAGTAACTGTAATATCTGATGCGGTGTTGTTTAGCAAGCCACTGAAACTGGCTCCTTTGAAGTCCCAATCACCTGTGGTAAACAGTGAACCTGCGGCACTGACCTGTGCTATAAACGCAGTATCGGCGGAAGGTCCTGGGTCACCAAATGATCCAGAAACAGCCACATAGCCATTTTTAACAGCGATATTACTACCACCACCCGACCCAAACCAATTACTACCAAATGTCCAGGTTGTGGTATTGTCTAATAGGCGCTGCCATAGAACTACGCCTGATGTGCTGTATTTTGCTATAACAAAAGTAAAGTCACTGTTGGCGTTGTTACCAGTTACACCTGATAGATATAAACAGTTGTCTGGGCCTACTACCACACTGGTAGCAACGTCTTGACAGTCACCTACTACTCTTCGGCTCCACTGTTTAGCACCGTTGCCATCCATCTTTAGCAGACTCATTGCTAGATCCCAAGGATTTCCAGCACCATCGGTTCTCACGTAATTACCGCAGATGTAGATATTGCCGTTGCTGTCTATGTCAGCATCTGCGCCTGAGCAGTTATAGCCTGCATCAAATTGTACGGCCTTTTGCCATTGTATAAATCCTGCGCTGTCGTACTTGACCACCAACATCTTATCATATACGTCGCCGGCAGTTACTGTGCCAACTTTTACAGTCATATCGTCTGCTGGTGTAGTCCCGCCAAATCCTGTGCCGTTGAATGTTCCTATTACATCGTCAACATTTCTATTTCCAGTGCCATCAACTATGTTAGTAAAGTTAGGAACGCCATCTGTGAATGTGACAGCAAAAGTCAGTGCTCCAGCCGTTCCGCCTGTATTACTTGTCCAATTAACATTACTAACAGGATCTGAATATAGTGTAGCGGCGGCATTTATTACACCAATGTTATCCATGTAACCTATGACTACAATTTCACCCGCAGGACCTACAGCCATACCATAACTATATTCACCGTTTTGTCCGTCTAGTTTTCTGCTCCAGATGATGTTGCCAGTGTCTTTGTCAACCTTGGTAGTAGTGACAAATGCCTGTCCACCGCTGTAGGCATAGCCAACCATGACAGGGTTGCCGTCGCTGGCTACATCTACTACAGAACTGTAACTTTCTTCGCCAAAGTCGTAACTCTTCATCCATATGACATTGCCGTTGGCTGTGTTTAACTTCATCAATGAACTGACTTGATACTCCGCAGGACTTCCTGTGCCTTCTAATTCTCCTGCTACATAGATTGAAGTACTGTCTACTGCTAGACCCCAACCATCTGAATACTGTCCAGCGGCAAATCTCTGTTGCCATAGTTTACCGCCACTGGTATCAAACTTGGCCACACTGATGTATCTTTCACTGTTGTTGGTATCATCGTGACTGAATAGTGCTATGACGTTGCCATCCGCATCATATTCTACACTGGTAGCACTGATTACATTGTCGCCTGGTGTATTTGAAGCAAATGTTTCTACCCAGATGTTAGTGTCTACTGCGGCATTGCCACCTAGAACCGAGTTGCCACTACTGTCTAAAATATCTCCGCCCGCAGGCAACGTTAGATTGCCGCCGTTGTCAAACTGCCATTCGTATTCTGAGTTGGCTCCTGTGCGTATGTTGACATTACCGTTGTTGCCAGTGCCTTGTTTCCTACCGCCACGAATGTTTACATCACCACCGTTGCCGTTGCCACCACCAGTAGCATCACCTGCTGAGATTTCTATGTAGCCGCCTGTGTTAGAGCCGCCGTTGAAATCTGCGGCACTACCGCCTTCAATCTTTACATAACCACCAGCATTGTTCTGACCCTGTCCACCACGGATCTTGATGTCACCACCGGAGCCACCGTAATAATTTCCGTTGTTGGATCCTTCACCTCCAGTACCGCCCCAGATGTAGACATCACCGCCTTCGCCTGCGGCAGTTTGATTCCAATCACCATAACCACGCTGTCCTTGGATAACAAGACGCTGTGCGTTGGCACTATTGCTGTTTGGCTGTGGCCCTGTGATGATAACTTGATCGTAGGGATCGTTTTCTCCACCTAGACGTAGTGTAGGACCGTTCAGACCGTAACCGTTTTGATAGCCCGTGTTGTTTAGACTGGGTAGTTGTAGGCTACCATTTTGGGCAAATGTCCAAGCGTGATTGCCGTCGTCACTTTCAATAACAACATTAGTGTTTGCTTGAATACTTACTTCGTCACCGTTGGCAGTAATAAACACATCGTCTGCGGCATATAAGTTAAGATCGCAGTCTCCTGTGTAGCCTTGAGGACGTAGTGTTTCAATGGTTAAGTCACCTTCACTGCGCCAATTAATTTCTCCGTAGCCTTCACCACCTTGCTGTAGATCAACTAGACGTTTCCAGATTGGTGTTTGCGTTCCGCCACCAGTATACGCAATAGTTACACTACTTCCTTGTGCTAGTTCTTCAGGATCTTCAGCACGGTGCAGCCATAAAATTGACATAATACCTGTTTGATCATTATAACCGGTACTGGTAACATTTTGTGCTCCACCGTAGGCTACACCAGCATCAACGGTAAATTGACCTTCTGACCAACTGCCATATCTTAAAATGTTATAAATTTCTGGTTCGTCTGCTATTGACAGCACAGCACTATTAAAACTTCCACCACTTTGACTTACGTTGTATAGTTGGGTAGTTACAGCAGAAAAAGTTCCTTGTAGTCCTGATGAAGCATCTTGCCAGTCTTCTGTACAGATGTAGGTCTCACCGTTAGGTGTCAGAGCGATTGTGCCTCTAGTGTCGCCTGCTTCACCGTTTGGAAAAGATATACTACGTTCTACAACTCCGCCAGCGCCTCCGCTAATTTCACTAGTAGCATCGCTGTCTTCTGGATCTTCTGCTTCGTTTTCTTCTCCTGGATTAACGACTTTTGTAGCAACAAATTTACCACCAACATTAGTAAGTTTAATATTGTCCAAGTAGATACTGCCGCCTGCTGTATAAACGTGACGCCATTGTTTTGTAGGACTACCTAAATCGTAAGTATTGTCAACAGCAGGAACTATGTTAGTAGATGGGTCATATATGCTAGGCAAGGCTGTCCAGGTATCAGTACCGTTACCAATTTTTAATATATTATTTGTAGTATCTAAACCAGGTTCGCCCTCTGCTAAAATTGGATTTTCTATACCCCAATTAACAGCCGTATCTCTTCTTAATTTTATTTGTGTTGCCATCACTATTTCCTATTAGTTAAAACTAGCAGCATTACCGCCATCTATAATCACAGTAATATTTAATTTGTTTTGATTATCTAAATATTGTACTGTTACTCCGCTATGGTTACCATTGGTAAACATAGCAGCAGCATAATCTTGGGCTAGCTCTGTAAAACTTGATACCGCTGTTAAATTATACAACTCAGTAAAATTATTGTTGATTTTACTAAAAGCTGTACGCAACGGATCGCCAGTCTTGTCGTTAGCGGTTGCACCAATGTTTATTGTTTGTTTAGCCATTATACTCTCCCGATAGCGACTTGGATTACACCAGCTTCGCCGTTGTCTTTGTCTTCTAATGCTTTACCAATAATACTGCCTAACTTAGGATCTAATGCCTTAACAGCATATCCTGGTGTAGAACTTGTAGTTAGTAAATCGCCTTTCTTAATACGTCCAACAACTTTAACAGGAACTCTACCAGCTAGTGCAATACAAACTTTGATTCCTTTTTGACCACTGTTCATAACATAAGCAGGATCAGTTGTAACAACTCCAGCTGCACGAGTGTCGTCTCTTAAAGTAGTTGTAGTAACTTCTTTATCTCCGCCAAATACTAAAACAGTTCCTGGTTCATACTCGTTGTCTCCTTCGTAGTATTCTGCCAAGTCAGCATAAGTTGCCTGTAGTTGGCTACCAGCAGACAAGGACCAATTTCCAGTAATTGTACCTGCTGTGCCCGATGCACCAGTAGTTAGTGTTGTGGATCTTAATGTTCCACTACTTAAATCAATTTGACTTCCACTAGCTAAAGACCATGCCCCAGTCAGTGTACCAGCAGTACCACTAGCACCAGTTGTTAGTGTAGTAGATCTCAATAGTCCGTTAGTGACATCTAGTGTTCCAGTACCAAATGTAATACCACTTGAACTTTGTAGTGTCCAAGAACCTGTTAACTGTCCTGCTGTTGCTGCGCCACCAGTTGTAAGTGTAGTGGATTTTAGTGTACCGTTAGTTGCATCAAATTGGCTTAAACTACCCAGCGACCATTGTCCAGTAATTGTTCCAGCAGTTCCTGGAGCACCTGTTGTTAGTGTAGTAGATTTTAAGCTGCCTCCGCTTACATCTAACGTTCCGTATTGAGAAACAATACTTGTACTTGCATCAGTACCTTTAACACTTTGATAGTTGTAGCCGCCTGGAGTATAAAATTCAACACTTAGGTTAGATGGTGTTGTATCAATAACCCTATAACCGTCTACTTTTAATTGTCTAACATCGATGACACCGTTTGCATCAGATTTAACAATTGCATTATTAGCAGCAACAGTGGACACAGTCTGCACAGAATATGAGTTGTTTGATGTATTAGTTCCATCATAAGTAACAGACATTACACCGGTAGCACTGAATCCTGCGTTCTTAATACCGTCACCGGCTGATACAACAGACCCAGGTGTTAGTTCGCCCGGAACAGCACTAGTTCCGCCTAAGTTACCTAAAATACTATTAGAACCAATGTATTGAATTTTTGCTAAGGTTACACCAGTTGTTGCGTTGGTTGAATTTTTAATACTAATCCAACCACTATTTGCATCAAATTGACTACTATTAAAACTTGCTAAACCTAAATCTGCTTGCACAATTCCTGTAGCATTTGCACGGGTACTTGCCGCAGTCATGGCCAATTTACTCTGTGTAATAGCAGCCGTTTCGCTAACCATGCTGTTTATAACAACATTTGGTTGTAATACTGTTGTATATCCTCCAACTACTACAGTTGTACTTGTTCTTGTTAAAGAAGTTGTGCCACTTCCATAAATGCCAGGATCGGCAGCATAGCTCAATTGAATTGTTGTAGCACTACTGCTATTAACCAAGTAAACACCGTTATAAAGGGCATTACTGTTACCGGTAACTGCATAGTATTGACCAGCAGCCGCATTCCCAGCTAATGATGGTGTGTTAGGAATATTAAATGTAACTAGGTAAGGACCTGTTCCAGTCTTACCGTTAAATCCTGAACTTGTTATAGATGTGTAAGGCGTATAAGTTCCAGGATCGGTTGGGTACTGTAATGTTACACTTGAAGTTGTACTCGATGTAGCAATAAAGATACCGTTATAGTTACTATTTGGATCACTTGCAACGGTATAGACTACGCCAGTGCTTGGAGCACTACCTTGTGTAGGTATACTATAAGTTACTAAGAATGGACCAGTTCCAGTTTTTCCTACACTTGTTACTCTGATATTTGTGCCAGGAGCAGTATATGTTAAGTTTACATGTCCCCTTGGTTGGAAAGATCTGTTAACCCATTTTACAGCAGTTCCGTCGTATACGAGGAAGTCGGCGTTAGCTGGACTAGTCAATGTAACATCTGTCAATTCAGATAGCTGGTCCGTTGCGGCAGCTACAGTATCAACATATAATTTAGTAGCAGCATCGGCTGGGTTAGTTGGCGCAGCAATATTACCAATCTTATAATTGGACATGTTAAGGTCGCCCTTCATACCCAACGCACCGTTCAATGGTAAGAAGCCAGAACCAATTAGATCTGCTTGAGTTACTGGACCTCCGCCATAGTCAATACCTAAACGCTTGTCGATATAAGTTCTAATAGCACTTTGTACTGGAACAATATCAGGAGCATTTTCTGTCATTCCTGAGTCTGTTGAGAACTGAGTAACAACAACACCGCGCTTAAATCCTAAACCATCTAAGTTACTCAACGCAATACTTGCAGAGAATGTAACTGTACCTGTACCTTGGTCAACTGTAAAGAATCGACCTACACTGAAGATACCGTTTTGGTCAGTGGTTGCATAGAATACACGACCTACACCTTCTTCATAAACTTCCTGTGTTTGACTTGCAGGAATAGCAGGGTTGCCGTAAATCTGATATGGATAGTTGGTAGTTGAGTAACCGCCAGTACCAATATCTAGCAAGTCGTGTCCAGTTACACGGCAAGTACTAATACGTGTGGTAATTTGACCGCCCTGGCCAGCAGCTCTTCCAAGTCGTAGTGTACTTGCACTAGTTAAACTAAATGGTTTATTAATACCTAGTGGACTACTTGTAGCATTTGACAGACCGTTAGTTACAGTAGTGGTTGTAGCGGCACTCCATGTTCCTGGGTCATATTCAAAACTTAATGTTATGCTAGTCGAACTACTTGCAGCACATTGATAAATTCCGTTGTATAGTGGGTTAGTATTTCCTGAAACTTTAAACCAGTTACCAACAGTCGGTGCAGTTGTTGAACTGAACGCAAGTACAACGGCATAGCTACTTGTGATGGTAGTTGATGTTACAGTTTGACTAGTACTTACAGTCCAGCTTAAACCTGCGCCAGCCGTGATATAAGTTCCACTTGCAACTCCTGTTCCTGTAATCTTCTGTCCAATTGCAATTGTTCCAGAAGTTACACTTGTTACGGTTAATGTTGTTCCAGCAATAGAACCAACAAATACAGCTGGCCCAGTATTACTTGTAAAGCCGGTAATTGTTATATCAGTACCAGCAGTCCAAGTACCTGGATCGCTCTCGTATGCAACTGTAATAGTATTAGTGTTGACACCAGCACTAGCAGTTGTGCTGACTGTGGCACTTGCACTTAAGATAGGAGTTAATACAGCATTGCCTGTTGCTACTAGAATAGTTGGTGTACTGGTATATCCATATCCTGGGCTAACAATTGTCACTGCTGAAATACTTCCGTTGGTAATTGTACAGCTAATAATAGCAGGACTTACTGCGCCTCCACCTTGTACTGTAAGTAGTGGAGGGGTAGTATATCCGCTACCTGCATCAGTAATAGTTACACCGGCTAGAACAGCAACAATAGTTGAGCTAACACTTGCACCAGCAGGAACCCAGCATGCTGGTGTAACTGTAAATTCTGTTACGCTATCAATACTAGCAATAACAGCGCCAGCAGGAACATAAGCACCAGGGCTGGCGCTTGATACAACCATGCCCACACTTAATGCACTTGTACTAGGTACAGTAACTCTTGTCTGGCTTACTCGTGCAGTGATTTGTCTATAACCATTATAACCTGTAGTAGTATTTGTTCCAAAGAAATAATAAGCATCTACGATTGGTAAACTTGATGGTCTCCAAGCTACGTCGTAGGTAACAAATTTTAATCCGCTTGCTGGAACGTTTTTCGAAACATAATATAAACCAGGTATAGTTGTTCCGTCACCTACGATATTATAAACAGGATTTGGATCAATATTCAACCAACCGTTTCTGTTAACACCAAATGTAATAGTACCACTAGGAGTACTATCTGCAACTGCACTGATAACAACGGTGCTATTGGGTGTTCCTTGTGTGAAACTTACAACGTATTGGTTGCTAGTAAAGCCTGTGCCTGCAAGAACTTGTCCTGGTAGTATAGAACCAGCAACAGTACTAACAAACATTGTTGTACTAGCAACGCCTCCGCTAACATAAGTTGCGCTAGATTGGTATGTCGGAGTTGTATAACTTGCAACTCTGTGTACACGGCCTTGCCATGCAGTTAGATAAGTTCCTTTATTAATTTGGTCAACAGTAGTTTGCGTACTAACGGCTAACACAGCAATCTTATTGTCCCCAACTAATGCACCTTGTGCTTTGTTAGCAACAAGGCCTACACCGCTGACAAAACCAACAGACCCAGTTGTTGTGTTAGCATACTGTACTTGTGTAGCAGTACAACCAGTAACAACATAAGTTCCGTTATATCCAGTTGGAATTAAATCTTGTACAACAATAGTAGAACCAACTGTATACGGTGCCGACCCTTGGCTAGCAAATGTTATTGTTGCAGTACTACCTGTTCCACTAACACCAGTAATGGCAATAGCTACATCTCTATCAACTTGATTAACCTTAGCAGGATCGTGTGTAAACTTGTAGTATGCAAACGATTGGTCAGTAGACAGAATAGCAACGTTTGAAGGTAGTGCTTCTCCAGATGCTTCAACTAGGTTGTAAGCAATAACGCGATAAATTTCAGCAAGGTTATCGTTATACTGAACAGCAGTACTTGGACGAGTTGGGTTTACGTTATCAATGCCTAGGAACTTAATATTCTGTAAGTTACGAATTGTAACTTGTTGTCCGTCGTACAAAGCAGTAACTAAACCAACACTAGATGTTCCGTTATTACCTGCGGTACTTAAACCTAATGCTAATACGTTTTGTCCGTTAATTGTAACTGCGGTATGTGACACGCTGTTTACTTCATAACGAACAATTCCTAATCCTGCAACACCGTGGTCAATTTCTAGTTCACTAATGTTGTAAGGAATATAGCTGTATCCTAAAATATAAACAGTAATTGCCTGCTGAGTTACAGTAGGTGTCATTGCACTGGCAAAAGTTCCCTGTTTGTAAACACGAGCAACTTGAACCATATCATTTGCTAGTGTAACTGCATCGGGTTTTTCAGTTACGTCATAACCTGTAGCACGTAACGCATAAACACCGTAGCTGTTAGAACCAGCAACAGAACGAACTTGTCCACCGTCTGCTGCCCAATAGTGTGTATAGCAGTAGTAACTGAATGTTGAAACTTGTTCAGTTACAGCACCGTTCTTGGCAACAATAGCGTAGCCCAAGTCATTAATCATCGCAAAGTCGTTAGCAAGCATAGACTTGTTACCGCCCATTTCGATGTTAATTGGTTGTTCGCCGCCGTTGTTCAAATAGGTAATAACTGAAGTTTGAATAGTTGATTTTCCAGCTAGTATGGATGTTCTAGCAGAAAGTAGACCGGCATCTAAACTTGTTAATGTTGGTGTAGTTCTTGGTGTTAGAGGAGCATCGTCATCGCCATCATATGTATAGTCAACAATTAAGTCACACAAGGTACCCATGCTAGCATACTCTGTAGTACCGCTTCCAATTACATAACCTGCATTAATTGTTTGTGAGGATAGGTTACCAGCAGACTTAGTAACTGTTGTGTTTGTAGCAATCTGTTGTAAAACAGTTTTAAATCTAGTAAATGCTGCTTGGAATACTGCTTCTTCGCCTGCTATTTGGCTACCAGCACCTACTTCACCTACAACGCTTCGACCATAGTAGGCCAAGCATGCATCGTAAGTCATGCTATTACCACCATACATTAAATCGTAGCACATGGCATCTAGTAAGTAGCCAACGTCTCGACTGCATACAACTGCGCTGTATCCGGGAATCGCATTGGTAATAAAATTACTGGCGATCCAAGCTACAATTTCATCTCTGATAAATTGTTTGTTAGCTACTAAATTATTTTTTAATTTTACTGCATCAGCAGTAGAGTTAGCGTTTGAAGGATATGTAACTGCTGGCGCAGCGCCTACACCTTGTTCAATAATAGTTTGAATGATGCTATAGCTGGTAGTTAACGAACTTAATGCAGTAGGGTTAGTTGTATAGGTCTGTGCTAAATCTCTTGACTTTAAGATACCAACAACGGTTTGACTTTGTTGTGCGCCAACAACTATTGAAGCGTCAGCTCTTAGATAAGCAAGTCCAGCTTTAACTGCTTGATAGTTAGAACCAACAGTCATATCATATGTAACAGCATCTAAAATTAAACCAACATCTCGAGCACATACTGTATTATCATAGAAGCTAGCTGCATCATATGGAGTATTAACGTCCATACGTAGAACAACGGTTGCTGTTGTAGAGTCGTAACTTAATATATCGTTAATCTGATAACGATAACCTTGTACATAGAATGCACATGGGGGTAGTGGTGCTCTTACATCTAAACCGCTATTAGGATAACCAGTAACAGTAACAGTGAGCCCACTATCAGCAACAGCAGTGATATTTCCTTTTAGACGCCCTGCGAACCCGTCAATAAACTGTCCACCAGCAAAACGTTTGTAATTGTTAGACTGACTAAACGATGAACAAACTTGTCCGTACGGTGATTTGGTTTTAATCTGTCCTTCTGGGTCAAGTACCATGGCAAATCCGCCGTGGCCCTGAATTGTAACGTTATTAACACGTACTGCATCGTTACATAGGAATACGTCAATATCTCTATTGTTCTTAGGAGTTGAAGTAACATCTAAAGGATCGGTTAGGTAGAATCTTCCGTAGTTGATTGGAGAGTACAAGTGCCAAGAACCTGGCGCATAAACTCCGCTGGTTTCGAATGGATAAATCACAGACAAGTTAGCAACGTTGCCGCTAACGCTGTCGATAACAGCTCGGCCAGGGTTGGCGTTATTTGCAGGATTGTTATCTTCTAGTACCTTACCAATCCAACTACTAGGTACTTGACCTGTACCTAGTGTAAAGGTAATCTTGTTAGTTGTACCACTTAATGTAATTGTGCCACTTGCATAGTCAGTATCTCTATCTAAAATACCAACTAACATTGCGTCAATAACGGCATCTCGATAGAAGAATACTTTACGCCATGGACTTTGGCTTATGCGATTCTTTGGACGAATAATTGTTCTGCGGAATTCGTCACCTTTAATACTAACGTTGGTAGGTAATTTAATTGGATAATCTTCGTAGTAAATTCCTGCTTCAACGAAAATAACAATTTGTAAATCAGTTACACTTTCACCAAACTCTAGTTGTTCTCCTGTTTGGAAGAAGCCCGGGCGTGTTAATCGATATGTAATAGTATCGATTGCTGTACTCACTCCAGGATCGTAGCTTACAACAGTAGCAAATGCATTACTGTCGATACCAACAAGTACCTTAGCTGGAATAATATCAACATTACCTGGTGATCCTTGGTCTACGTAACCATTACCACCGTTATCAAATTTGATTGTCCATAATCCACTTCCGTATGTTGGAGTAGGAGCTGCACCAAAGCCGTACTGGATAATGTTAATCATTATATCCATGTTGGCAATAAAATCGTTCACTGCGGCAATACTAGCATTTTTACCACTTGGTGTTGATTGTGTAACAAGGGTTTGATAGCGTGTTCCAGTAATTTTATTAAGTACTTGAATACCTAATTCTTTAGCAAAAAGGATTCCGTCTAATGTTTCAGTAAATTGAGTTCCAATTGCAATAGCTTTTGCGCTGGCATTTTTGTAATAACTCTTTCCTGCAAATACACTTTGCCATGTTCCGTCTGTGAGTAAATCAATACTCATGGCATCGATAATATATCCAACATCTCGGTAACAAATTGCTTCGTCGTAGTTGAATCCTCCAGAGAATGTTTTATCAATGAAGTCTGTTGTTTCATAACCAATAGTAGTTCTATTGTTTAATATAATAGTCCTTACCGCAATTAAATCAGGATCGTATACAAGAGATGTAATTGCTGGTTCAGTTAACGTTAATGTTGGTGTTGGTAAGACACTAGGATTATCTTCGGCGACTTCTCGCACAGCGGCCCAGGAGTCGGTTATTGCTTGGTTAGCAGCCGCGCCTCCAGTTAATGCTGGATTTATTACCTGCGGTGTAGCAGAATATAAAATTCCAGGAGTTGTATTAGTACTAACTAGTAAAGTTAATGACTGTGCAAAAGCAAAGGCAGCGTATGTTGCTGTTTGCTCAGCCAGTGCAATTTGACTAGTATTTCCAATCCAATATTGATATCCTGCAAATATACCCGCACTATTTCCGCCATAAGTGATGTCATAGCAAACTGCTTCTAAAATATATTGTAAATCTCGCTTACATGTATCATTGTTGTAGACAAGACCTGGGTAATTAGTATTAATCCAACCAATAGTCTCATCTTTAATAAAGTTAAAGTTAGCTTCGATTAACAATCTTGCATTTGTGATTCCGGTGCTTAATCCAGTAGGGCTATTGTTTATCGGTAAGGATCTAGTTACTAGTCCATCTTGTAGTAAATCGATGATAACTTGGAACTTGTCGTTTATTGTTGATAATATTACTGGATCATTGACAACAGGATAATTATCGGAAATATAATCAATTGCTACGTTTTCTAAATTATTTGTTTGTGCAAGCACAGCAGTTCTTGCAGTTTGTAGCACAGATGGTGCTGCCGCAACAGTTGGAGCAACAACTGCTGGGGCATTATTATAATCATTAATGATAGCAGCTATGTATCCAATGTTTAACGAGATAGAACTGTTAGCTGCACCACCGCCTTGTCTGGTTTCGTTTCTGTATTGTTTTACACTAGTTTGATAGAGTATAGAAGGATTTCCGTTTGTTGTAACAACTTGTGCAAGTACGCCTAAGTAATTAACTGCTGCTATTGTTGCAGTAACTTCTGTAGCCGCAATTCTTCTTTGAGTTCCAGCCCAATATCTCAATCCAGCATATACGCTTTGACTATTGCCACCGTACATGAAGTCATATACAAGACTCCAAACCATGTATTTTACATCGCGCTTACATGTAGTTTTGCTGTAGGATACAGTTGGATATTCTGCTGTTAAGAAAGCAATCAATTCTGCTTGCAAGAATGATACGTTGTTTAATAATAGTTCTTTTGCAGAATTAATTCCATTACTTGTTGAAGACAGGTTGGTGAATTTTAATGTTGGAATAGTACCGGAAGATATAGCTGCAATTATAACATTGATATTTGATGTTATAGAGCTTGATGCTAAACTAACTGTATCAACTTCTGGCAATAAAAGAATTTCATCTCTAATAGCATTCAATATGCCAACAATTTCATCAACAGATAAGTCTGTTTCAGCATCTACAAAAGCTAAACCAACTTGTACACTTTGATAGTTTGACTGAAATATTAAATCATAACATAAGGCATCAATTACTTTATCAACGTAGATTTCTAAATTTGTCGGATCGTAACTATAATTTAGAATTGAATCTCGAGCAAATTTAATTCCTTCAATTGTTTGTAATAGCTGGCCTGAAATAACTGCTTCAGAGTTTTGTAGATAATATAATGTTGCTGCTCGAGTAACATTAAATGTAGAATCGAAAACTAAATCGTTTGCAACAGCTTCAAGAATTAATCTAACGTCACGTTGACATTTAGATTTATCATATGTAAATGCATTAACGTATTTGTTATTAATGTAGGCAATAACTTCTGCTTGTATAAATGCCTTATTTGCCTGTAATAAATCAAATGCATCTGTGTACCCTATAGCACCACTATTCCCTCCAGTTAGTTTTGCACCAGCAACAGTGAATCCTGGGCCAGTAGGCGCCTGAATAGTACTGAAATCTTGATCAGGTCCAACAGTATAACTAATTCTTTGTCTATAAGGACCAGGTTCTGTCGAAGCTAAGGATACAAGGCTATCTGCCGCTAAACAGGCAGCACCTACACTTTTGTAAGCATAATTCCAAAAGCGGCCTTCTTTACCTGGAGGTGTCTTTGCTTGTAAATCATCTCCGCTATTTGCACTAACATATAGGTTGATATTACTGGAAAAAGTACTGTTATCTACATAAAATTTTGTAGCAGCTTGCAAATCGTCAGTACCATTTGGAGTACCAAGTCCGGCCATTTCTGGCGGATGATCATTTAATACCAATTTGCCAGTCATTGTGTCGCCGCCGCGATAAACAACATCTTTACGTTGCATTGCTTCGGTAGACAAATAATTGCTGGTTAAGGTTGAGTCATAGTCAACGTCATCGACCTCAGGAAGAACAGGCTCTGGGCGTACTCTGAATGGGTCTAGCAATCCACCAGTTTGACTAGCTTTAACAAAATTTGCTTCTGCATATCCTTTTGAAATTGGAAGATCATCAACTGTAATTGTAAAAGGAGTATGTGTGGCATTCCACTGATCTGCTAGTAATGTAGTTGGTGTTGGAATAGGGCCAATAGGTTGGTCATTTGTGTTTAAGGGGTGAGTGAGTTTAGGAGTTGACTCGTCTTTAAGTTCACCTGCTTGGCTAATAATCTGTAGCTGCCCGTCATCGGAAGTATTAAACCCAATGCCGACACCAATTAGTGTTCTAGCAGTAAGTTGGGTTCCATCGCCGCTTGCCATGATAATTTGGTTAGCAGCATACGTATCCGGTGCATCGCCTAAGCTGGTAAACGGTATTGTACCACCTGCGCCAAATACAGCATAAAGTTCTGTAAAGTTTTCATTAACTTTTCTAAACGATTCGCGAATACTGTCGCCGGTTCCGTCATTACCTTGTACACCAATGTCAATTGCTTGTAAGCCCATTATTCAACTCCAAAACTAGATCCGCAACCGCAGGTCGTTGTCGCGTTAGGATTTTTGATAGTAAAACTACTACCCATTAATTCATCTTTATAATCAATTTCCGCACCTTGTAAGTACTGCATGCTCATGCTGTCTACAAGTACTTTAAATTCATCTAATGGAATAGCAAAATCATCTTCATTTTGTATTTCATCAAATGTGAATCCATAGCTGAACCCGGAACATCCGCCACCTTGAATAAACGTTCTAAGTGCTAAATTAGGGTTGCCTTCTTCGTACAGAAGGTCTTTGATTTTAGTTTTTGCCGAATCGGAAATTGTTATCATATCAGTATTTACCAAATAATTTTATAATCTTAATGTAAATACAAATATGGATATTGGGCAAGAACAAGAACAGCACAGTCATTACCGTAAAAGTAAGTCGGGAAAGGTACATGCCTACTTACGTAAAAAAACTGTAGTGACTTTTCGTTGTGATAGTTGCCAGGGAATATTTAAACGTGATAAAGGGGATATGGATCCAAAACGTTTAACTAACAATTTTTACCATGTATGCGGCAATTGCGATGCTAAGAAGTTTGCCCAGGAAAAGGGTGTCGAAAGTAGAAAAGTATGGGATATGCCTGTTAGTAGTCTTAAGACACTAGGCCAATTCTAGCACCAATAACATTCCAATTTATAATGGACCATGTATTTTCAAGATACTTTTTCTTATCCCACTTGTAATCCAGAGCCCATGCGTGTTCCCACCAATCTACTAAAAGTACAATATCTTGCCTAGTTTCGTGGTTTACAATAGTTTTAATTTCGCCATTCCGTGCTAGGTATACCCACCCGCTGCCTTGTATACCCATAGCAGACTCTCGGAATTGTTTTTTAAAATTATCAAAACTTTTAAAGTGCTTTATAATAAATTCAAGAGCAGGTCCGTTTGGTTCGTTAGAAGCAGAGTGTGCTTGGAATTGGGGGAAATACATATTGTGTAGAAATGCACCTGCTTCGTTAAAATCGGCATCCCCTTCTCCTGAATTGTATCGATCCACATAAGTTTTGGCTAATTTGTTATAATGATAAAAAATAGCTTCGCTAGAAAATACTGGATCTAAATCATCTTTTCCGTAAGGTAATGGTAACAATTCCAAATCTTTGGTTGGAACATTTTCATTTAATATGACGTTTTTAATGAATTTAAAGGGCATGACATATTTAGTTTATAAATATACCATAAGGAGATTCTCTATGGAAATTTTAATTATTGTGTTAGTTGCTGCTGGTATCGGATACTGGATGTATAGAAGTGTTGCCAAGATGCCAGAAGGTAAACAAGAAAATAATGGGATTACAGCAGTAGGCGAGCCGCCTGCTACGGTTGCTGTTGAAGGTGCAGGCCCAGTATCTTGGCATACTGCTCCTCCGGCTGGATCTAAACTAGCTGAAAATACATTAGATGTAAATCACGACGGAAAGGTCAATTTACAAGATGTAAAGGAAGCAGTTAAAAAAGTAAGAGCCAAGGCTAAAAAAGTTGCGGATGTCGACGGTGATGGTAAAGTTACAACAGCCGATGCAAAAGCAGCAGTTAAAAAAGTAGCGGCTAAAAAGACAACTGGTCGTAAACCTAAAGCATAAACACACTACTAACAAAATAAAAGGACCTTCGGGTCCTTTTATTTTATCGAATCAATTCTTTTATAAAGTTTTTCAATTTCGTCTTTTAATTTTAACTTTTGTTTTTTAAGATTTTCTACTTTTATATCGTCTGCATGCTGTTCGAATAATTTAGTAATCTCTTTATCTAAATCATCGTGCCGCTCGCGTAGTGTTTCAGCATGATGGATTAGTTTCTCCCTTGTGATCATACTATTTCCTTCCACTGGTTGAAAAGTTCCGTACTGGCGAGGTTCTTGCCTTTGCTTTCGCACATTATGTCGAACTGGTTTAGAAAATTTATTGCCCATGCGTTTACTGCCTTGTTCCAGTAAAAATCACTGTGTGCTCTAAGTTTTTGTTTTTTGTATCCATCTTCTAGTAAAAGTTTATAGTCTGGCAAAGTATTTACACAATGCTCAGTTAAGTAATCTTCCCGTGACACACTATAATGTATGACAGGACGAACGCCACGCCAACTATCGATAACCCGTTTAACACGATCATCGTTGGGCTGAATATATTCACCTTCTCGAATCCAGTGATGGTGAATGTCTAACACCAGAGCGAGATCTTTTGCGAGCTCGAGGGTTGAGTCGAGTCCCCATGAGTTTTCTTCGTTTTCGATGGTGATGCAGTTTCTTGCTTCGGGGGTAAGCTGTTTGAGGGCAGCTCGAATGCCGGCAGGACCGGCTCTACCGGAGATGTGGACGTTGATCTTAAAGTCCTGATATCTTTGACCATACCCCATCCATCTTGCCATATCCGCATGGTATTCAAACTCCTCTATACTCCGACGAACAATGTCGTCATTATCACTAGCCAGAACTGTGAATTGACCTGGATGAAAGCTGAGACGCACATCACGCTGACGAGCAATGCTGCCAACTTCGGAAAAGTGCTTTTCAGCATAAGCAACAACATCAGGCTCGCGCCAAAACCAACTCCAAGTAGGCTCTGTATATACTGGTAAGATATCACTTGATAAACGAACCATTCTACGCTCTGCATCTAGGTTACCTACTCTTTCAACGAGTTTCTTTGTAGACTCGATATTTTGTTTAGTTAGACTCCACAGTTTTTCAACCGCTACATCTTTGCTTTGTCTATTTAACCACGCTACAGTTGTAGCACCGGTATTATAAATTTTACATTCGTCTTTGGGTTTAATTCCATCAACTTGATCCGGTCTATCAATCCATTTACATGCAAAACCAATTTTAGCCATTCCAATGCCTTATAACGCCTGCGACGATAAAAATGTTAGTGATAACGTATGTTAACACAATTACAGTACGAATGCAAGCAATTCGGTCTGCTTCTCTGTCCGTAGTGCCTGACTTTTCGCCAAGTGCTTTAGCCCAAAGCCGCCAAAGTTTTTTCATGTAATTTAAATGTAAAGTTGATTACAAATCGAGCAGGAGTTAAAATTGGATTCGAACTTGCGTGAAATCGATTCGAATCAAATATTACTGCTCTTCCTTTCCTAGGTGTTACCCGTTGTTTTAAACTAACGCTAGAAACTTTATTAGAATTTTGAAATTCGTTAAACAAAAATGTATCCCCGTCGCTGTCATTTACATAATATACCATGGATAATAGACCCGGTCCTGGCATATCAACATGGGGGATATTATAGTTGTTGCTTGTAAAATATGGTCCATTTCGAGTCATAGAGTTTATTTTAATTCGACCTATATCCGAAATGACCCAATTTAATCTTTTTTCTACAAAATATAAAATAGGTTTGATGAGTTGTAAAGCAGGACTACTTTGACCATTTAATAAGACATAATGTGTGAATTGTGGCCCATCAATAGTGTTTTCGTCCTGTAGTACATCATAGCCCTCGATAAAATTATCACCTTCTTTAGATCCCATAGACGTTGCTTGTTCGTACTGCCAAGTACCTTGAGTCTGTATTACAGAACAAACTTCGTTTTGAAAAGATTCAGGGATAATATTATCTAAGACTATTGGTTCAATCATGCAAACAAGTCCTCACCCCATTCACGGTGACCTTCACGGAATGCCATATTGCTCTGTGTTTCGCGTACTTCTACACGATAACACCACAATCTCTGTGCTTCACTTGGTCCCCACATTTCGGGAATGTAAATACCGTTAACATATTTGTACAACTGATTAGCAAGACTTTCACATCCTAAACTTGGTAGTATTATAATCTTTGCCATCTTTTTTGATTCTAGCAATTTAAATGTTTCCATTTCTGGATCATCTTGTGCTACAATCAGCGTGTGATCAAATTGATCTTCTAAAAACTTTTTAAGTTCTTTAAGGCCACCGTAATCAGCTGCCCAATTACGGACATCTAAATCATTTGTGCCAAAGTAAAACTTCATCGAAAAACTGTAACCGTGAATCATGTTACAGTGGCTGTCAGCTCTCCATTGCCTGTAGGCGCAGGGAAAAGCGTCGTGATATTCTTTAGTACTAGTGTACTTGTATGATACTGGTTGAAGATTTGCCATCTCTAGTCTCCTTTTTATAAAGTAGCAAGTTTGATGACATGCAGAATTTATATTGCGGGGTGAATGCCTAAGGCCGCATGTGTTAATTATACAACTTTTAGTTTATAAGTCAACATTATTGGCCGGCAATATTACCAAAAGGTAGCCATTGCCCTGGGTCTCCAGAAACTACACAGACCCAGCCTATATAACTGTACGGCTGAGGGTCATCGTTCCAAATGATGTCTCCCTTTTTATAGATTCCGTTAGTTGGAATACTTGAGCCGGCGCCAAACATTCTGCCAGAAAATTCAGCGTTCCCATTTACTGATAAACTCACTCTTGGATCGGCGTTGTTTGAACCAACTCGTAATGGTCCAAATATCTTTACAGGTCTTCGAGGCGATGAAGTATTTCCTAGTGTAATCTCACCAGGGTCTACATAGATTGCATCCTGGTTTCTGACACTAATTCTAAATTGATTTGAGGTTTCTAATTTTCTACTGTCGATACTTACTTGTTGGGTTCCGTCGTTGATAGCTAAGATCTTTACCTTAACTAAACTACTTTCGGCATTAACTTCATCGAACAGTTGAGTTTTACCAGAAACTGCAAGGCTTTGTAATGTTCCTACGGTGTTTAGATTAGATTTTACAATACCTGTTCCGAGACTAGTTTCATTTAATACAGGTCTACCACCGATGCTAAAATATTTCTCGCTGGCAATATCAATACTTTCAGAGCTATAAATTCTATCGGGTTCGTCTTCTAGAACAAACTGTTTTCTAGTATTTCCGTCTGCCCAGACTAGGCCCAGACCTTTTAGGGGTGTAGCTCTTGTTCCGTTAAACACTACGGGACTTATAGTTTCTGTTCTTGTATCAGTTGTTAGTTTTTCTACAAATAATTCTCCGTAGATTCTTACAACACTATTTTTTGCATGTTCTTCACCAATTATAATTTCGCCGTTGTGTCTAGCAGTTATTCTTGCTTGATTATCTGTGCCAATAACTAAATCGTGATTAGTATATGTTCCAATGTATGCTTTACCTATCTGTTGGCTACCTAATACGATTTCTATATCATTTTCTACAATACTTAAAGTACCGTTGGGATTCTCTGTATTAAGACCAAGACGACCGAAGTTACTACTGAATACAGCAAAATCGCCAAGGACTGTATCACCGTGTACATGTAAATGAGTTAAATTTCCTACTTCTCGGAGTTTACTTTTTACTATCTGATTGCCGAGTGCGGTTTTTGATACAACCTCGGTCCCATCAATCATAAAAGATCTATCTGGAGATAGATCAACGTTTGCATTAGTCCATAACTTTCCGCCAGTCCTAAACTGTAAATTAGTGCTGCCTTCGCCCCAAGTCCAACTAAATCCCTTTCCGTTTAGTTGATCCTCGGTGTTAGTAATCCAATACCCGACATTTTGTTCGGCAACACCTTCTCGTATTAAGTTTTTAACTTTGAGTGTGTCAACAGATAAAATACCACTAGAAAGGTCCGAAACGGTTAAGGTTGCTACGGGCTCGGTAACCTTTAGTTTAGAAATAACAACTGTATCGTCTTGTATATTGAATGGTGTGCTCATAAGAAATCTCTCGTCTAGTATTTATCTAGCACGAGAGATCCTTATAAACTTGGGTTTTTATGCTACTTTGAGTAGAATAATTTCTTCGTTAATACGCCCATTCATGCGGGTATCTGTAGCATTAATGTCGTCTAGAAATTTACGTAGTACAACTTTGCCTGCCGATTTGAACTCTTTGAGTTTTTCATCGGGTTTCCGGAGTGTTTTACAAATACTTTGTGTTTCGTTAAAACCAGTAATTGTAGTACCTTTTACACCCAAGTCATTAAACTCTGCCGCAACATATTTTCCAAGTTTGCGGGTTTTAGTATTATAAACCCATAGTTCCTTGCTACCAATGATGTCGGCGGGATTAATGCTGACTAGTTTCAACGGTTCGTCAGTTTTCTTGTACTTGAGCTTGCTAACAACTTTGTCTTTGCTAACTGCCTTAACCTTTCGGGGCTTTTTGTTAACTTTGGCTTCTTGCATCAGCATGTTACAGGCAGATTCAATCTCTTGTAAAAATGCAATAAAGTTCTTAATCTGCTTACGAGTACGATGCTTGTAACCTTCACGTAACTGTTCGTCAGCATTGCCGCTAGACAATTCTAGCAGTTCTGCCAAATCGCGAGCATAATAGTCACGAATAATACGTGCATGAGCTGCCTTAGCACCTTTACCCTTGAGCAAGTTTAGGATTTTAAATTGTTTAGGATCAAAATTCTCAGGGTCAAGCTGATAGCTCTCGTAAGCATCTTCCAGCTCTTCAGTCATACGATAAGCGGCTTCTTTGACACGCTCTTGGATACTAGGAACATAAACCGCAGGTTTTTCTTCCTTAGGTGCGTCTTCATCTGCTTCAAGATCTCCTGCACCATCATTCATAACTTTGTTAATTTCGTTACGCAACCATGTACCGGTATCTTTGCCATTGTTGAAGCCCTCGTGAACTTCTGGCATGCCTTTGACCAAGCAGGCTGCAACACCGACCATAGTACCTTGAAAGTATTTGTCTTTAGTCTTACGGATCGCACGAATGTCAGCTTTGTCGTAGCCCTGGATATGCATCCACTCAACCACTTTAACCTTAAGATCCTTAACAGTACTTTCCATGCGGTAGTGATCCATTGCTTTTCGGAAATTGCCGGTAAATTGTTCTCCTGTCCAATCTTGAGCACCATCCCAGCTAGGGCTGTTATCTCGATTAGCCTTTTGGCGAATTGCAATACTTGCTTTCTTAAGTTTAGTAGCCAATTTCTGCTCCTGTTGTGTTTAACAATGATATTATTATACTAGTATTTGAGTCAGATGTCAAGTGGCTGCAAAACCAAATTTTGGGTCGCTTCTTAGTTTTTGGGCAATTTTTTTGGCTGTGTCTATATGGTAATTTCTCCCCCAATGAGAACCGTCCCTAGCCATATTTTGGGGTTCGTGGTCTCTGTCAGTTGGAAAATACAAATCGCATACATGCTCTTCGGCTGTTTTATTGTATTCAGTATTCATACACCAATTGTATACTGGTACTCCAACAGCATTCCAAATTGCCTGAGTAGATTTAAAAGCAATATAACTATCAAACAAATAAGATTCTGTTTTAACCGAATAGTCCCATTGAGCCAATGCTTCAGGAACTTTAAGGACTTTGCCCATAGACTGTGGAACCATATCAGTCCACACATCTAGTCGTTTAAAGATTTGTCTTGCAATAGACGGCCATTGGCACACTACAAATTTGGGCCTAAGTTTTGTGTTTGATATAAAACACATGCTATTTAAAAAAATTACTTGAGACCCTGTTCCTCCTAACCCGTGATTTAAATAATCCATTTCTAGTTCAGAGCCGAGAACATAAGGCCATGTTTCATCTTCTGCCAGGCCGACACCTTCTGTGTAACTACAACCGTATGTAATAAAAAAATTTGATTTATCGATTTCGTAAAGATTCTTTGATCGATATCCTAAATCATCGCGTCGGTAAAAAACTTCTTTGCTTCTATAGTGCCAGTCCGCTGGCATTTTTTGCAAATTAGCTTCCCATAGTTCTCTCTTGTCTGTAGCTGAAAAATGGTTTGGTTCAGGATCCATGAACCTGGGGTGTACAGCATACCTGTTAAATTTATATCGAAAATCCATATTCTTCTTTTGTTAATTCTGTGAATAGCCAATCGGCATAAAATTTATGTGCTTCTCTTCCTAAGTGCCATAACTTATTACTTGTGTCTTGATTTTTAAAACCTGCATCAGAGCACATCCAGTAATAGCTCATATCTTTACGATTGTAATAAGGAAAGTATTTAGTGTCCAGTAATTTAGTAAGTTTTTGAAACGTTGGAGTATTGCAATAATCGACATAGAAAGAGTCGCCAAACCAATAAGGAATATTAAATTGTTTAAGGATACCTTGCAAAGATATAATGTTTTTTATTTTGTTGTCCGACCAAGTTTCGAAACTATTTAAGAACATTGTTTTATACGCCCTAACTACTTCCTGGGTTTCCCTCCTGCCCCAATCCGGCACTGGGCTTTGGTTTGTAAATGATTGATAATGAGGATCTTCGCAGTAAGAAGAAAATTTTATTTTTAATAAATCCGGATCACCGAAACGCTCTTGAGAAAAATGGTAATCAAATCTTTCGAACCCAGTCCAGTGTACAAGAAAAAATACATCGAGCTCTTTATTTAAAATCTTTTCTAAATTATCTCCAAGCCAAGCCATACTACTTCGACATATACGTTCGTTACTGCCTCCAGGATAGGCCATGTTAATTGCTTCTCTCCCAACCCTTTCTGCAATTAAATTTCCAAAGCTATTGCTTCGACAAGTTGGACTATCTCCAACCCCTGCTCCATCTATTTCGCTTCCAGCTGTATGACTACAACCGTTAATTACCAGTACCTTTTTCATATTTAAACTTTGGTATAATAATGTCTGTTCCGCAAGTGCAATGATGTTTGCCGCATGTTATTTCTTTAGGACCAACTTTAGATACATCATCTAATATATGCCCAATATTATCGCCCTGCCCACAACTGGCCATACTAACATTACCTCGTGGATTTATAAAAATACTGTCTCCAATTTTACATTTCCACCCTTTAAAGAAGTTCTGTCCTTTAACAATAATATCATTGGAACTTAATGGGGATTTCTCCCCATCTGCCCATAGTCCATAACTTACTGCTCCGTTATTTTTTTGCGGTTTAGGTCTAGTAAACTTCATTTCAACATTGTGTTTATTAATAAACTCAACTTTGCTTGGATCCTTATAGTGCCACGGACCAGCGTTTATGCTTATTTCATCAAACAACGGGGTCCACTCAATAAAATAGTTAGGTAAGTTTTCTTTTAAATATTCGCCATATTCTACTACTTCCCAAAATCTTTCATCGTGCATGAGCATTTTACTACTTAGATAGTTTACTTTATCGCATAAAAATAAACTGTTCTGAAAGTATTTTATTTTATCTGCAAATTCTATATGGAAGCTAGCTACGACATCGTCAAATAATTTGTAGTGCTTTTCCCACCAACCCAGAGGTCGACTAAGGTTAGTATTAACTGCTATAGTAGCATCGGGTAGTTCATTTCTAATCCATTCACATATAGGAATAAAATTTCTCCATGCAGTAGGTTCTCCACCACTAAAGAAAAATTTAAATGACTTATATCCAACAGACTTGTATTTTTCAACAATAATTTGTAGATTTTTTAAGTAAACATCTAAGTTACCGTCGTTAGAGTATGTACCACTCCAGTTTCCTTCATTGCAGTAGCTACATCTGAAGTTACAAAAATTATTAACTTGCCATGTTACAGCAAGATAAGGCTGTTGCGGTTCAACAGCGATTAGCTGTGGGCCCATTTATAAACCTCCCACAGACCAGGAATGGTTTCGAAAATGTCTTCTTTCCTATGTTGATCTAATTTATAGTTGAAATGGAAGAATTCTTTCATACCTTCTTTGTTTTCTTGTCCAGATTGAAGAGTATTCATTACTGCTTTATATGCATATCGTTGAGTATCAGAATAAGAATAATCGTTGCGAACAGGTTCGTATAATTCTAGTAACTGTTTTTTATAAAACTCTGGAGCTATTAATATTGATGCATACCATGGATTGGTCAGTAAGTTTAGTCTTATTTCTTGAGTTTTAGAAAGTAACCCTTTTTCAATCCAGTCTTTGTGAAATTCAGGAAACTGATGAACGTTCCATAATGAAATAGTCGGTGTTAATTCGAATAAAACATGCGGCACTTCTTTTTTAATCATTAGTGCATTTAATTCTATATCGTCCCATACGGTTCCTTTGCGTACATACTCTGCTAATGGTCCGCTAGCATCTAAACTTGCGTATATTGCCACTTTAGGAAATTTTTTCCAATAGTCTAGTACATTTTTATCTTTGTATTTGAATACACTAAAGTTGGTAGTGTACGTTATTTGTACATCAGTTTTTCCTTTCTCTAACCAGTAATCTAAAATTCTATAGTGTTCTGGAGTAATAAGGGCTTCGCCGCCAGCAAAATAGACTTCCTCGACGTCGTCGAGATAAGGTTCTAATTTATTCCAAAAATCGTCGCCCTCATTATTAGTGACTACAATCTTATGCAAGCCAAATCTATCTCTTAATGTAACTTCTCCGTGTCTATCTTTGTATTCTTGGGCCCACTGACTACTACAACTTGGTCCGCAACTACGGCATTTCATATTGCAGATGTTGCTAAACCTAATGTCCATGTATTTTAGTTGAAAATTTTCAATGGTTCCGTCTTCTTTAGTTTCGTTAACAAGGTGCAAGTATGTGTTACCTCTTACACGGTTCTGACTTTGTCTTAGACTCCAAGTACCAAGCAATTCTACATCGTAACATCGTTGACATACTTCACTAGGCTCGTTATTAATCATCCTCAGACGAAGTTTCTTGTACTCATCCGAGTTCATCATTTTGATAATACTTTCGTCTGTAGTATGAGCTACCGGTTTAGATGAATCGGCCATACAGCAAGGAAACACTTTTGTGTCCGGCCATGCATGGAAATGAATCCACGGTAGGATACAAAAATTTTTTGTATAAAAAATATCTTCTTCAATTTTTCTCATATTAACTCATCATAGATTTTAATTCAGGAAAAGTCTTTGTAAAATCTTCTCCTCGTATTTCGTCAACTCTTTTTATTTGAGATTGGAATTCCAATTTATATTGATCCCATGTATTTTCAGCATTTGCAAATGAAATAGCGTTTTGCAAACTTTGTGTAGAATAATAATACTCTAATTTTAATTTATAAATTAAGTGCTGCAATTTTACACTACCTAATTTTTTAAGTTCTTCGGGCATTAGTTGAGAAGAAAAATAAGCAGGGTCCATGCAAGGAAATAGTGATATATTATCTTTAGGTCGATAAAATCCTTTTACCTTCATATAAGAATAGAATTCTGACAAGGTTAAAAAATTAAACACGCTCATAACAGTATTGAATTGATAATCAATAAAGTCATACTGAGTAATTTGTTTTAGATTAGTTTCTATGACGCCCCAGTCAGTTCCGTGCCTAATATACTCTGCACGTTCTCCAAAATGATCGATACTAGCCGACAATTCAATTTTTTTAAATTGTTTCCAAAGACCAATCAAATCATTGTTTTTAAATTTAAAATTGCTTAGGTTAGAGTTATATCTTAAAATAATATTTGTTTTATTTCTTTTTATAAGCTCTTCTAAAATTGTATAATGTTCTTCTGTAATTAATGGTTCGCCACCTGCAAAATATGCAATTTCAATATTATCAATATGCTCGTCTAACACTTCTTGAAGTAAGGCTCCTTTGTTATCATCTGCATGTATAATGATAGGAAAATCTTTATTATAAATTCTATTTTCAGCGCCCCATGAGCTACTAAATGCAGAACCGCATGTTCTGCATTTAAAATTACAGATATTACTAAAACGAATATCGTAATAGTACATTTTGAAATCTTTGAGGCTACCGTCTTCGTTGGTGTTTTCTAAGACTTCGTCTAAATGATGAATAAATTTTTCATTTGCATACGTCCTAAAACTCCAATTTTGAGTCTTTTCAGTTTTATAACAAAATTTACAAGACGGGCTTTCGACACCATTCATCATGTTTAACCGTATTTGTTTATATCCGTCGGCATTTTTTATTACATCCTTCAAGGTACCATTCTTTACAGACCCAAAAGGAAGTTTACCGTCTGTAGTACAACAAGGTAGAACATTACCTGAAGGTTCTACGTAGGCGTGTATCCAGGGTAATATACAAAAAGTTTTATTATCAACTACAGATTTTTTAGATTCCATTTTGGTATTCTTTACATAAATTATAAAAATTTGCTAACTCAGGAAATGTTTCTAGAAAATTAACATTCCTTCTTCGATCGTATTCATTAAACCAATTATAAAAGTCTTTTCGACCCTCTTTTAATTTATCTTCGGAGTAGTGTGTTGTTTCCATATATGTTACAACACGACGAAACTTTTCATACTCCATTTCACTAAAATGAAACCCAGACGAATCATTTAAATTATTTTTGATAAATGATAGACAATCGTGCATATAGGGCATAAACTCATCTTTAGGTAATATGTTCATGTCATATTGTAGAGGTTCTTTTAAATGCGGAGTATCGAAACGAATTCTATGTTTAGACAAATGTTCATACCATCCGTATTGTCCGCGCCATTCTAAGATTTTTTCTAGTAAACTTTTAAAATTACTAACGGTAAGAATATTAAAAGTAATCATAAAAGTTACAGGATATTTTGTTTTACTAAGGTATGTATGAAAATTTCTTTCCCACAGATCTATATCTAGTCCTGTACGAATATATTCTGCACGTTTACCCCATGTATCTAGGCTAGTAAACAACTTAAAAGATTTTATTTTATTTTCTAATCTTAATTTTTCAACTTTTTCAGCTAATCTTTCTACTAAAATAGTCTTTACACCTAAGTTACTGTTGAGATTTAACTCTAAATTGGGCAAAGGATTCTTATCTAGGTCCTCAAGCAACCGCCAGGTGCTGCGTTGTAGCAAAGGCTCACCACCGGTTATACGCAAGATGTTTAGAGTTTTACTGACTTCAGGCCACCATTTCCACCATGCCTCTACATAAGGGTTAGTTTCTTCCTCATAGGTAGTAAACCAATCAATGTCGTTGCGATGATGTTTGACCATAGTATAAGGACCAAAGTCTCTTATTTCTTTATGATAAGCACTACTATGTTTAGGATGGCAGTAACCGCATTTAAAATTGCACTCGCTACCAAAACTAACTTCAATGTATTCGGGATTTATATTAAAGTCCCAATTGTTCTTTTGTATTTCTTCTATTCTTTCGGGTCTGTAAATACTGGCATTACGTTCGTGCCGATCACTAATATAGTCAGGACCAAGTGCCTCTATGTTCCAGCAATACTGACAACCACTGGGTTGATCGCCATCTAACATGGCAGCACGTTGTAGCTTCTTTTCCTGTGTATTGTGTAATGCACTAGGATTGTCTTTTAATTCGTGTAAAGGAATCTTATGAGGTGCTGGATGATAACAACTATGTGTTTCTCCAGTTTGTAGGTATATTGTTGTATGATGCCATTTTGCAAGGCAAAACGTAGGACTAATTTTATTAGTAATGTCCTGTATTTGAATAATTCTATCTTTCAATTTAACCTTAAACCTTTGAAAGTTGAATGGTGCTGATACTTCCCGCTGATAACTTTACCTATAGGCATGTATTGCCACGCTGTATTGTAGACGTGTCCTTTTTTTAAAAATTCTGTAAATTCTTTTGATTTTAGGATTTTATTTCTTTCACCATTTGTATCGATGTAAAAGTAATTATAGTAAGAGCACCATTGGGCAGTTATATCCCATTGCCTCGGATCATCGTCGTCGATGTATGCTTGAAAGTAATCTTTCCCGCAAATAGCCCATGTCATAAAAACATCATACTCGCAATCGTAGTCGAGGTATCTCCAGTCGCCGGGCTTATGGTCAAAGTATTGATCGTTTTTTAAACTGTTTAATTTAAAGAATTGATAGTTTACATGTTTACTATGAGCTTTTGCAACACCATCGTAGTAGTTTTCTAAAAAATGCACAACGTCGTTAATTGCAGAAGCCTTTTCATAGAAGATTGAATAATCTTCTCTACTAACGATAGGTCCAGTATCTAACGACCAGCAGGTAAAAGATGTACCAGTTGTAAACCATCTATGGATCAAATTTAAATCTTTTCTTGTAAATTGTGTATCTTTTGTCACTTGAAAAGGAAATTTAACTTTATTAGTAGCGTTAAAGTCTTCAATAGCGGCAATCATTTCTAATCTATATTTTTCTTTTTCGCCGTTATCCTCATAAACACATTGTGGGACGTTCCAGCAGTCCCACAGATCAGTTGTGTTTAAATGTAAGGCCCAGTCTCTAACTAACGGATTATCTATTAGTTTAATAATAACTGTGTCTTTTTCAAAATCTAAAATTAGGTCCATAAGCTGTTGCGAATTTTTATTAGACGAATCATCATTTCTTCGTCTTCTTTATTGTATGCATCTTCTATCTCTTGAGTTTTATCTAAGGCAACTCTAGACATCTCAGCTTCTTCGGGTGTGCGATCTTCCAGGTCCAACATATGATCGCCTCTTTCACGGCGCATATCACAGTAGGCAGTCCAGCCACTGGCATCGTGTGGATCAGGACGCTTAGGATAAACTTCAGTCCACCACTTGTAGAGTGCAAGGATTTCTAAAGCCTTTTCTGCTTGATAAGTAGGCTTTCCAATTTTAGGATCGCCTGGCTCAAAACCTTCGTCCTCTTTCCAGACAAGCTCGCTTTGCCATTTGAGGTTATCAAGACCGGCCTGCGGACAACGCCATGTACGAATTCGCCACCAACCTACTGCCCACCAAGGCATGTTATACTTAGGTCTTTCTTCGGGACTCCAGGCAAGATGCCACCAAGCAAGTTCAACTTCAACAAAGTCTACAAGCTCGTTGAACAAGCAAGGTAGGAACCGGTTGCCCACGTCGCACCACTGACCGGGCTTGATGTCGCGAGGGTGAGCGGTAAGACTATGAGTGCGACTAATCCAACGGTTATTAATATAATACTTAATGTCATAAATTTTATCCATAGGCCACCAGATAAAGTTCTGGATAGCATCTAGTGCCTCTTCGGCAATCCAATAGCGTATGGGATGCAATTGTTTGCCTTCTTTTTCCCATTCGCGCCAGCCGCGACCAGTTTTAGCGCCGCCTTTTTTGATGCCACGAACCCAGTCGGCAAATTTTGAACAACTCCAGTAATTACTTCTTTGTGCCATTATTTTTTCCAGTTAAAAGGACATTTACTTTTTTCTTCTTGTTTATCGATTATTTGTTTTTGCACTTTGTATTTGTTTAAAAAAGATGTAGGTATTAACCTTTCTCGCATATTAAAGTATTCTTCATTGTTTACTTTGTGCAAGTGAATTTTTAATTTTCTTTCTGAAACAGGAACTATATTAACTAATGGTGTTCCTTGCTTAATAAACAATGGTTGTCCAGGGTTGCTAAAATGTAAAAACAAATTAATATCTGTGTTTGTATTGTATTTGTAATTCAGTGATGCTGGAGGAATAACAATTTCGTGAGGGTTATGAAACGCCCAAGTATTTCCAATCCAACTAAACTGAATATCTTCTTTACAACTAATAAGCCACGGTGAGTGTAATTTTAAATGAATAAAATCTTTTTGGTCAAGATATCCAGACATTTGTCTGAAATCGTGACTCATTGCACCGCTTACACTATCGCTATATTGCCAATTAAATGTTCCGTTGTTTCTATCAACTCCAACTAACAAATCAGACCACATTGGAATCGTCATTCCGTTTTTATAAAAATCTAAAAACCCCGCACAACTTTTCATAGTTGGTATCGGGGCCATCGAGCCTTCTTTGTTAAAACTTTTCGGTAGTGATTTCCACCAATCCGGAAAAAATTTATGGCTATAATCTATAGGGTAAAGGTCATGCACATATTGTCTACTTGTAAAACAATCGACGTGCAGGACCTTCTTTTTAAAAAAAAATAACATTACTCTTTCTTTTCACCAAACAACTGTAGCAGGTTCAAGAATAGATTAATAAAGTCCAAATAAAGTGTAAGAGCACCACGAATTTCTGCAATGCCGTCGTTCTCCATACTGACTTCTTCTCTAATCTGCTGTGTATCGTAGGCAGTAAGTCCGAGGAAAATTAGTATAGCAATAGCACTAATAACCATTTGCATAACTGTACTACCAATAAAGATATTTACAATACTAGCAATGATGATAGCAATCAATCCGACAAACAACAAACTACCCAATCCACTAAGATCCTTTTTAGTAAAGTACCCGTAGCCGCTCATAACACCAAACAGGATTGCACCTCCCATGAAGGCACTGACAATACTGCCCATGTTATAAATGACAAAAATTGTAGCAAAGCTCAAACCCATTAGTGCGGCAAATCCGTGTAGGCAAAGCTGAGCCATGCTCTTAGTAGGACTCGCATTAAGCAGAATAGTAACACCAAAAATTGCAACTAATGGTGCAAAAATAACAATCCACTTCATAATTCCTGTAAAGAAAAACGCCATAAGACTGGCATTTGTTCCTACAAGGAAACTTACAATCATACTGGTCAATACTGCTAGAGCCATATGTCCATAAACACGGCCCATTGCGCTGTTGATTTCGCTAGCAGAGCGATAACTAACAGTATTATCCATGTAACTAGTTCCAAACATATTTTACTCCTTGTTTAAAAATGGTTTCAAATTAGGCGGTGTCCAGCCTTCGGGCTTGAGAACTTTACCATCTTCACGCTTACGAACTTTGCCTGTAACAGAATCAATCTTAGCAAAGTTAGTACGCATTACTTCGTTCCAAGCACCTTCACCGTCGGCGCCCATGCTATTTATTGCACCAATAGTTACCACTAAAATATCTATTAGAGCATCTAATTGTTCAACAGGATCGTTAGCTAAGTAGGCTTCGTTAAGTTCTGTAAATTCTTCTGCGATTAAATCGTAGTAAAGTTTGTATTGTGCGCTATTATTTTCGCATACAGTTTGATCGCAAGCGACCATAAATTTAGTTTGATCTGCAAACGGATTAGTCATTTGTTAATTTTTCCCAAGTTAATTCTTTTCCTTGAACATGAGCCACACATTTAATGTAGCCGTTTTCGTATGCCCATTGTACCTGTTCTCGAATACGCGATGGACAGTCCGGTAGCACATGTAGCATTGCTCTAGGATAGACAGCAAGGCCGTCAGTGAGGGTAAAGTTAGGATCACCCTGTCTAATAGTCTTAATGTCTGTACACTTAATCATTTGAGTGCTTCTAGAGTTTGTCGTTTTGCCTCGTCTGCAACTTCCATTTTATGAATAGTTTGCAAACCTCTAAACATTTCTTCTACAACATGAATTATAGCTTCTTTACCTTCTTCGGTCAAGTGACTATATTCCGCTCCAACAGAACTTTCATGCCAAACACGTTGATTTTGACTTAGCTCTAACAACGCACCGTAGATGATGTCTTTGTTCATTGAACGTCTTATATTAAATTTTCTCGCCATCTTTAAAGCCTCTGAAACGGATAAACCTCGGAAAACGTAGCGAATAAGAACCATCCTGATTCTGAGTGACTGCGTCAGCTCGTACTTCCACGACTTTCCCAACCACTTCTTCACGAGCTGTCCAGTAATCATCGCGGTTAGCGTCACTGAAGCCGCTACCAACATTAACTCGTATAGATTTTTCGTCATCTACACCCTCACAAACCAAGGCACCTAATTTACCTACATTACGACCAGTGCCTTCTTCTACAGCCGTAACAGTCAACGAAACTTCGATAAAAGGTTTAAGTTTAAGCCAAGCCACACTACGCTTGCATTCATACGGAGCAGTTGGCTCTTTAATCATAATACCTTCGTAGCCGCCTTCGATAGCCTTTTGATTAATTTCTTTAAAACGCTTTTTACCTTCAGGGGTATCGAGATCGACAGCTTCGTGGTCAAGGCAAGTAACATTAGGTAGTGCATCTTGATGCTTTTCTACCCACGCTTTGACATAAGCACTACGAGTCAGTTGATCTTTGTCCCAGCTACCTTCTTGGAACTTATCCAACGGGCACATATCAAACAAGTGTAGCACAGCATCGTCTGCGGCTACATCGCTCTTACGATGAACCTGTTTCATCAAGTCTTGGAAACTGCTAGACATAATTTCGCCGTCTAGTACAAGGTCATACTTAGGAGGATCTTTTTTAACTACGGCACTAATTTGTGATTTAATAGTTTCAAAGTTCACCAGTTCTTTGCCGTTGCGAGAAAACTGATCAACACGGCCATCAGTACGAACAATCGTAATAACTCGGACACCGTCGAGTTTGACTTCAATAAGTTTCTTTCCTGTGACCTTTGCCTCATGATTAGCACTATCATGAGCAAGCTGGCAAGTAAAAATGGGTACAGCATAATTGGGCCATTTCTTTTCTACAACCTTGTTGATTGTTTTTTCGCTGGCGCCGCAACGCAGATCCTTGATAAGGATGCGACGATACCAACCATTCCACTCAGATTGAGTGGCAGTATTCATCAGTGCCTCAACGGCACTCCTGGCAACATTGCCTGTGAGCTCACGATTAGATAAACGCTGAGCAACACTATTAAAAGCATCCCAAGATAAGCCAGGCCCGTCTTCATTAGTTTTCTCCGGTATTTGTTTAAGTCCAAACGTAATCATTGGATCTAATGCAAGCTGTGCGCCTTCAAAAAATTCGTTATTACCAGCTTCGGCTTGGGCAAGAATAATTGCTTCTTTATCCAAACGACTATTGTGGGTTTCTAATGCGGAAATAACATATTGACAAGGATCGCTCACAGTAAACTCCAGTAGTTAGTTTACCACTATTATATACGATCTTGTTTAGTAAGTCAAGTAGTTGTTTGTTCGAAATGGCTTGCCAAGTTCAACGTTTGGTAATTGCGAAATGGCTTTTCTTTTGATACGTTTGATAATCGGATGATTATGGTTATGCCCAAACGTTTCCATATATTTGTAAAACGTAGTTCTCTTATGGCGCTTGTATTGGTTGGAATCCAAATATTTTGCAGCCGCATCAAAGTCATTGTCAAATCGATCATAAAGATCGCAAGCAATGTTGAAACTAAATGCACCCATTTCATCTCGATCTCCGTAATACTGCTGAGCTTTACGATCACGGGCATAGTACGCTGTGCTTTCGTATCCAGGAATGGCTTTAAAGTTTCGGCTGCGGTATTGTCTGCAATGAATTATCTCATGTAACATTGTATCTGCAAATAGCGTACATAGTCGTAGCCAACGATGTCTGCTTAATTTGAAATACTGTTGTGTGCTATTATAGCTAAAGATTACTTCAATGTAACGACCCGATTGTGTTTTGTCTGGCACACTATAGTAAGTACCGCCAACATAAACATAGCCCTTGTCATTTTTTGGATCTCTATCCATTTTGACTTTAATAGGCATATGGCGCTTGATGTGCTTGGCCATTAATTCGTGTAGCTTTTCTACACTGAGTCTTTGATCAACAACTTTGCTTTGTATGCTGTTTAACATACAAAATAAAGCGTCTCTTGTGAGCAAACTCCAGTTAAAGGGTTTACGGACTACCATGATTAACTCCTACACAAAGTATTTATAGCTTACATGATAGTCCAATTAACTGCTACTATTATGGGCGTTTTTCCACAATCTCGTCAATCAACCCATATTCTAGGGCTTCTTGTGCGCTCATGAACTTATCACGTTCCATATCTACACTAAATTGGGCAAAAGTTTTACCCTTACTATTGTGCTTGACATAGATTTCTGTCAAAGATTTCTTCATTTTTAGAATTTCTTCGACTTGAATCTGCATGTCTGTAGCCTGTCCACGAGCACCGCCCGAGGGCTGGTGAATCATGTGTCTTGCGTTTGGGAGCATTTTTCGCTTGCCTGGAGCTCCTGCTGTGGCAAGGAGACTGCCCATACTGCAAGCCTGGCCCATAACAATGGTGCTAACATCGGGTTTGATAAACTGCATAGTATCGTAGATTGCCATTCCCTCAGTAACGACTCCGCCTGGACTGTTGATAAAGAAGTGTATGTCTTCATTTCCTTGACTCTCCAAAAATAGTAGCTGTGCTACAATAAGGCTAGCACTATGTTCGTTAACATCTGTATCTAGCATAACAATTCTATCCTTGAGCAAACGACTATAAATGTCGTAACTGCGTTCTCCGCGTCCTTCTTGCTCAATAACCATTGGTACCAAATTAGGCATCTTTCTCTCCAAAAATATACGCATCCATTTTGCGCTTAGTTGTTTCTTCATCCTTCATAGCACAATCAAAACAGATATTCTCATCGTTTGGCCCATAAGGTCTGCACTCGTCTACAACACCACACATTTCACATACTTCGTCTGGTTGTTGTGCAATAAATCCAGGTCCACTCATTAGCGACCGCCGATGTTGCCTAGAGCAGTCATATTGCTAGGAACAATAATAGTGTTGACTTTACCATTCTTAATACCTTCGGAGATATTAAGTTCAGCTTGGGCTCGCATGTAAGCAATAGCGGCTGAGTTTTGATTAGCTAGAGCAGCCATACGACGAGCTTCTGCTTCGGCAGTTTTCACTTCAACTTCCTTTTGTTTGAGTTCGTTTTTACTACGAACCAATTCGTTAGCACTAGCGACAACTGAGTCAGCAGGTACGATGTTACGAATCAGTACTTGGCCGATAACCAAACTGCCGTCTAGCTTTTCTTCTGCTAGAGTCTTTTGGATCTGCTCCTTGATGCTTTGTTCCATAGTCTGACGATTATCTGCCATATCCAATGCTTCGTACTTACGTGCTTCTTTGTAGATAGCATTACGAGCAGTTTGAGTGATGTAATTGTACATCAAATAAATGTCGCCGTTATGTTTGGCATGAAATGCTTGACTTTTGGTGCTATACAACTCTGCAACTTGTGCTTGATTGATGTTATAGATAACCACAGCATCAAAGTCTTTCATTGTGCTATTATCTTTAGCAACAGGAGTCATGTCATCAAGTTTGACGTTAACATCCTTGATAGGAAAAGTAAGAACGTCGCCAATCAAAACTTGGTTGAAGGATCCGGGCAGAAGCTCGCCACTTTGGACCTGCTTGTCAAAACCAACACGTACACCAACCTCACCGGTTTCGATACGGGTACAGCCAGTAGCGAGAACAGCGGCGGCGATTAAAGAAAGAGTTGCGATACGTTTCATTACATTACTCCAATTGAAAAAAGATAAACTGCCAAAACAAAGCCTAGTGCGGTATACGCAAGGCGCCCCAAAATTGCTAAAACCATTTTGATTCCTTAAAAAATTACAACAATAGCAATTAATGTTGCCAGAGTTAGTATAGCACAACCTAGGCTGTACGTCAAGAGTTTAGACATGGACCACAGTTCTTTTCCAGTCATTTCTCTCACAGCACGAATACCAAAAAAGAACAATCCAAATACCACAATAAATGCCAAAACTAATCTAATCATTTTAATATCCTAAAGTCAAACATTTTATAATAATCAAACGGATAATCTACTTTAGTAATATGTGTTTCGAATTTAGTAGTTGACTGGGTCAAAACTATATCTTCGAAAAACTTTCTAAGCAAATTACCTTCGTCTAATTGAATATTATACACAAACCGATTGTCGTCAGCGAACCAGTAAAAAATAAATTTCTTTTTGTTAACCCAACGACTAGTTTGATGGATATAGACTAATTCTCTTTGAAACTTTTTTAGATTAGGTTTAACTAACGGGCAGTCAGTGACTTGATAATTTTTGATAATTGAGTCTAGTACCTGATCTTCTTGGTAAAAGTGAGGCAAAGTTACAACCATGCCAACTTCTTTTTTACTCAGTGTTGACTTAACTTGTGACAAAAATTGCACTAGATTGCTACGATAGTCACTTAGACGCGAGTCTTTTAAGTTAACCCACATCATTTTCTTGCTGTAATACTCTTTAATAACTTGAGCATCGTTAAAGTCGTCCCCTGTTAAGGCGGCTTTAACATTTGGGTCATCGAGTCGATACCATTTAGACGGATCTTCGTCTCGTATTTTCTTAAGACGTACACTAAGCACCAACGGATCGACATCAAACTTAGTTGGTGCTTCTCGATACTCTGCGTTGAAAATACTGGATAGAGTATCTTCTGTTGTAAGATCTACAGTAGCTATATTCATTAATCAAGCTCTTTCAATGCTTGTGGCGCACGAGCTGCCGCAATTTCGCGTTGGCGATTTGCTTCTTTAGCACGTTTTAGAACGTTGGCATCGCCGGTAGGCAGGGCAACTAGAACATAAGTCCTGTAACGACCGCCTTCATTGATACGTTTAATTTCTTTGACTTCAACTCCAGTCAAGTCAACTTCTTTGCAACTAGAACGCAGAGCCATTTCACTAAACTCAGTGCTGGTTGCTTCACTATCAGTGCGATAAATTTTAGTACGTTGGCTAGTAGTACCACCAGCAGTCATACAGATTTTACCGTAAGCATCTGCCTTAGCTTTTTGGTCTGCCATGCTGAAATCCGAACTCACCGCAGTACCTGCTTCGTAGACTGCACTTTTGCTAACTGGTAGCTCAGTCATCCACTTAGGTGCTTTGTCAATAACACGTTCAGCAAGTTTTTCTCTGCGTTCGTATTCTTGTTCTGCACGTTTTTGATACGGGTCACTAGTACCACAAGCTGTCAATGCCGCAATAATTGGCAATAGAATAAAAACCTTTTTCATTATTTTCCACCCATCTTTTCTTTAGTCCACTCTGCTGTGGATTGAATATCCTTACCAACACCTGCTACAGTTGAGCAAGCAGATAGAGTAAGGGCCAAAATTAATGCTGTAAATGTTTTCATTTTGCCATCTCCTGTGACTGTGTTTTAACGGTATCAATGCCCCTATCAAGAATTCGAGCAACGCCCGAAAAACCAACAGTAGCAACTACCAAGCCTAAAATAAAGCCTATTGCAATTTTAACCATATGTGCCTCTGTGTGAGTTGTAACGACTTTATTATATTACACTTCGGTAATAGCGTCAACTTTTTTGGCAGAAAGGTAATCTTTTTCTTTATAAGTTTTGATCATGTGGCATCGGCAACATAGTGTTTGGATATTTTCGGCAATATCTTTTCCACCATCCGCTTGGCGTTCCAAATGATCGCCGTGCATCACGCCCCGCATACAGCGAAGTTTATGGAACGGATCTTCGATGTCATCGAATTGAGAATCTTCTCTTGGATCGTATTTGCATTTAACACAAACCCAACCACGATAGAATGTGTATGGGCGGTCGGCCTTACCCATTCCACCGTATTCAGCTAGCATTAGTTGGTGCTCGCGACAGTAACTATCACTGCCCGGGCCTTCGTAGTGCGTTAAGGGATTGCAACAATCTTCGAGCGCACAAGTTAGACCCTTACCAATCTGTTCCTTTAAGACTCCACGACTTTTACGCTTGTCGTATTGCGGATCACGCAACTTGCTCATCTTTAATCACTTCCCAAAGCCATGCTTTTTTAACAGTAAAACCATTGTTAGCTTCGTACTTAGGTACAGCCAGTTTGGTACTAGCCTTAAGTTGGGCAATCAAGAACGGAATACCTGTACGCATTTCTGTAGTAAACCCACGAACGATTAGCTCGCCTTTGGCATTGTATTCCTTTTGGTCTGGAGGAGTGATAGATTCGTACCAATTTGTGTACGCATCTTTAACTTTACTCCAGAAAGGACCATTAGGACTGAAGTCTGCGTCAAAGTAGTCTTTGGTAAATTGGGTAAACTTAATCAAGTATTCTCGATTAACTTTAATTCCTTGTTCGTGACAAATATTGAAATACTCGTAAAGCTGTCTAGCCTCCTTGGGCTCAACTGGACGTTCTTGTCGTAGCAGTGACCAATACTCGGCAAACATTCGAGTAACATCGATATCCTTAAGACTCTTCTCGCTGTCGCTCATAATGGTGCCAGCTAACAGAGTAAATGCACCTGGTTGGTCTTCGTCACCCATTTTTTCATGGGTAACAAACAGTCCTGCATTTTGGAGATACTCTTGCTTCTTTGCGGCTGCTTCCCAAACAGGATCGTTAGAACCGTCGATCAAAACTCCACAAACCATTTGTCGATATTTGTCGTAGAAGTCCAGAGGCTTCTTTGCTTCTCCGTTAAGCAAAATGAAGTTACGACGGATTTCTGCTTTCATTTTAACAGGGTAGACTACAATTGGAACGGTGATATCTCCAGCCCGTTCGCCGAAAATCTTAGTTGCCAAAATATATAATACTATAGCAGTATGTTGCCCGTCCCAGGCAACATAATAACCCGGCTTCTCAGGATCTTCGTAGACCTGAATAGCCATTACCATTGTTTCTTTAAAATGGTCCAAAATACTCAGAACGTGCTCAAAATTTACTTGACGTTGCATAGTGGTATCAATAAGGATCTTGTCCATAGTGGTACTCAAACTCTGGCACAAATGCAAGTCGCCAAACTTTTTCCATTGTTTATTTCTACGTTTGAATTCGGCAATCGCGGCATCCATTTCGGCAGGAAAGGTACCAGTCAAACATTCGTTCAAACGTTCGCGCAAACTAATAAAATGACTACTTGTTTTTTTGAAAAAGTCATTTACTTTTTGAGCATAATTTTTCATCAATTGAATCCTGTGTGTTAGTTGATGTGTATATTATACGGCTTTTCTTACCATTTGTCAACCACGATCCAATCATTGTCGTTAACTTGACAAATTACACCGTGGTTTACACGCAACTTATTATTTTGGACATACCGTTCTTTAAACAATCGGCATTTGGAATTATTATATTTGAAATATCCAGTTTGGCGTTCAGCGCGAAGTAATTCGTTTTCCATAACCACTTCACCAACTTTAACCGGCTTATCAAATAGTTCTCCACCTTCTTTACAAGTGGTAACTACTTCGGTTCGATACTTACCAGCCAGTGTTACCAGCAGTTCATTCTTACCACGCTCAATAGCTTCGGCACAATCTTTATGGGCAGAGTTTACCTTGTGCTCAACACCATTAACCAAAATAGAATAACTAACTTGACAACTATCGCCTTTGACAGTTTTAATCAAATTGAGTACAGGCCCGGTTTCTACTTCCTGTATCATTTGGCTAGCTTCTTTTACACGGCAATCGGCAAGAGCTTCTTTGAAAACAAATAGTGCAACAACAGCCAATATAAAGTATTTCATTCTACACCGCATTTCCAAGTGTACCACCAAATAGTAGCTTTGAGTCTACTATTGTAAGCACGATCTTCTTCGTTTAGGTTGTCTGGATTAGGGTCAAAGTTTTTACGCATCTGAACCTTACGCAACTGTGCCAATTGCTTGTCGGCTTTGGCACATTGCATAGGGTAGTCTACTAATTGCTGATAAGTTAGATTGGTATCTTCGCATCCAACTAACAGACAAAATAGTAGTGGTATCATGTATTTCATTGTGCAGATTCATCTAAACGAACGTTAGACAAACCTGCAACTGTTTGGAATTTTTCCCAAGCAATTTTAGCAGACGGATTATTTTCCAGCTCATCGCTAGGTAGTACAGTTTCCAGCCAGTAGTAGGGCATACGACGAGGATGGGCACCAAACTGTCGAGGCTGGTGAAGTTTACCCGACTCCCAGAGTTCGATGCTGACGCTACGGAATAGATCTTCGTCCTCATCGCCGTAGCTACCCCATTCTGGGTTGCTACCACCGAACATTCTAATCATACTTCCGCGATTGCTACCACCGGCATAACCTTGCCAAATGCCCTGCCATTGTTTATCGTCGTGCGGATCAAAATCCGTACGAGAAATAACAACAAGGACATCTGCAATGTCTACTTTGCCTTCGACAATATCTCTAACACAACGGCTATAACTGAGACCAATTTTCATAGTGTAAACTCGATTCGTTTAATGCTATCCCAACGGAAGCTACGCCATTCTTTAACTTCTAGGTCATAGACTGACATAACATCCTCGTTCTTTTTCTTTTCCTTTTTAGGAACTGCTACTTCTTCAGTAAGGACGGGAACTTGCGGAACAAGATCTGAACTGGTAGTGCAGTTCATTATTCTTTCTGTTCCGTCCTTCTTAGTAAATGTAACAGTTATAGGGCCGAAATTCAAGTGGCCTTTTAGCCACTTTTTAAAAGCCTTAAACTCCTTCTCGGTTTTCAGTATTGTCTGAATTCCGAAGTTCGAGTTGTCGTTTGAGTTCTGCATTTTCAGCCTCCAATTTTTCGATATGGTTTGCAATATGAGTTACGAATTCGGCAAGATTCTTGCCAGTTTGTCTAGTCATTTCGACAATACTAATTTCCATTTAAATCTCCAATACAATGTTAGGGTTCCAACCTGTTTCTTCGTATCCTTCATAACCACGTGGGTTACAAACAACACGAGTTTCTCCGATCATATAATCAAAGGGATGATGTGTATGACCATGTGTCCATAGTTTGATCTGAGGGTGATCCAAAATGAATTCGCTTAGATCACTGTGGTACCCGCCATTCATTACCTTGTCGTTGGCATACATTGGGTGTACACTTTGATGACTAGGGCTATGGTGACCTACAACAACAACCTTACGATCTTTAAGATCAGCAAGCACTGACTTAAAGTAACCTAGTGTTTGTCTGTGTCTTTCCATAATATGCGCCGGACGCAGTTTAGTATAGCCATGACCATCATGTCGAATGATACGGAAATCATTCATTAAATCAGTCAAAGCATGCAAGGTCAAAGGATCACCCTTGTTGCAGTCAGTCCATAGTGTAGCACCGATAAACACAACACCATCAATTTCTTTAGTGTCTCTTTCCAAGAAATGAATGTTAGGAAATTTGCCGCACTCGTTACGCAGGTCGGTTAGACTAGACACAAACTTACCATGGTAAAATTCGTGATTACCAGCAACATAAACAACATGCGGAAACTGAAAACTGCAACGCTTTAAAAAGTCACGGAAGCGAAGTGCAGTAGCTTGTCTACGGCCCAAGTCAGCAAGATTAACATTGCTGTACATGCCGTAGTCCATTTCTGGATGGTCGTGCAGATCCTGGGCAACCATAATGTCGCCACTGAGAATTAAGACATCGCAACCTTCACCATTCTTGATGTTGATGTCACTAAATTCTAAATGCAGATCTGATACTACCTTAATTTTCATCACTATTTCTTTCGTTATACCTAGCTTGGCGTTCTGCTTCGTGTTTGTCGCAAAGAGTCCTTATCCAGCCGCCACTACGAGTGGTTCCAGGCTGACCACATTCTTCACAAGTGAATGCCGCCCACGACTCCGCCATACGAACCATCCCATCCACTGTGTCGTCACCGCCATCATAGTAAAAACGCAGGCCGCCAAATTTTTCTTTGATTTGCCTAACAACAACATCCGGGCAACCTTGTCCACGTTGATACTTTTCCAATTGATTCTGCTTCCATTCAACATGATGATGAATTTGGTGGCAAAGTGTTTCAAGAATGGGCCACCAACCAATACCTACAGCAAAGCCACCATATTGGTCTGCAAACATCTTTGGATACTTTTCTTCCATTCGACGAGCAAATTCCTCGTACTGATCTTCATCATACATTAGTCTGCCCAAACCTTTGCTCGTTGTTTCATACCCTCTGGGTCACGCTTGTATTCGTCAAGCAGGTCGCGCAGAGCTTCCTCGACAAATGCGTTAAAAGTCATATCACGTTCGTGCGCGGCAATCATGAACTTTAGTAGTTCGTTGTCAGGAATATCCAGCGGAACTTTTACACGGGTATCGTATTCTTCTCCAGCAACCATAGCAGTAATCTTTTCCAAAATATCGTCTTCTACTTCCAAATCAGTAAACTTGCGATCGCAAGCAGCCTCAAAATCTACATCTTTAAGTACGCATTCAGCCTTGTACTTTTCTACATACTCTGGGCTAATCCAGCGATACTCACGTTCATTTACGTAGTCCCACATTTCGCACATATACACTTCGAAAGTAGCACTATCGAAAATAATATTTGTGCTGTAGTGATCTTCTTTGTCGCAATCTAAATAACGTGCCTCTGGACCAAATGTAGTCCAGCCAAACTGTTCACCGCCAGTAATGCGGTATTGTGTAGCTTTAAGAAAGTCTTCGATTCTCATTGTGCAACCTTTACATAGTTAAGTCTTGTTACAGTACCTTTAGTTTTCCAGTGGAAGCCATGATCTTTAACTTTGGCCTTAATGACAACCGCAGGACCTACGGTTACATTTTTTTGGCTCATCCAACTGACTAATTTATTTTCTATTATAGCATCAACATTAAAAGCTTCAAAGTTTTTCGACTTAATGCAGGATAATACTTCGCAGTCCAAATCCAGTAAAGTTTTACCAACTTCCCCCAACCAACCTTCTTCTAATGTTTTGGTTTTCTTATGAAATTGGTGTTTGCTCAGGTCTCGTTTGTAAACACTGGGCAAGCAGGCAATCCAACCAAATTTATTAGTAGTTGTGTTTTCCTTAGTAAGAATTGCATTTAGTTCAGTTTTGAACTCGTCTTCACCTTGAATGGCATTAAACATCAAACGGCGATAAAACTTTATAATGTCTTCCGTTAATTGCTTATCTTCCATATTGGTTGTGATAAGCTGAGGCTTCATCAAAGGATCTACACCGTTGTAATTGGTTTTATCTTCTCCCAACGCAGACAGCATCAATAGCTTGTTTGGCATACGATAACCAATTATTTTATAGTCATCGGTATAAATGGCTTCTGCCGTTTTAATGTAATCTTTATTATACCGATAGGCAGCGCATGCCAATTCCAATACCGTTTGGACTGGGTACTCTTTTTCCGGCGCTGGCATAACTTGCTCCATTAATTGATAATAGTCTTATTTTACATGAAAATCAAGTCTGTGTCAACCTTTTGGAGCCTAGTATATACTTTTTTAGTTAACCGATTTATTACAGGGTCGTTGTATTTTGGAAACTCTGTCTTATACATTCCCAAACTAGGAGCAACAAATTGGCCGTTTAACCTAAGCCTGCTCAATTTGTCTGTGTTGTGCAAATAACGTAAGGCTCTATGCTTGCCTAAATTTCTGCAAAGTTCAAATGCTATACTGATTGAATAAGCATCTATTTCATCTGGATCACTTAGATACCTTCCGTGATTGTTATCGTGTTCTCGGCCAGATTTATAATTACGTTTTCGATATTGCCCTTGATGTCGATATTCGTGTATTAACGAATCGTAAATTTGTATTAAAAGTTCTGTAGAATTTTTTTCATGCCACGCACCAGTTTTATTAAAATTGTGCGTTATTATTAATTCAATAGGACACTCGTTATTTTTATCGTCTTCAGGATCATAAAAACCGTTAACATAAAAAACATCTGTGTTGAGATTTTTATCTTTAACGGTCTTTATTTTTAATTCAATTTCATGTAACTTTAATTCTTTACGAATCATAGCTAACAGCTTTTGGAAACTAACTCCTCCCTGAGTTCTACGTCTTATGCTAGTACATATTTCGCAGACAGTTTCCATTATACCATTCATAGTTACAACCTATAAATTACCCTACCTTTTGACAAGTCGTATGGGCTGACTTCTACTTTCACATTATCACCTAAGATAATGCGAATCTTGTTTTGCTTTAACCTACCACCCATGTAACAGAGTAAAGGGTTGGGCATATTGTCCACTTTAACCCTAAACATGTTTCCTGGTAATACTTCGTCTACTTTGCCTGTGAGTTCAATAATATCGTCTTTAGCCATTATTTCTTTTCTAGAATGATTGATCCTTCTTCAACTGTAACCGTAATTACATCGCCTTCTTTCCAGCCTAGCTTGTCACGAATTTCTTGGGGGATATTCATGAGGACGTTTTCAGGGTCCCCGTTGATTTCTTCAAAAATTTCGCTTGCATCGTAAGTGTACTTTTCCATAGCAGTATTTACTCTTAATTTAATTTGTGTCAGAATCTTTTACAACTAGCCAACCTAGTTTATATAAATCGTTTTCGATTTCTTCAGTAACTACACTTTCTGCAACGTAGTCTCTTCCGTCCCAAAGTTTATTTTCTTCCTCGTCGTGACTAACATTTCGAATACCAGAACAGTACCAATCAATGTAATCACCTTTTTGTTGCATGTGAGCAATAATACCTCCAGCATAGCGCCAAGAGCATGACCATTTTTGGTCTTTTAGCAAAGGCCACATTTCTCGTTTGATAAAATCATTATTACACATTGCGGCATACAAGTTTTGAGCATAAGCATCGTTGGCACGAACCTTTTCTAAAATCCAATCGGTGGTACGCAGATCCCATTCTAGGTTATCTTTTCGCCATTTAGGGTCTGCTTCCTGGGCATCTTCTCGCTCATCCCAAGACTCGTAGTACTCAACCATGGCGCGAGTATTTTCGTCGTTCTCGGGAGTCTTGCCTTTTTCAGCTTGACGTTTGAGATAGTTTTCCTTTTGGAAAGTATTACGCTGAGGGCTTTTGCTAATCATGATAGTTACCTTGCAAGCAATGTAGCATTTCGTGACCTAGATTGTCAATAGTGAACTTTTTCGGAATAATTATAGTGCAAGTGTTAGCTTCCCAAAACGAGCAGGCTTGCATGGCGAATCCAAATCCATTTCGTCCTCGTTTACGGCTTTCAGTTTCACAGACTTTGTCAACATTATCGACAGCCCGAATCGTAACAGTTGTTTTATTTGTGAAGTTGTTTTTGGCATCGTACTTAAAATTAGGATTTTGCCAATCGGCGAGAACATTAGTCGAAACCAAAATGGTTGTCAAAACAAGTGCCTTAATCATTTGTGCCTCTGTGTGTAGTTAATCGGTGCAGACGGTAGGATTCGAACCTACAAAGGCAGCTAATAGCCTAGCCCTGTTCCCTCCCCGAAGGGAGGAGGTCTACCAATTCCACTCACGTCTACGGTTATATTATAACAGCATTTGAACAAAAAGTCAATCTGTTTTGGTTACATATCTAGCGGTTCGTTTCTTGTCTTTTGAATAATTGAACCATCAAACATTCTATGTACTGCACCCAACGGAGTGATACTGGAAATTAGCCCTCTACGATCTAGCCCGTCGTACATAAATTCAATTAATAAACTATGCCCATTATCTTGATAATACCGTGCCCGATCAAATCGTAACTCTGGATCAGTTTCTAAGGCTAGCTTGAGCCATTCTCTAAAAGCATCAACATCCGGGAATGTCCATTCGGTTTCAATAGTAAGAGCATCAGCGTTTGTAGATGGTTGGGGCCTTGAAGAAACTAGCTCAGGTCGACTATCCGCTAAAGCATATAAAGCCGACGTTCTAGTTTTGCCCTCCGTTGTATCTTCGTAAAAGGGTTGTGTAGCATCAGGTCTGCTTTTTGTAAAATATTGAGTAACGGGCATTTTTGTCTCCAATGGATATTAGTTATTTATACTACCACTTAACACTAAATAGTCAGGTATTTTAATATTTATCGAAGGAAATATGGAAGTCATATTATTAACATCAGTTTTGCCCTATCGTCTAGATGACAAAAATGTACAAGGAAGATCCTTGTACAGGGGTATGGGTGCCTATCAAGTAGCTTGGTATTTGCGAGAACACAATTATAACGTTCAAGTTATCGACTTTGTTTTCCAACGATCCGAAGCAGAGGTTGTTGACGCTGTTAGCAGATATGTAACAGACGAAACAAAAGTAATTGGATTTGGGGTATTGGGGAACACAGTATATGATAGGCTACTATATCTTAGAGTCGCTAGCTTAATGTTTAAGCTCAAGGAAAAATTTCCTCGATTAAAATATGTTGGTGGCGGCCCAACTGCCAATCGTTTTGATTGGTTTTTGCCTCCGAAGTTGTTTGATCATATTATTGTAGGGCATGCCGAAGACACTATGCTTGCCTACTGTAATCATGTATTTAGAAACGGGCCTGCTGTTCCTTTTGAAATTAGTGCTCGCGGGAATAGACTTATCAAAGAATCGTTCTCAGTTCCAGTTGAAAAAAAATTTGATATACAGCATGATCGACATAGGTGGCACGAACGCGACTTTGTACAACCCGGCGAATCTTTACCAATTGAAACTACACGCGGCTGTATCTTTAAATGTAAGTTTTGTCAGTATCCGTTAATTGGAAAGCATAAGCTAGATTTTCTTCGAGATATGGAACTAATTAAAGAAGAAATGATAGATAATTATAATAAGTTTGGAACTACAAACTATTACATGTTAGACGATACTTTTAATGCCGACAAAGATCGTGTCGAAGCTTTTGCTAACATGGCTGCTAGTTTGCCTTTTAAAATAAGATACGCAACATATCTTAGATTAGATCTAATAGAAGCTCACAGACAAACAGAAGATATGCTTAAAGAGAGCGGTCTATTTGGTGCATTTTTTGGTGTAGAAACTTTTAATAAGGAAGCTGCGTCTCTCATCGGAAAATCTTTTAGTGGAAAAAAAGCTAAAGACTACCTTCCAGAGCTAGCCCATCAAAAATGGAATAGTGAGATCATTATCTTCTGCGGAATGATAGCAGGCATTCCTCCAGAGACAGTCGAAGAACTTTGGGAAACAAATCAATGGTTAAAGGATAACAATATCAATGGGTGGCATTGGAACGGTTTACATTTAAGTAATCACCACATCAAAGAATGGTCCAGCGAATTTGAACAAAATGCAGAGCAATACGGATTTAGATTTACAGGCCCTGATCAATGGGCACACGGCGAATATCATACATCGCAGAAAGCTCGTCAGTGGGCGCTGGACTTAGTTAAAGATTCTATTTCTCATCAACGTACTGCTTCATGGAACGGAATTGAATTGTTAAATTATCCTTCTATGACCACGCATGAAATCTTAACTCGCCGAGTTAAAGACTATAATTTAGATCATCCTGTGCATGCTGACAGGAAAAAATTCCTAGATAATTATTGGTATCAAATTATGAATTCTTAAGATCACCTATACTTGTAAGTATAGTTGGTGCGTCTAGAAGATCTTGGTCTAAATCATACACCGGTTGGAAATTAACTACAGGACCAAGTTTATAGTATTTCCTCCAAGATTTAAAACCAAGTAATCCTTTTACTGGGTCGTAATCTAAAAATTTCTTATCTAGAGATCCAACTAGATTTTCCAAGTCTGATACCATCATTTCCCATATCTTAGTACCGGAGTGATGGCGATAGAACCAGTCGTCGTGTCTGCCTAGTAACATTCTGTCAGGCTTGCCTGCTTGATAACTCCATTTCTTGATTGCTGGATAGATAGCAGGGACAATGCCTCTTTCATAAACACCTGCATTAAATGTAACAGAATCGACTCTAGGCAATGCTGTTGGTGTATCAGGTCTTTTAAGCCTGTCATCGTTGATCAGCATCATGTCGTAAACATTCCTATTTTCTGGCCGCATTAAAAATCTGGCTGCTAAATGTGCCTGTTTGACTATCATTAAGGGAAGTTCAGGACTATGATAAAAAAATATTTGATCCGTGTTTGGATGATTTATTGAATTATACTTGTTATTATAAATGTTATCTCTAAACATAATATAAAAATGATCTTTAGATCTAACAATTGAGGGTTTATCAATACCTTGAACAACCGCAATCCTTTTTCCAGACTCTGCAATACGTTTTAAATGTGTAAGGCGATCTAAATTATAACGGCCAGCCATAGTTGGGTGTAACCAGTCGTTACATTTAAGTAACCAATCGTCTGCTTTATAATTCAGCATGTCCTGAAAGTAATCATGTAATGTAACTTTGATTTTAGGATATTTTTCTCGTATTGTATTAAGCCACGGAATCTGAGTTAAGAAAGTTTCTTCTATAGTGTTTTCAACTCTCGTATCCGACGGATCAGGATTCTTCCAATCTCGTAATCCTTCTAACGGAGCACTTCCAACTACTTCATCTATGTGCAACCCGTTATTTACAAAAGCGTGAAACATGTTTGTACTGTCAGCGCCGCCACTACAGAACATTACAATATAATCGTATTTTTCTCTTATCTGTCTAGCTCGTATAGCATAAAATTCATCTATGCTAGTTGTCGGCTCTTGTGTCCAGTCTATTGCTGAAAAGATATTATCATTGAAAACCCACTCCATATCTGTTCGTAGTTGCTGGGCTTTAAACATGGCCATAATTTTATTATGAAATTTTTCTGTACCAACTTTATAATACCCTAAATCGTCTAAGTTCATTCTAAGTATCCTATATCCCTTCTATAGGTAAATTGACCTACATATTGTGTATCTAAGTAATCATAAATTCGTTTCGCTGCTTCCTGTCTTGAATTAGCTGTAGTTGTAAACAACGAATGTTTAATATAATATCTTTCAATGCCCATTGTTGCTCCAGCACATGTTTCAATACTTTGAATTATATTATCAGGTATGTTTTCAAACTTTGGTAGAAATGATGCAGGCCTGAGCCAGTCGTAAACACGATTAAACACTCGTACAGAAACTGTAGACTTATTATTATGGATTACATCGGGGATCGGAAGATCTGCACTTGCCGCATAAAATAATTCAGATAAGTTATTTTCAACAGAGCCTAAAATTGAGCATAATTCAGGGTCACCACTTCGAGTATTAATTTCTAAAATATACGGAACATTATTCTTGTCAACAGCTATGCCTAAAAATATAAATCCCCGATAAAAGTCGTTTGATTTGCCGAGGTAGTCTTTTAAAAAATTAAAAATTTTATCGGCATATTCGTGTACTATCGGATCAGGATCGACGTTGTAACAACCAAGCCCAACAGTATTATACCCGCTGTCGCCGTCTTTTAATTTTTTATAATCTCTTGCAGAACCTAAATATTTCCAGCCGCTACGATTAAACAATGCATGATAAGAGTACTCTCGTTTAATTTCCATGTATTCTTCTAGTACAATTTCTGTATCAAGATTTATGTTTGTAAGTTGTGCGTCACCGTTAACTAAGTACCCAAATAGTTCTTCAAAAACTGTTTCGTAATTGTCGTCGTCGACAATAATTGTTTGTCTGCCTGACTGATATACAAAATCCAACTTTACTACAAATGGTCGTGCAAGACTTTTAAAATTTTTATAAAGATATCGCCCGTCCATTTTTTGATATTTTGGTGTTGGAATACCACATTTAGCAAGAAGTTGTTTGGTTAGATGTTTACTTCTTTCTAAATCTGTAATTTTTGGATTAACAAAAAAATAAGGTATTTTTCTATCTTGCAAATAATTGTGTATAAATGAACTTCGAGGAACTGGGAGCCCGGACGCTAAAACAAAGTCGATTTTTTTATCTTCTGAAAATTCAGCAAATCGTTTCATGGCATTACCTACATTGAGATCGTAAGGTAACCATGTAGTTATAGGTTCGTAGTTTTCAGTTGCCTTTACTCCAACAGCAGCTCCAAAATGATAAACGTGTGAATCCTTTTTTAGTAGCTGTGCTAAATGGTGGTAAGGGCACACCGATGACAATATAGCAATATTCATTTTTGAATTAATTTTATTACCCAGAATGTTGGATCTAATTCCCACCAATGACGACCGCCGTAATTGGGATTTTTAGGGTCTCCATGATGATTGTTGTGCCAGCATTCTCCTTGTGTTAAAGGAAACAACCAAGGTATATTTGTACTATCGTCCTTTGTTGCGTAGTTTTTATATCCAAGATTTGGATAATGTACTACACTAGTCTGCAAACAAAATACATGTAATGTAATTAGCGCAGGCAACACTAGTAGGTAAAAGAAAAGATCGATACTAATTAGTGCAGTGATTCCGTAAACTAACCAAATTATTTCTGTGTAGTATTTGTGAGAGAATACTACATCAGGATCTCTTAATAATTCTGGAACTCTCCTGACACTTACATCGCCTTCTTTTAAAGTAAACATCCACGTAATATAACTGTGCCAAAATCCGTGCTTCGGACTATGGGGGTCCAAATCTGTGTCACTGTGACGATGGTGTGCTCCTCTATGTATTCCTACCCACAAAATAGCACTTCCTTGTACTGCAATCGTTCCGCAGAACAGTATAAATCTTTTCATCAGTCTGCTAACTTCAAAACCATGATGGCTAAACAGTCTGTGGAATCCTGCCCCTATTCCAATAAACTTCATAAAGAACCAACCAATAAGAGTAGCTATCCACCACCAGGCAGGTGCTGTGCCGGCGATTAAATTATAAATTGCCCAAATACCAAAAATATGTAGAGGTACGATTCCTCCCCATAGATGTTTAATTGTTATGATATTTTTAATTACTTGGTTCATTTACTTTTCCAGCTACGTAGTGCATCAATGTTGCCTTGATAGATAATGTGCTGCCAACAGGTTTCGTCACATTCGTTTGGGCATGTTAGGTATTTATTTGTAGCTATCTTGAAGTCTAAATTAAATTGTTTCTTAAAATTCTTTGAAACCCATTTCATCCAATTATCAGTTTGCCTACTGATAAAAAATAACTCGTACTCCGTATTATCTTTTAACCACCGGATTTGGCTTAACGTTGTCTCACCCATTGCTAAACTTATTTCTTTCATTATTTGTTTTTTGTTAGTATGTTTCCATGTTCTATTTAAAATCCTGTAGGAATTATTTGGCCAGCATTCGCGTAAAGAAATACTTGAGCACATTTCAGGATTATTGTTGTCATCAAAACAAATAGTATAGGCCACAATACCAGCATAGTCAAAAGATTTTTTACTATAATTTTCCCATAACCGATGAGATCTATCGTTGTACTGCTGTTCTCTTAAGTTATCAAAAAGTTGATCCAGGTAATTGTTTGCGCCTGGGCGCCATGTTACTGTATACATATATTTTTTAAGAATTCATTATAATCTAAAGACCACCGGCCATCCCATTGTTTTCCTAGTGTGTATAGTTCATTGAAGCTTTCATGTTTAAAAATTTCTAACTTTTCAATCTTTTCATACCCATGATACTTGGGACGTTCTTCAAGTTCAAAGTTACTGTCTCTATTATAAATTATGTACTTGCTAGAATCAGACCCAAGTTTTCCAGGAACTTGATTTAACGATAAATCTTTTATTCGTGGATCTTCTAAAAACGTTCTCATCATCTCAGGAGTGTATCGATTAAAATGAGGAGTGCCGTCAATGTTATAGAGTTTATAATAGTTAACAATAGCATAGTCGTGTTGATATATAGTCACGTCCCACGAATCATTTTCGTTTTTTCTCAAGTAGGGTTCGCCTTCTCCGCATATAACAGTTCCATCTAATTGCCCAATTGCATATGCCGTAGCAGCCCTGTGATGTACAGCTGATTTTATTTCTTTTGATATCTCTAGCATCATGCCACTTTTTACAAAGTGATCAAAATCGATATCAATAATTAAAGGTTTTAGATTTTTGTATCTGCAAAATTTTAATGCATATTCAAGGTCATGTGAGTTATAATCATTTTTGAATTTTATTATCACAGGAGTAAAATCTATCCCAGCATCTTTAAAAACTGAAACAGTATATTCACTATCAACACCGCCGCTATACATAATATAAATTTTTCCAGTTTTTATTGATTCAATTTTTTCAGCAGCAATTAGACTTTCTTTGTAGTATGTTAGCCCTGGAGTGATTGGAGAAATGTCTACAAAGAAAGAGTTTCCTGAACCCCTAACTGTAATATAGTTATTTTCTGATATATTCAAGTTGTTATATCCTTGTATACTACATTTGAAAATGCTTCATGCGTTTTTGGGCCTGGATGTAACTTGTCGCTGCATAAATCTAACATTGGATTAAACGTCGATTTTACATCTTTTAAATTAGATAATTTAATAAACTCAGGTTTATATTTTAACATTGGTGCTTGTTCAGCTATGTAACTATAGTTGTTTAAATTTAAACTTTTTAGATAAAGCTCTGCGTGATGAATATAAACCCATGACATGAATATCAGGTGCTCCTCTGTTTGTGCACCAAGCCATTTTGAATATCCTGGAAGCCAAGCACCATACCTTTCAATTTTACTTTTGTCAATAATTGCACCTCGGGAGAACATGGTCCATAATATAACAATTAAATCATCATGGTTGAATTTAAAATTTAAAATTTTATATAAAATTTCTAAATTGCTTGCGCCTGGATCACTACAATTTATTAAATCGATATTTAATTTGTTACTTAATAATTTTGGCCAACTGTAATTGCTTGGTGTAGCACTATCTGCTGGGCAATCTTGAAGCAGACTACCATATGTGTAGGAGCAGCCAAATGCTACCAGCCTTGTCATTTTAATTTTTTGCCCATCCAATGGAATACAGGAACCATACCTACTTTATCAGCAGATGCTAATCGAACTTTATTGTTTTTGTGTATGTGACTGCTAATAGCCCAGCAACCTTTTTCTTTGGCTATTTGTTCAAAATATCCATGGAGTATTGTATAAATTCCTAACCCTCGAGAGTCTTCGTCAACAGCACTTAATGTTATCCACAACAGTCCTTTATTTTCGTAATGTTCGTAAACAATATGTCCAAGGATTTTTCCATTCTCGTCTGTGGCGTACACCGCTGAACAATCGCTATCGTTCCATGATGTAAACGGATATGCAAATCCGTTATCGATAAGAGTTGCCATTTGTCGTAAAAAGAAAGTAAATATTGGACTCATGCCTAAACTATCAGTGTGCATGATTTTAATTTCCTTCCCGGACTTATCGTATTCTGTGCCAAGTTGAGTAATCTTCATGTTATTATTCTCCTGCCGTTATTTATAGAGCCAAGAATGTGTAGCCAAAAAAAAAGGCTCCGAAGAGCCTTTTAAAGATGTTACATTTTAGTGTAATTGAATCTTTTGTACTAAACCTGGTGTGAAGTAGTCTTCAAATTTGGCATAAACTACTTTAGTAGCTTCTGCAAAACGAGCTTGCTCATCGGCGCTCATCTTAACAACTTCGATACCATCTGCTTCAGCGCGAGCTTGAACTAGAGCAATGTCTTCAATGCTCAGTGTGCGCTCGTGACGTGCAGCAACTTTAGCACTTTCAGCAACAACAGTTTGTAGCTCTGGGCTCAATGTGTTCCAGAAGTCTGTACCAATTAGAATACTTGTTAAGAACAAGCTGTGTTCTGTATGGTTAATAACTTTAGATACTTTGTCATGTCCAAGTGCATAAACACGAGGATATGTACTTTCGCCAACTGTTACATTAGCTGTACCTAAGTTCTCACTTAGTTCTTCTAGTTCCATTGGAACTACATCAGCGCCAAGTGTCTTGAATGTTTCAATAGCAACTGGGCTGAAACTTGTACGCATCTTCATACCACGTAGGTCTTCAATCTTAGCAACGGTTTCGTTACCAGGAATAATACGGAAACCACCTGAATATGTAAATGCTAGTCCTTTAACTTTCTTGCTAGCTTCTAAGCTGTTTAGCAACTCTGCACCAACTTCGCCTTCAAACACACGACTAGCATGGTCGTGATCCTTAAACAAGAATGGCAAGTCTAAAGCATAAAAGTCTTTGTTAATCTTACCTAATGTGATTGTATAAGTTTGGCTCATTTGGATAGCACCGCTGTCTAGCAAATCAACTAGACTGTGCTTGTCAACTACAACACCGTTGTTATACTTTTCAGCATATTCGCTCATGGTCATAACTTCGATTTCTAGTTGCTCTGGCGCACGAGCATTTACTTCGTCAGCAAATACTTTTGCAGCACGAATAAACAACTCGATTGGCTCGTGGGCTAAAACCCATTTTACGTGACGTTTTGTCATATGTTTCTCCATTTAACGTTAAATTAGCAGGTCATGACTCCTGCTCAATTATTTATGTCTTTTGGATATAGTAGCCGTTATCTGGTACTTTTTTGACTGTCTTCTATCTGTTTACGGTATTTAGACTGTAACCTTTTAACTTGATCTGTAGATTTTAAATAGAATTCTTCTGAGCTAACACCGTCAAATTGCGGTGGACGCATAGCAGATAATTTAAAAATCTCTGCTTCTCCTACCCTGTCCGTAGCCTTAGTTAATATAAGTCCTATGGCTTTTCTGCGCCCTTCTGACATTTGTCGTTGAGCAACGGCTATGTTAAAAATATAAGGAGCATCTATGCCCATTTCTTTTAAAGTTTTAATCTTAGGTTCTTGCGGTAATCTAGTAGGACAACTGGCTGCAATCATTTGCATCTTTGGATTTTTAGTTCGCAACGATTCGTAGCCTTCGTACTTGTCTATCACAAACTCGATTCCATTGTTGCCCACCATATTAACAAGGGCATCATTGTTGCTTCTGAATACAATGTATCTAACATCAAAATTGTATTTTTCGCCAAGAGCAAGTGCTGTTAGATGCGCGGCATTACCAAATCCTACTCCGCCCACAACAAATTCTTTTTGTCCAGCCAAAGGTTTGTTGGTAACCACAGCCCAGCAAGCATCGCCAAACGCATATACAGGAACATAGTCATTTTCGTTTAATCTTCCTGCGGCAACGTTTTCGACATATGCCGGTGCAATAATGGCAATACTATTTTCATCTAAACTCTTAACTGCGATAACTTGATTGCCTCCAGGTTTAAATTCTACTACAAATTTATAGATAGACTGCATAGCATTAGCTTCGTCTACTACTTTAAATAGTGCAGGGGTTGCACTATGTCCCGGACTATAAGGGCTATAAATTTTAATTGTTTCTGTGGCATAAGCAATACTTGCAAAGTACAGTAAAACACTAACTAACAATTTCTTCATGTTATCTCCAATCAATTTTGTAATTTTGTAAGTTATGTCTGTAAAAATCCCGTACACTCGGATCATCCATATATAAAATTTCAAAGTTTTTATTTAAACCAAGTCTGGATACTGGTCGTCGATTATTGGGCACACCCTCTACATCTTGCCTGTGCCCAATGACCCAAAGAGATTCTAATTTAACTTTAAAATTTTTATACCAGTCATTCCTGTCTAGATCCCAAATATAATTTTTAGCTGCTGTTTTATATGTTGAAGGAGTTTTTTTAATTTTTTGTCCGTTGTTATTGTTAACCATGCTCCATCTCTGATAATCGGGATAATTAAACCAATTAACAATTCTGTTCATAACGAGTTTTGTTTCTAGTGTATCGTTCATATAGATACTTCCGCGAACAGCACAGTTCAAATATTTAATATTGAAAATCATCCACCAAAAGAAGTCGTGTAGACTTTGTATCGGCACAGTGGCGGTGTCAATGTTGCGAACAAGTTTTTCGTAGAATAATTTTCCAAATTTAGGATCTGATTGTATTCCTAAATAATTTATTAATAAGTCTTTATATTGAGAATAATGTATATCAGGATCGGAAATTTTGTATTTGATATTTTGTAATTCGATCTTAGATTCCGGACTTAGATTGTTTGTGTAAGCATCATAATTGTTATATAAAATTAACCCAAATAAAGTTCCAAAAATACAGTCGCCTTCATCAGCAGTAATAGGTGTATACCCAAGTGCTATAAGTTCATCATACTTGTGTTTGTCACTATCAAGTATAGTAAACTGATCTTGTATATACTTGTGCCAAAAATGAGGATTCTCTATTATAGTTTCGACGCTAGCGCATACTGCAACACTTTGTAATTCATCTTTAGTCAAATTTTTCAACAAAGCAGACATTACCATAGTACTGTCAATACCCCCTGATAGCATGACAGCAAACCTTTCGCCGTGTGATATACGCTGTTTAATGAGTAACGCTTGCTCATTAGAAATTTGATCAAACGTTTTATTAAAAGTTGGATCATATATAGGCATCTCGTAACCTGGAATTAGCTCCTGTTTCCAGGGCATGCTCCAGTCTCCGTTACGACTTACAAATCTACAAGGATTAAGTCTTTTGGCCATGTTAATATAAAATTGTCCACCATCTCCACAATTCTTATGGACTTCACTCCAAAAAGCATCGTGATAATAATTGAAACTTATACTTGAAAAATAAAGTGTATCGTCTGGTTTAATCATTTTAAAACAGCATGGTTGAAATATTTTTATAGATGTCTTTAGACAGAGGAATAAGTTTTTCTGGCATAGGTTTATTCAAAATTTTATAATAACCATTCATCAGGTAAGTTTGGTCTGTATAATTATGAACCCAGAAGTCAACTATTTTTTCTTCAGCTTCTTCGGGACTATGGGACAGATATAAAATTTTCCTAAGCTCAAAAAACAGTCCCTTCTTAAGTGTAGATCTGTCTGCCCTTGAGGATATGTTTTCTAAACAGTCGTCATCAACGTACTTGTCAGCAAATGTTTCAGTATTTTCAAAATTATAAAATGCATTTGTAATGTTGAGAACATACACTTGATCTTGCACAAATCTTGCATACCTTAACAATCTGTCTAGTATTTCTGTATTATCTACATAATCTTCAGGAATGCCCACTTCGGCAACCATGTCTTTATCATATAAGAATTTAAGCATCGGATGCTGCCTGCCACCAACAATTGCGCTTGGGCCGATGCGTTGCGTTCTTTTATCTTCAATTGTATAGTTGATACAGTTTTGATTAGTCATAGTAAATGCATTTGGAGGCAACATATAAGCTATTGTTGGTAATTTAGAACTTAGAATTTCTGCTGTCTCAAGAGTTAGCCAAAAATCTTTATCATCTACTAAAATAAATCTATCCAGCCCTGGAGCAAATATGGCGTGCCTTCTTCGCTCTCCCGTTGAGTCAACATAAAAATGTCTATAAAAATTATTAAATTGATCCTGGATCATAACAAAATTTCTCTAGCTTCGCTTGGGGATGCTGCCTGATAGCCCAATAATCGTAAAACATCAACAGCCATAGTTACTAGTTCTGCATTGTTTTTTGCTAATACACCTTTGCTAGTATAGATGTTATCTTCTAAACCAACACGAACATGCCCGCCCATAATAGCTGTCATAGCAACCATGGGCATTTCCATACGTCCAATACCAAATGCACTCCACACAGAGTTAGGAGGCAAGTCTCTGTAAGCATACATAAGTGCATTTGGTGTTGCATCCCACCCATACTTGATTCCCATTGCAAACTGCCAGAACGGGGTTCCTTTAATAGTTCCATCTGCAACAAGCTCCTTTGCTATTCGAAAATCACCACTATCAAAAATTTCTAGTTCTGGTTTGGTTCCTGCTCGCTGTACTAGTTCAACCATTCGCTTGGTTACTAGTTTATGATTAATCCGTATGCCGCCTTCCGCTTGATGCATTGTGTTAAAGTCCATGCTGCATAAATCAGGTTTAATCATTTCAATGTGTTTAACTCTTTCTACAGCATGTAAGAGTAGACTCCCTGGAGCACCTTGAGCCAATTTATCTTTGCTAGGAATGTATAACGCACCCGGGCCTGTAGTTAAATTTATTAGAACACTAGTATTGTGTTTTTTAATTCTATCTACAGTATCTCTATACAGATCTACATCCATACTAGGGCGAGCACTTTCAGGATTACGAACATGTATATGTACAACTGCGGCGCCTGCTTCAGCTGCTTCTAAAGCACTGGTAGCAATTTCTTCCGGAGTAACTGGCAAATAAGGTGTTTGTTCTTTACTAGTTACTGCTCCTGTAATAGCACAGGTAATAATGGTTTTCATAAGCTAATGCCCCCATCGACAACAATTGTTTGTCCTGTTAAGTGCTTGTTGAATATAACACTTTCTACCATCTGTGCAATATCTTCAGCTTCTCCTACACGTTTTAACGGAGTCATATTAGCAATCTGCTCGTTAGCGCCCGGAGGTTTAACTGCGCCAGACGTAGCTTTTTCAAGATATCCTGGTGCTATTCCAATTACTCTAATTTTAGGTGCAAGACTTTTTGCAAGTGTCTTTGTCATCAAGTCAATTCCGGCCTTAGCAGCACCGTAGGCCAGGTTACTAGTACTTGCTCTTAGACCAGCAGTCGACGAAATGTTTATAATAACACCATCGGACATGAAGGGGTGAAACGCACGTATGGTAGAAAATGTTCCTCGAAGATTTGTGTTAATTATTTCGTCAAATATATCGTCAGTTAGTTCTTGTAGTTTTATAGGCTGGATACTTCGTGTATATCCTGCTGTATTAATTAAGATATCACAGCGTCCAATTTTTTGTGCTGCGGATACTAGGCTAGCAGAATCAGTTACATCGGCAAGAACCGCACAACATTTTGGAGAAAGAAGACGCATTCTTGCATTGTATTCTTCCAAATCTCGTCTTACTAGTGCAACAACTGTGGCACCCATTCCTGCTAATCGATTTGAAATAGCCCAACCAACTTGTCCACAGCCTCCGGTTATTACTACAGTTTTTTCTCTTAGTGTATTCATATATTATATAGTAGTTTAAATGCATCCTCTTTTAATTTTTTCTTATCAACTTTATGCACACTTGTTAATGGCATAGTTTTGATAATCCAAATATCTCGAGGGCACGAGTATGCCGGCAATTTTTGTAAGGCAAAACTCTTTATTTCTTCAATTGTAACATCATTAGTAATAGTGATAAAGGCATATGGCTTCATTCCTTTAATTTCGTCTTCTACACCAACAACCGCTGCTTCTCTTACACAATCATGTTCTTCTAAAATAGATTCGACTTGTCTTGGATAAACATTATTTCCTCCGCACACAAACATATCATCGGCTCTGCCAACGAAATAGAAAAATCCGTGTTCATCTTCTCTAAACAGGTCGTTAGTAATGAAAAAGTTGTCTTGGGTAAAATTATTAGATGTATTATTGTATCCAATCATCATAGATGGACTTTTTACTTGCAGTATACCGTCAACTATTCGATATTCGATACCTGGTATTCGACAACCAACGCTGAGTTCAGGCGTGGGTTTTGTTTTATGAAATCCAAAAAGCCCAGGGCCGACTTCAGTACTACCGTATGCAATTGATACGCCGGCACTGGGTATTCTATTTTTAACTTCTCTATATAGACTTAAACTTACAGGTGCGCTGCCCATAGCTATATGTTTTACGCAAGACAGATCTTGATCTGATAGTTCATTGAGTAGCAAAGACATCATAGTAGGAACTGAACTGACATAATTGATACGATGTTCTAAAATTAAATCGATAGCTTTTTTGGGTTCAAATTTTACCATCAAGCATGCTGTTGCTCCGCTACAAAGACAAACTTCTATATTCGATAGCCCGTTCATGTGATACATTGGTGCTGCAACTAACATTCTAACTTTCGGCCAAAAATCAGATCGAGTCTTTTCTTTGAGTGTCCAAAGATGCCTGTGTGGGATTATTACTCCCTTTGGTTTGCTAGTTGATCCAGACGTGTATAGAATAAAGGCTGGATCCGACTCGGCCATGTGCTCTACAATAACTGGGCCGGCTTCAAGGTAGTTTTTAAAATTGTTTTCTGTAAGAACAATTTTAGATTTGCTATCCTCTATTATGTAATTAACAAGAGTTTCAGGTAATCTATCGCTTATTAATACTGCAACTGCACCAAGTCTTAATATTCCAAGATATGCAGTAATTAGATTTATACTATTTTCAGACTTAATAGCTACCCTGTCACTTTTACCAATACCGGCTTTTTGTAAACCGTTGGCATATTGATTGGCTAGGTCATCAACATCGTTAAAAGTATAGGAGCCATTATGGACTACTGCAACTTTATCATCTTTTCTGTTTAGTAGGTTACCTAGGTTGTAAGGGTACATTTTGATAAAATCTTTTAGTAATTGCTCCTGGGGTTTTAATAAAATTTATAATTTCATCGTAGGGGATTATAACTGCCTTATGTCTAAATTTTTTATTTCCGTGCAGATATTCAATAGGTTCAAACCCTGCATACTTAGGAAAATATGTTAATTCGTCGCCCCAATATTTTCCGTAGAGCAAAGGCTTAATGTAGTAATCCCATCTATCAACAGTTTTTAAATATTTGTTTGGATGTGTTACACCGTTACCGTCAAAGTATCTGGCGCTCATTAATGCCGCTTTAAAAATGTCATCACCAATAATACTAAGCAAAAACTCTTCTGTATTTCCATAAAAGATGTTTGCACCTTTTCGATTCAAACTTTCAAACGCCCGGGATCGTGTTATTTCTGGTAAGTAATACCCTTGCATGTAGCCAAATTTTTCATATCCGGGATACACATAGACAAACGGATCATGTACCATTTGTATAAAATTATAGTCGTCGGGTAGCATGCTAAGAAATTTTCTTTGCAAAACATTGTTGCGGGAAGATATATCTAATTGATCAGAAATTTCAATAATCTCATCTTGACAAGCAAACGGGTCGATATCGATGATATATGTATTAAGACCGTATTTTTTATCAATCAGCTTTACTTGTTCTAGTTCATTATCATTATATCCAGGCAGGTGTAAGAATGCTGTCTCTAAAGGAATTCCTTGCGTGACAAAACTATGTATGACACTTTGACTATCAAGACCGCCACTATTTCCTAGCATAAACTTTCCGCCGTATTGGTCAGCCAGGTCTCTAGCTCTGCGGTCAGACTCTTCACGCATATTACCAACTTCTCTGTTCCTAGAAGTCAGTTCGATAAAAAATTTGTCATCTTCAAATCCGTACTTCATTTATCAAACCATTCTCTGTAATGTTCTTTAGCTTCTTCTAAATGGGCGGATGGAAATCTAAACATTTGTTCTGCTTGTACTTTGTCTTGAGAAAACGCAGTTTCCCACATATCTGAATTAATTGCATAATCTTTTTCTGAACAGTCTTTGCTTTTGTATTTCCATACTGCTATACGGGTGTGGTCGATCGCACAAGTTACAAACAAATACCCAGCTTGCCATTCAATCATAGTAAACGGATATACAGCTATCCATCGAGCCACTATTGTATTAGATTTATCTGTAACCGTTTGAACACTTCCCCAGTCTGTAAAGTCCCATTTAACATTAGCATCGCCTTCGATTCCTAGTAAGTCATATACTCCATTATGTACTACGGGTATATGATCAACGTCTAAAAATATATCCATAACCACCCTAGGATCTGCATTGATACTATCAATCCTGAATTCATCTAAAAAAAGATTTTCAAACGACATATCGCCTAAAACTGTTAAGTCTATAGGGCTATCGAATAACAATCCTTTATACTCAAATACATCTTTAAAATGTAAGGGAACTTTATTACATACTTTGCTAGATCCTGAGTCATTTGGAGAACCATCAATTTTCCACGACCACCCGTGATACTGGCATCTTATTTCTGTTGTTGTTCCAGAAATAATTCGACTATTTTGATGAGGACATATATTACTACCTAACTTATATTTTCCGTTGTCATTGGTTAAAATACGATTGTGTTCTAATATATCTAATGATTTTGATTGTCCAGGTTGAAGGTCGGATACGTGTCCTAGAAACATGAAGGCTCCTTTTTGAATATTTATATGGGCTAAAAAGTGTTAGATAAATATCTGATGACAACATCTATAATTAATTTCTATTACGAACAAGAGCCAAAAAATTGTTCTTTCTACAGCGTATTTGTTGATATTACGCACAGATGTAACATGGAGTGCGCTAACTGCTACACACCAAATAGAGATGTTCCAGACCTAGACCTTGATAAATTTTATCACGCACTTGCTCAGTTTCCTAAGAAAACAGAAATACGATTAATCGGTGGCGAGCCTACTGTACGTACCGATTTGATAGATATTGTAGCAAAGATTAAAGAATTAGGGCATCGCCCAACGATGATGACTAATGGGCTCATGCTAGCTCGACCCGGGTATGCAAGATCATTAGTAGATGCAGGAATGCGTAGTATCTATATTAGTCTCAACGGTGCGGATGATGACGATGTGTACGAAGTAATGGACGGTGTTAGATGTGCAGATCGTAAGCTACTAGGATGGCAAGAATGCGTTAAAGCTAAAATGAATGTTAATGTTGGTGCTATTCTACAAAAAGGAGTTAACGACCATATTCCTGGAAGGCTTTTAGAACTATCTAACCAATATGGTGGGAACTCTATTATACGTTTCCGAAATGTAGGACAAGTTGGTCGTTATAGTTTAGAAAAAGATCAGAACTGGACATTTGGACAAATGGTGGGATTAGTATGCGATCAATTTAATAAAGATCCGTCATGGGCTGTGAAATGGAATCGCATCAATGGTTGTGATGAAAAAAATGTTATTTTCTTCCCTATGGATGAAACTAAGCGCATGAAAACCACTTGGGTAAAAATTACTGATTGGAGTCCCGCTTCAAGTAACTTCCCCGATCCTGGAAACAATCGTCGTGGTCGATTAACACAAGATTTTAAAGTTGCGCCGTTCTTTGAACATGTAAAGATATACGAAAATGTATATTAATAAATCGTGGGGAGATAGTATAGATACTATAAAACATTCGTTGCCATTAGACGAATGGTATTCCTCCCACCCAAAGTTACCGTATAATTATTTTAAACTTCCTGCACGATATAGTTTTGATTTATCAGAAATGCGTGAGCATGTTGAATCTATGAACACGGTATCTATACAGGCAAGCTCTAACGGTAGACGATTTAGTAAGTACAGGGGTTTAGGATTCTTTGCTAGAGAGGAAAGCGATAGTCCTTTAGAAGATCACTTTGTTAGACGAGATGAGGAATATGGCCAAGTATTTCCGGACGACTTACACTTACAGGATCGTTTACCGAAACTATACGAAGACGACTTCAGCAAGCCAACCGAAATACTTGATAGCTATTTTACAAAAGTATTTTCAGTATTCAATCAGCCAATAACCAAAGCTAGTGTATTAGAGCTTCGTGCTGGTGGGTGGCTAGGCAGTCACGTAGATTTCCCTTATTACAAAACTATACGCCTACACGCTAGCATCCGAGGTTGCAATAATGCTTGGTATGAAATAGAAGGAGAGCGTTTTCAAATACCCGAAGACGGCCACTGGTATTTTATAGATACGGGAAAATATCACAGTATATGGAACGAAGGG